ATGAAAAAAGGTACAGTTAAATGGTTTAACGCGCAAAAGGGATTTGGTTTTATCTGTGATGAGCAGGGTAATGATGTATTCGTACATTTCTCAGGTCTTGCTATGGACGGTTACAAGTCTTTAGATGATGGACAGTCAGTAACATTTGAAGTAACAGATGGTAATCGTGGCCCACAGGCTGTAAACGTTAACCTTGCATAAAAACATTAAAAAGACTACTTTCGAGTAGTCTTTTTTTTATTTCTCTCCTCTTCTGTATTGATGAAGAATCGATTCATTATTTCTTTCCAACATGTGTAATTCAATATATGGCATTATATATCATTCCGGATATATTGACGCAAATAAAAACGAGAGAAGTCACATAAACACTAAGGTTTTTGACTTCTCTCATTAAAAAGGGGAGGATAAGTATATTCCTCTTAAAAACTCTGAGAAGCCCGTAAACACTAAGGGTTTTTATGATGGGGCAACATCTGAGCAACATACTTCTTTTATTTTACCCATAAATATGCCTCTTATTCATATTGGAATTGCCAAAAATACCATCAATTATTTTAGCATCTTTTAAATGCTTTTCCTTATCAATCACTGGTTTATAATACGTGTTAATTGTCGTTGTAATATTTTTGTGACCTACCATTTTTGCAACATCTGCCATTTCCACTCCGCCATCAATCGAAAGCGTGATAAAAGTCTTTCTCAGTTTATGACTTGGCCGATAATCGACGTTGGCATCTTTTAATACTTTAGCCCACATATCGTAAATGTTTGACTTAAGAGGGTGTTTCCCTTTTCTATTTGTAAATATAAATTCAGAGATGATTTTTAATTCTGTTTGCCTTCTTTCAAGTTCGTCAATCCAGTACAATACGCTTTCAGATAATGGCACTATTCTTACACTCGTATTGGTCTTAGGATCTGTAATCCTCTTAATCTTTTTTAATTTGTGGCCTTTGTCGTCTCTTTCATATTCTTCAACACATTGTCTGTTAATGGATATATATCTTTCAGCACGATTAATATCCTCTTTTTTAAGAGCAATCATTTCGCCTATTCTAATTCCACTTAACGCCATAATCATAAAGATTGGTGAATAATGATAAAGGTGTATATGTCCGTTTACTTTTCCAGCCCAAGAGTCAATAATTATCGTTTCGATTCTTTGGAGTTCGTCTAATGTAAAAAGTTCCTTGTCACTTCTTTTACTTTTACACTGCTTATATGAAATAGTCATATACTCCGACACATTCTTAGTAATTATTTTGTTTTGTTCAGCTCTTAAAAATGTTTCGTTAATCAGAACCTTTAAATGGGCAGGTGTCTGTTTTTGATAATTACCACTAGTATATGTTTTCATCCATTCTGTTAGGTAATCTCCTGTAACATCACATATCTGTTTTTGACCAAGAATACTTCCAACAATATGTTTTAAATAGGTGCCCTCGTATCTGTCATACGTTGTATTATCGACATTTTTATAGAAGTAAGTTAGCAATACATATAGCATATAACTTTCAACTGTAATACCATCTTCTGGTAGCACAATATACTTTTTATATTCCGTAATTGCATCTTCACTTGTCTTTCCTCTAACTTGATGTCTTTTTCCATCTCTACTTAGATGTTTAGGCACATTTAACACCCAGACATCTTTTTCTGGTCGATATGTTGGTTTTGGTATCTTTGTTTTATTCATCGTAGAATTCTCCTTATAGTCAAAAAGAACTCCAACGATGTCGCTAATACCTATATTACCATTTTTAAGCAATGTTTTCAACATATCCTTCATTGCCGTATCTTGATTGCCTATTCCTTCATCTCCTTATTCAATAACAATATGTATGCCACTTAGTCTTCAAATAAACTCCTTTGCCCTGTTTATCTTTAGACTGCCAAATTACATAATCAGGTATAATACTACCGTTTTCAAGTATCCATTTAGCATTAGCCCAATTACTCTCTGTTGGTTCTCTGTAATAAGTTCGTTTAGGTATGCAAGCATATTGTCCTTTCTCAAACACTACATCTTTAATTGTATTAGCAAACCCAGGGTGTTTAACTCTATTTAATACAACAGAAGCAACATATCTTTGTTCAGCATCATCACATGGTTGAGCTTCACCCGCAATTAAGTGAGCCATTACGTATAAATCTTCTTCTGAATATTTAATTTCCGTATCTAATAAGTACTCTGACTTTATAAACGCATAATTGTTTTCACAGTCTTCAGCGTAAATCATGCTCCAACCACCAATTTCAACAATTACATCTACTGACATATTAAGTAGCGTTTGTCCATAAACTTCTGAATTAACATTTGGTTCTTTTCGAATATTTACATTTGCTTGCGTATATTTTGGTGTCATATCTGTTACATATGGTAATGCTTCTTCAAACTGTGCCGTTGTTACGGTTTCTTCTATATTATTCGCCCATGTTGCCATGGGCATAGTAAGGGTTAGGCATAATGATAATGTGCCTACTATTAATAATTTCCTCATAAGTCCTCCATTTTTTATTATAGAGGATATCGATATCCGGTTTAAATCTATGTAAACTGTGTTTGCGCGGACACAGAATTTTTAAAAGTTACTATTTGGTTCCAGTTGAACCATGACCTCCACGGTCATCATTGCCTAGAATCCCTACTTCCTCAAACATTATTTCTGGTTGATGCTTAATAATGCGGAACTGACAAATCCTATCGTTAATATCAATTTTAGTATCTCTTAATGCGTATGCAGGAAAGAACCAAAAATCAGAATCTCCGCAATACGATTCATCAATAATCCCCATCCCATTGGTTTGAATGATGCCAAAGTGCTTGAACGTACTGCTCCGTGGAACTACATGTGCCTCATATCCCTTTGGTAATTCCATAGCAACTCCAAGTGGAATTAGTCTAAATTCTCCTGCTTTCATTTCTACTGTTTCCGCTGCACGTAGATCCGACCAGTCTCCAATGCTAATTTTCTTGATTCTTTCCAAAATCTGATTGGTATATTTAATTCTAATTTTCTCCAAACTCTAATCTCCTTTTTTCTAATTAGTCAACTATTTACTCACAATGCAATACAACTCTGCGTGATTCAAATGATTTTCTAACATCAATAACTCTTTGGTTCTTACTGCCTTTCCATCTGAGAGATAAATCTTTCTGCTCATCAATAAATCTTCCATCGACCAAGATGTCGCATTGAGATACAATTAATGCCTGATCTGTCCATCTTGAATATCCGTTCCCAAGTTCTTCAAATTGATTATCCATTATCCATTCCCAATAATAGCCCGTGTATAGCCAAATGCTCTTCGTGTTTCCATACAAACGGCGTATTTTATTTACAAGTGAAAGTACACCAGAGAGATTCTCATCTGCCAGAGGCTCGCCGCCAAGGATACTAATTCGTTTTATATATTGTTTATCTGCCAACTTTAGGAACTCATCTTCTTTATCTTTTGTCCATTCTTTGCCTCCATTAAAAGCCCATGTGGATTCATTAAAACAGTTTTTACAATGGAAACGACAACCTTGTACAAATAAAGAAATTCCTATTCCATCTCCATTGCTGATATCCATAGAGCGAACACTCGCATATCGCATCAAGAATCACTTCCTTCTAATTCTATATCATCTAAGTGCATAACTCTGTCATGAATGTCTCCCAGTCTACCCTGATTCCAACCATTCCTCGCAGTGCCTTTATAACCGCAAGTCCTTCTGGTTATATCCATGGTTCTCACATCTCTATTTCCACAATTAGGACATTCCCATATCAGTTTGCCATCATTATCAATTAATTTAATTTCTTTATCATGTCCACATATCTGACAGTGATCGCTTTTTGTGTTTATCTCTGCATAGATATTGTTTTCATAGATGAATTTAATCACTTCTATTACTGCTGGGATATTATTATCAAGATTGGGGGATTCTATGTAAGATATTGCTCCACCAGGACTCCATCTCTGGAACTTAGCTTCTTTTTCTAGTTTATCAAATGCATCAATTTCTTCAAATACTGGAATATGGTACGAATTTGTAATATAATTCCTATCTGTAATCCCTTTAATTACTCCAAATCTATCCTGCAAACACTTTGAAAACTTATATGTTGTTGACTCCAGTGGCGTGCCATATAAGCTATAATCAATGTTTTCTACTTCTTTCCATTGATTACACTTATCATTTAAAGCCTTCATTACAGTTAGTCCAAATGATTCGCCAATACCATCGTCGCTATGTGAATGACCAGTCATATATTTTACACATTCATATAATCCTGCATATCCAAGTGATAATGTAGAGTACCCACCATGAAGTAAGTTATCTATAACTTCTCCTTTATCAAGTCTTGCTAACGCCCCATGTTGCCATAATATAGGAGCGACATCAGACGGGGTTCCCTCAAGTCTCTCGTGCCTACATTGTAAAGCTCTATGACACAATTGAGTTCTCTCTTCAAACAAATCCCAGAACTTAACAAAATCACCTTTTGACGATAACGCTAAATCTACAAGATTAAGAGTTACTACTCCTTGATTAAATCTGCCGTAGAACTTAGGATTTCCATTCTCGTCTTTCCAAACAGTCAATGCGGATCTACAGCCCATTACAGGATAGCAGTTTCCATCTTTTAACTCTTTCATTTTCTTTTCTGATATGTAATCAGGAGTAAGTCGTTTCACAGAACACTTAGCTGCTAATTCTGTAAGATACCAATATTTACTGTCTTTACGAACATTATCTTCTTCCAGTACATATATGACCTTTGGAAAAGCAGGTGTGATCCACGATCCACCCTCATTTTTTACACCCTGATGACTCTGAATAAGAGTTTCTTCTATTAATAATGCAAGGTCGGCCTTTTCCTGTTCGCTCTTTGTTTCTCCTAAATACATGAACAAAGTTAAAAACGGAGCTTGACCATTCGTCGTCATAAGTGTCACTATTTGATACTGGATAGTCTGAATACCTTTTCTTATCTCTTTAGCAAGTCTCAATTTTACCGTTGTATCAATCTTTGTTTCATTTAAATCGTCTCCTGTAATTGTTCGCTCTTTAATCACGTCATTTTTAATAGACTTTCTACTGATATCTACAAATGGAGCTAAATGAGCCAAAGAAATGCTTTGTCCGCCATATTGAGAACTTGCTACCTGTGCAATTATCTGAGTTGCAATATTACACGCTGTTGAAAAACTGTGGGGTTTCTCGACCAATGTCTCAGAAATCACAGTTCCATTCTGTAGCATATCCTCAAGATTTACTAAACAGCAATTATGCATCAGTTGCATAAAGTAATCTTCATCATGGAAGTGAATAATACCGGCGTTGTGAGCTTTGACTATATCCTTGGGAAGCAAAATTCTTTCAGTCAAGTCTTTGCTTACCACTCCTGCCGTATAATCCCTGATTGTTGTATTTAACTTGGCGTTCTTATTAGAATTCTCTGTATTCCAGTATTCACTATCTCCTTCAAGCAGTTCCAAAATGCTCTTATCAGTTGTATTGCTTTCTCTGATGAGACTTCTTTTGAGTCTATATTGTATATATGCTCTTGCCACATCTTTACGATTGCTAGACATTAGCTTTTCTTCAATAATATTCTGAATTTCCTCTACCGACATCTTTTTGTTTAAAGATTCTATGTAATTAGCAATATCTCTTGCCTTTTCTTTCGCGTAAGGACTTTCTTCATCATCAACATCAATAAATGCTTTCAAAATAGCTTTTTTAATCTTGTTTTTGTCGAAATCAACTACTGTGTGATCTCTTTTTATCACTTTCACCAATACATCTCTCCTTTTTAGTAGCTCATCAGTAACATTACAAACGTCAATGGATAATACACATAATCCAGAACCACATTAAATAGGAAATACCATCTATAAAACCGGAAATCATCTATGTACAAACTAATAGGATTTACATTTCGTTGCAACCGCATAGTTACCACTACCGTACAAATCTGGATAAAAGATAAAAAATTAACAAATGGTGAATTTATGGAGTTACCAATGAAGGCGTAAATTAAAATTAAAACAGCCGAATATAAATACACTGCTATTTTAGTTAACTTCTCAACGCGTAAACCTTTCTTAGTTGGTATGTTATTTAGAAACTCTTCATTATTTTTAATGATATCTCGTATTTTTTTGGAGTATCGCTTTTCACTTAGCATCGATGGAGTTTCTTTAACCCTTGATATGAAAAGTAATACCAAACAACATAATAAAAATACTGTCATTCACTCCCTCCTATTCTCCATAATATCGTTCTATATATTCAAGTGCATTTAATTTTGCATCATACCCTGTTTCAATTCTTCCACAAAAATCATAAACCCATGGGTGTATCTCACGCTTCAATGCTTCTTCTACTGCTCCATCCAAATGGAAATCTACATAAGCATCATTTTCCAAAAATCCTACAATTGGTTTTCTTATATAATCAGCCAATGTAAGTTCGGCAATGCTCCCAACCGATTTCCTGATATCCTTTAAATTCACAAGAATCACACCTGCTTCTGTAACTTTGTAATTACAAAATTTATTAATTTCATGATCAGTGCGATGAAGCTGCTCGCTGTAATTATAATAAGTATTTGGATTCCAAGCCCTAAGATGGTCAGAATTGTTTTCAAACCATGTAACACAATCCTTTCTCCACTCATTGCTATCTTCAAAACTAACTTTTTCAGATGCTCCACATAACCAAACATGTTTCATTCAATCCCTCCTTAAAACTCCCAAAAGTGCTGTAAACTTTTTTCACTCGCATATGGGATTTTTTCTTTAACAAAATCATGGTTGATTGTGGTATCGTGATAAACAGATAATTCACAACCATGCTTCCTTTGCTCAACTATAACTTCGTAAATATGCCCCTTGGTAAAACCCATAGGACTATTTTCTCCCTTATATGTGGCTAAACAATTCTGGTCAAATACCATACCTTATCTCCTCTCAAATGAAAACCATCTTTCATCTCCTTAATCTACTAATAATTTCTTTCGCAACTTCTTCCGGACTCTTTTTATATCCAGGATTACAAAACGTAGAATCTACTTCATCCCTAATACCGTCAAACTGTCCGACATCAGAAAGAGATCTCCGATATGCCTCCTCTATGCTGTCACCGCGCTGTAAAATTTTAATAAGCCTGTCTCTTCTTGGCACGTCAATATAGAAAGCATCAAGAGTAAGTTCATCAAATTTTTTCATCTGCCTTAGTCCGTGGGGTGTAAGTACGACTACTTTATTATCAGTACAATCAGCTTTCGCAGTTGCATAGTGCCAACCATTGTATTCTGCCGTTTCACAGAACTCTCCTTTTCTGCTCATTTCTTCAAACGTATCTTCTGAAATAAAATGATAATCTACTCCGTTTTCTTCGCCTTCTCTTGGGCTTCTTGTTGTGTATGTAATTAGTCTTACATATCCATAATTTTTACATAAGATATCCTGCACTGTGGATTTACCACTAGCACTCTCTCCTAAAATAACGATCAATTATTTTTCACCTCCCAATACTAATTCTCCAAACTTTGGCAAAGTTTCTACCCATTTACAGAACGCTCGCCACTCAGGGAGCCGATGATTTCTACGCTGCCAATAGATTGTTTTCAATTGCTGGTAATTTGTTGTGAATCCAGCGGTTAATTCAAATCCTGAAGGGATATTATATAAAATTCTTAAATATAGATCCTTGGCAAATTCAGTGCCCTTATCTTCTAATCCGTTATAGACATCAATCATTTCCTGGACAATATCAATAACTCTCTGATCTACAAATTCATTACATTGATCTTCAAGCATGAATTTTGTAATACGATGCATAGTTGACTGACTAGATATGAAATCAATGAAGTGGTATCTTTCAAGTTCCACGGACATCTTGTTACTGAATCTCATATCAAACTGTACGATGATCCCTTTTATATAATTATCATGACCACTGCCTGATTTGCACGACCCTAATTTTGATGTTGTTTTGATTGTTTCACATGTACAGTCTTCAACGTTTACTGCCATAGGAAACTTGCTAACCCTAATGGCATTTTCTAATCCATAAACATTTACGTTGCTTATTTGCATTTACTACTTTCCTTTCTATTTGAAATATTTTAATTCTCCATTGGTACAATAATCATCAATACTTAAGACGAGGGTATCTCCGTCTCTCAAAAATATATTCTCTATTTTCCTGTCATTTCTATATGTATCTGATCCCATTTTGCCAGCACAAACCAGAGCCTTGGGATGTTTTAATAATTCCATAGCTAAATCTTCGGCGTAAATAATTCCTTTAATGTTCTTTGCCTCCTATATTTAATTGTAAAATTGTTGGGATTGTTGTTTGTTAGACGACAAGCCATTAATGCTTATCTTAGATTTATGAAACAATGCATTTATGTATGGTTATCAATTCTCCATAATTTATTAGTAGTCTCAATCCAAAATCCATAATCATCTTGGTCACACTCTAACACCTTTTCGTGAGTAAAGAATGACCCATTTGTGTAGATGATTTTTAAATCTTCTCCAATATTTGCTTCAAAATCTCTTAATTCTTTATTTAAGTAATTCTGACATACATCTTGATTAGTCTGCTTATTTACAATTTTTCCAATTACCACGGCTACTCCTTTCCATATGAATCTACACTTTTAAATCAGTTCATAATAATATTCTCTTATGCAATTCATATTTATTTGCACGACACCCGAAGTGTTATTTATTTTATAAACATAATTTGGATCTTTGTAGTGTATTTCAAAATCCCTTACATACAAGAACTTACAATTCTGTAACATCTCATCAAACAGATGAAAGTCCGATTTGTTACAATAAAGATATATTTCATACCTTTCCCCGTCTATTGCAATCATAATTAGTCTTCTATATAATTCATAATTAATAACAGTCACCTCCCACTTCGCGAATGAATGTTAAATTTTAAAGCTATTCTACTGTTAATTCATAATGATAATTTGGACTATATCTGAGGTATCCTTCGCTATGCACCTCATTAACCATGGGGAACTCTAAATCAATCTTGCGAATTAGTTTTGTGAGTTTCTTATTTCCCTTCAATACTTCTATTCTATGATTTCCATGATACGTTCCAATTTCAACGATATCTTTCTTTATTTTTTCGTCATCAGATCCGCAAGCAAAAACAAAGCAATGTCCCTCCTGAACTTTAGGATCAGAATTTTTATACTGTAGATTTTTAAATGTGACTTTGCGTTTTCCTAAATACAGGTACAAGTAATTATTGTTACATTCATATATTCCACCAACTTCAAGTTTACTTAGTGGTATTGTTTTTACAGAATCTCTTTCTAGTCTTTTGTTCTCGCTTTCAATTAAAGATTTTTCAATATCACTTTTAATTGTCAGTTCTTCTTCTGTTGGATTTACTACAAGAAATACATCTCCCATTGAACGTTTATTTCCGCCCTTAAATGCAATAGATTTGCCAGACCATATACCAACGTCCATTCCACATACATCTCTACCCGTTCCTTTTCCGACACAAATATCTCCGTCGTGGAGTTCTCTGCCCAAAATATCCTTATACCCCATTTAAACCTCCTTTTCTTTAATTAGTTTTCCAATACTCTTAATAGTGGTTTTACTATCATATTTAAATTTTATTTCATACTTGATTTCATCTGAAAACATTATTCTTGACTGGACAGTGCACGTGTTTTCGTCAAATGAAATATATTTAAACTTTGTTGCATAACTTGCATAATCGCTAAAAGCTTTTAATACCTTATGATATGTTTTATATTGAACTCCTTCCAATATCTCATATCCAAGTTTGTCTTTGTTGATTTTTGTAAACATTTCATTATAGTAATTACACAATCTATCGCTCCCGATTTCTCTTATGACGATACAATCAGGCTTAATTTCGTGAATAAACCCTACTATAAAATCATTCGGATAGATTGATGTATTCGCAAATACTAGATCTCCACTTTCGAGTCCAGCCGTATCAAGCATATATGATTTAACATATTCTTCTCTCTTTTCATATGAATTACCACAATACATCAAGCCTGGAATTATTCTAGTAATTATTGTCATTAATATTCTTTCTTTATCTGTCATAACCCTCCTTTAAAATCCCAATTTTAATTGATGTTTTTTCCAAAATATGATATAATGCCCATGTCAGTGAATAATAACCAGATTTCTCCCAATATGGTTCATGCTACCAACATGAATGCTACTCAGAGCCTTCTGAGTATTTTTAAAACCCCAATCCCTTTCGACGACAATAGTGGAGACGAGATGATTGTACCTCCCCCGGGTATCGGAAAAGGTGCGGTGCGAAGTGTTTGTTCGTAGGACTATGTCATCAATGAAAAGGTAATCGGTTGGTTTTGAAATTTTAATCTCCTATAGAAAAAAATAGGGAGTAAGTTTTGTGCTAGTATAGTGATGCAAGGTTATGTATCTCTTTGTTATTAATGGATTGGGAGACTCCATATGGAGCCAATAATAACAAGGAGGTGAATTATGAAAAAACCGGATGATAAAAATCCACAAATTTTTAGCAACAATCAGACCAACTTGACCAATTGTACCATTAATAATAATTACAATATTAATTTGGGTCAGTTAATAGTAGCACTACTACTCTTCATTGTTGCTTTACTTATCGTATCACTGATTGCACCACACGTTGATCCTAAAACCCTATCTCGTTTCATCCAGTTATTATATGAGATTGTTAAGGATTGATACTAGCACTAAAAAGCAAGGAGTGTTTGTATGAATTATACAAACTGTAAAATATATAACTTAAAGTCAAAAAAATCTTTAAGGTACTTATTAAAGATTACAAATAAGAATAGTTTTAATCAAAAAGATATTGCAATGGAATACAATATCTACATTGATACGAAAGCTAAACCAAGATTGGTTGAAGCGCCATCTTACAGTGTCAAACAAATTCAAAGATCGCTCAAATCTCAATTAAGTCAAATAAAAGTTCCAAACTATGTTTTTTCAGGTGTTAAAGGTAAATCATATTATGATAACGCATTAATCCATAAAGGGAATAAGTATGTATATAAAATTGATTTAACAGCTTTCTTCCCATGTATACCTCGAGAATATGTCTATTTATTTTTTATTAATGAACTCAAAACCTCCCCTGATATTGCAAATATTCTTACCAACTTAACAACAGTTGATTTAACTTTGTGTCCCTTAAAAAATGTTGATAAAGTTGAAAGTTTTTATATGCAAAAGAAATTAAAAAATTCAAACCATTTAGCAACGGGTTCTCCAGCCAGCCCAATTTTATCATACTTAGTAAATAGACCAATGTTTGATGAATTATATAATCTATCTTCTAAAAATAATATAGTTATGACAATATATGCCGACGATGTAACATTTTCTTGTGCTAATAAAATTAATTATCGATTTAAAACTATGGTTAATAAAATAGTAACAAAATATCATTATATGATTTCCAAGTCAAAAGTTAAAACGTATACCAAGAATTATCCAAAACTTATTACTGGAGTTGTTCTTGACAGGAATGGAAATCCCATACCTCGAAACTCAATGCGCCTTAAGGTAATACATGAATTAACTGAGCTAAAATTAAATCCAGAAAAATCTAAGAAGCGTCTTCAAGGATTACTAACTGCCATTCGTCAAGTCAATCCTGGTCAATATCAGAATTTATATAAGTTTTCTAAAGAAAAATAATTGGGCGATCATGTCGCCTTTTTTGTTTACCTTGTCACCTGTTGAGCTATAAAACTTCCGTTTTAACGTTATTAACTGAATGGTATATACAGTCTATTCCCAACAATTTTAGCAATGATGTTACAATATAATTCGATTTCAGACTCTGCTAAGAACATATAACCACCTGGCTTGATATAGGCAAACCAATAATATTTAGGTTCCTTCCCTACGACTCCAAAACAACTTGGGGTCTTTGAGCTTTGAACGTCTATATCTTTTTTACTCCCCAAAATCGCATATACCATTACTTTAAGATCCGACTCAATTTCTTTCGCTATTGAATAATCTTTATATTGTCTTGCCGCATACTTGTAGTCTGAAGTATCGTTTAATTTTTTAACCCTATTCCTACTTTGTTCCACTTTGCATCTCCCTTCAATTTACTGTTTGGTTGTCTTATATCCTTCGTGCCAAACTATATCAAACTCATCACATGCTTCTTTCGGAGTTTTTCCAAATCCGACGACACCCGTAGGCAGATCACCCAAAATACAACACCACATATCTCCATCTTGTTTTATTTCTGCATTATGAATTACGTGTGGTGCCTGTAATTCACAGGCTAAACCATAGTGTTGCATTTTCTGTTCATACAACATGCTTTTATATTCCTCCACTGCTTGTGCAGACCAATATTCATTTAATTCCATATTATTTATCCTCCTTCATACCGTCTAAATTTAATGATGTTTCACAGAACGTTTTAATGTCAGAGACACTCTTTCCTTTGTTACACATATTCAAAACAGCACCCAGGATTCCGGTAGTTCCTACTCTCATACCAGCCAACCTAACTTTGCTCACGTAATTTTCTCCTTTCAAATGTTGATTTCAATCCCAATTAAAATACTTTGGATCTTCCCACCTATACCAATCTCCATATGGTAGCACACATGTTGTAAGCTGTTCATAAGGGGTCTTGACATCTATCCATGCTTTTCTCCACCTATATCCCCTTGCTCCATTGTTAGGCTTTACTGTGATCCATTCTTCTCCGTCATCGAATATTGTCTCGTTGTTATACTGGGATCTGATCTTCTTAATGATATAAATTCCTGTGACCCTTTATCTTTTTCAATTTCTTTCAGTTTACTTCTTCCCAGTTCTAAATCATTAGTATAAATAATGCATTTTACAACTTGGTTACTACACGCTCCTTCTATTTAAAATCACCTCCATTCTATTTGAAAGGTTTGTTTTATTCACAACTGTTTTTCTTAACTCTTTCACACCGTACATCTGTTAAGTGAGACGCGGTATGTCCTAACAATTTAATGGCACGTTTTAATTCTTCTTGAAATCTAAGAGCTTCACTTTTATCTGTAAAAAATTGTGCTGTTTTCTCATAACTTCCACTAAAATCTCCATATCTCCTATTCCATCTAACTACCCATGTATCAATATCAGATGTAAGCGTTTCATGACCTTTTTTAAAAATATTTAACATTTTATCTCCCTCTTAATTGAATGTATTATTCTATCCGACCTAATAATCTAATTACAATCTTAAAATCACCGTTAAATATATCCGTATTTACCATTATGTAATTGTTCATGTTAAACTGTGTTCGTATACTATTACTAATTACGCTCATCGAATCTCTTGTTTTTGGGATTGAAAGAGCCGTGACAAATTGTGGTTCACTTACGGAAATCGTTAAAGTATGTTCTTCCCCTTTGTAATCCCTCATGATATAATTAGTTACACTATCCTTTATTTTCTTTGTTATTGGATATAAAACATCTAGCCATATCGCGCAACTATCAACAGCACTTGCATTTTCGATGTAGTATTTAAGTCTATCAATATCATCATTTTGATTTCGATGATGTATTATATATTCATCTGGAATATTAAAAATATTTGTTGTATTATTGGTAGTTTTGTGGTTTTCCGTGTAATACTTATTAAACATTAAAACTCCTTTCTGTCATGAAACATCGCTTTTATCTGTTAATCATTCATTTTTTTCTTTAAAAGGATAAATATCCGGTCTGCTTCTCCTAGCTTCTCTCGCCATTAACACGTACTGACATCTATGTATTCCATCACAAAAATCTCCTAATTCCATCGGGTGAGTAACCGGAAGTTTCACAAATGCGTTCCAAGCAGCCACGAGATTATCCAAGATTTCTTTTTCAGTTTTAAAATCATAATCGATCGGTGTTTTAGATTTTCCTGTCATATATGCAATATCTATTGGTTTCAATACCCTTTCTTCTCCTGATTCAATGAACATGTATACCCTCCTTCCGTCATGAAACCTCTCTTTCATTCCGTAAGAATGACATTAGGTATCAAACTCGCCAACCTTGCAAGTTTCTTTTGACAACTAGGACAAATATCTCTCTGTTCATTATCCATTATACTTCCTACAGCAGTTGCCAACTTAGCTCCTCTATGTCCTCCATATGCACAGGTTTCAATTGACTTAATGACTGGAAGGATGAACTCCGGAGTATGTTTACAATTTTTGCCACAGTAATCACATTGATATATATAACTTTTATTTCTTTTCATTATTTTACCTATGTATTCAATAGCTCTGTCGTAGTCAGTGAAATCATTTCCATTAATTTTTACGTTATTATCAATATATGTTTTCATTATTTTCTCCTATCAACAATATTACTGGATCTCATTAATCAATCCTGACAACTCACTTTTAGGCGTTGTATCAAGCTTATTAGCGTAAATATCATACCATCTCTGAAATTTTTCTCTTAGGGAAAGTGTCTTTTCAACTGGGAGAGAAACTAATTCATTTATTCTCTTTTCAGTCTCTCGCTTTAGTAAGGACGCTACCTTTGATGGCACGACTACTGGATTTCCACCATACGCCTTAACCTTATTGATATCCTCTTGTGATTGTACAGGTATTGAATATAATGTAGGATTTTGTTTGTCAAATTCTGAGATAAGCATATTCTTTACTTCAACTACATTATTTTCGTAACCATTAAAATCCATATTGTAAACATCATTTACATTACTCTCGACCATTCTTTTAACAGTTTCTATTTCCATTTTTCCTCTTACCATGGCTTCTGCAATCATTAACGATGTTGTATCCCTGGCTTGCCAGCTATCACACGTTTTCCTGTCACGTTCAAGCTTTATATATTTGGGCTTGAAATTATATCCATATTTCATTTCTTCAGTACAATTTATTGATAGTCCATTTACGAATATCCTATCCTTAAAATCTTCTGATAAAAGAATGTCTCCGTACGTGGTTTCGATTCTTTCAGATTCATCAAAGTCATAGAAGCCAAGCCATACGTCATATAAATCATTATTCTCCCTACTACTCACATTACCAATTTCAATGACTAGTCCCTTGTCCTTAGTAGGAGATTTTTCAATATAAAATGAGAGTATTTTTTCTCTCCACTTTTCACTGTTTTTAAAACTTGATTTCCACACTTCGTTTTTCTCATTATTATAAACTGTAAAAGTTTTTCCTAATCTATTCAAAACAAGTGCGGCTATCTTGTAACCTTCGCCAAATTGTCCTACTGTATCGTCATTGTCACTCTTACTGCTTTTACCCAATAGTAAAGTATTAATACTTAGCTTTGACTTAGAATTAGTAAATCTTAATATTTCATTTTTGTAATCATAGTTTATAGAAAAATCATTACTATTATCTAATATTTCTTGATCTGTGCCATTTTGAATAAGTTCTCTAATTGCATCGCAAAACGTCCAATCTGAAACGTAATTTTGTGTTAGTGTTAATTCGTAGCACTCGCTCACTTATTTATCCTCCTTTGAAATCGTCATTTAATAGCTTATTTTGTTATCCCAACACAACATAACTCAACACTTGTAATCTTAACTCTGGTAAACCTAATTTAATATTCTTAGTTTTCAATCATGTATTCTCTTTTTAATCTTCTCCTTTTATTCTGAAATCATATTTTATTGACATGAGCAAATATTGGGTTTATACTTTAAATAAAAAAGAGGTGATTAAATGCCTATGCGATTAAACGGTTCTGTGAAAACCGGTAAGAAAATCATGGACAATTTATCAAAGTTCGAATTAGTCTTTGATAAGCTTGATGATAATAAATACTTCTTTACCTGGACTTTTGATGGTTATCAAAATGGCCATATTTGTATTGTTTTAAACGACAATAATGAAATTACTCAGGACTCACTTATTTCATGCAAAGAAAATCAGAATAACTTTAAAAGTAGCCTTGGTCTTTATAAGGACGATACATTAATGCCTGTCTTTCAATATTCTTTATCTACTATTAAATAATCATGATTATAATTACACCATTATATAGGTGTAATTATTTTTATGTATTGAAGATACCAAAGAAATCATTCTTTCAAATTCAATCTTTTAAGATTGCATAAAATACTAAACAAAATTTGAATAAGTCTTTTGGGCATATAGATTTTTGTACAGTATATAAACACATCATCATAGTCACCTAATTTTTTCTTTTCCTCTAAAGCTTGATTATAATTTTCGAATGTCTTTAGATACTCACTACCCTTTTCGTATATAAAACTGCTAATTCCGTTTTTAGAAACACCAAGCATATACTTTTTTGTCACTTTAAAATCCTCCTTTTTCATATGTTTAAAAATAGGTTTACCATCTACATTATAAAAGGTAGGTTTATCATTTTCGTCATATTTGACTATATATGGACGATCACATAAGCTAACTATACCCATAAATTCTTTCTCTGTTATTTCCTCAAAATTATCTGCATCTAAAAAAGAGACTTGATAGCCACAATTTTCTTGTCTTACGCTATAGCCCAATGCTAAATAATACTGCTCTGCTCTAAAGTATCTACCATCATAGCCAAGTATTTTAAACACAAGGTGGTTGATGTCTTTGTTTTGCTTGAAATATCTTCCAATATAATTGCTATAATTTATACTACTTTTCACTCTCGTTCTCCTATTCTATCTAGCTATAAATCTTTAATTTCATATATGTTCTAAGACAAGATTATCTTTTGTTACAGTGGTAAGCGTGTTAGTCAGACCATCATGTCTTAGTTCTAATTGTTGCCGAATCTTCCCATCTTCGTTGTATCTACCTCTCATAGCTACACAAATTGGTTCATATACTGCGTACAAATAACTGTATCCTCCTGTATTCCCCACCGGCTGAGATAATAGGCACATTGCAATATGGTCTGAATCATAAATCCTATTTCCTTGCCTATATTGCTTCCCAAAGTTTATTTCTCCAACTCCACCTAGTAATACTGGTTGATCTCCACAAGCAGAGTTTAATCCACTTGTGGTTGCGTAAAATTTCCAGAGTTAATACCTTCAAACAGTCTATCTAAAGCGGTTTCAAATGCACCAATTCCCGAAAAATAGCTTCCTAGTTTTAAGTCATTGAATAAATATGGCATTGCCTTATATAGTTCGACTAATATGTAATATAAAACATCTACGACGATACTGTTACCAGCCTGTTTGTATAATTGGCTGTTGCTAACTACCTTTTCGGCAGCTTTAAAATTTGAATCTGAAAATCCCATTAGCCTATAACATTCAAGAGGAATCAATTTTCTTATTTTAATTTGGCTTTCAATTCTGCAAATTCCGGTTTCTGTAGCTGTTATTGTTGGAGAAATCATGCCACCATCTTGTACTCTTCCGCGTCTTGTTTTACTGTCTGGATATGATAAATCCGCAACTCCTCCGATTTCGCATTCGATGTAGCCTTTTTTTGTAGCTTGTTTTACTGCGATGGTTGAATGATTACTTCTTTCAATTACCGCATTCATTGCTTGATTACCAAAACCTTTGTAATCTCTAGCCAATAAAGTGTTAGCTACTTCAGTTTCTCTTTCAAATTTCTCACCCTTATTTGAAACCAATGATGTAATAATATGTGGCTGTCTACCTCCGCCTTGCATGGTTGTAAGAGTTGGTGATATATTTTTTATATCCCAGACACCACCAGCATATCCAGTTCCAAAGTCAGGTCTATTGATATTTCCTAAGAATTTCGGATTGTTTTCATCTGATGTAACATTAAAGGTCAAGTTATTCAAAAATTTCTTTACTTTATCTTCTGAAATATAATATTTCTCATCTACATCATCTTCCAATATATCTTTCAATCTTATACCGTTATCAAAAGGAGTTGGATATTTAAACTTTCCATTATCAAATTCTTTTTTAATAATGATGAGGTAAACTCGTTCTCTATTTTGTGGAACACCATAATCTTTTGCGTTAAGAACTTTCCAATAGACATCATAGTCATACTCTATTAATTCATCCGTAAACATTTTAAAAGTTTCTTTAAACTGCTTTCCCACAATATTCTTTACATTTTCATAGATACCAAAGTTTGGTCTGTTCCCCCTAATAACTCGAAGCCATTCTACAAGCAAAGAAGAACGCGATTTATCAAGATTTTCGCTGTTACAATGTGGACATGTATTTCTTTTACTCCAATGAACCGTTAGTGGATTATATTCACTTCCACAGTCCTTACAAGTCCAAACAGATCCCTTCTGCTTACCGGCAACACTAAAGTCCTGGCAAGGACTGCCACCAACAACCATATTGAATGTATTCAATTTTGTTTCATCAACTTTGGTAATATCACCAAGGTTCTTATCTTCTGATTCATTATGTATCGCACAATAACTCTTTACCGCATATTTATCAAACTCACAGAAGTTTACTAACTCCCATGTCTTTAAAGCTCCGCATTTATTTTCTGTATTCAAATTTTCCCTATATACAGGGAATGCGCATTCTCTTTATCCTAGAATTTACTGTTTTACCTTTCTTATTTTTTATTGTTGCGCTTAAACCCAGTGTTCGCGACCACCAGATGAAAGCGGAGTTTTAACGGTAAAACATAATGATATTCAACCGTTGTATAGCTGTATATTCTCTTATAAAGTAACTATTTCTGAGGTTTTCAATGAATTTATTGACTGAATTTATGTGCTTGTGTTGACCAGAATAACAATCGCCAAATTACTATTCTGGGAGTACTGTTCTTTGAAACACAGAATTCATCGGCTTTTATCGCACTCATTAAAGTCTAAAAGCATCTGATATTTATATTCTCCAAACCTTTTCTTCCATTTCAGTTTTGATTTATTACTGTCCCACGACATCGGCATCATATGGTAGTTTAGCAGAAAACACATATTTAAAATTGATTGTTCGTCAATATCTAGATTATTGTAATTACTCAACAGATAATAACTACCTACATTTTCATGTTGATAATAGTGTGCAACACCATTGTTATCAAATTTCTGTGTAAACAGTTTTCCAATGTCATGAATATAGGCAGCGTCCCTATAATCTCTTCCGTAGTTATCTGCAAATAATAAACCGGTATATGTGCAGTGATTGCTCAACGTCATATTATGATAAGGATTATTTTGATTAAAGCCAATCATTTTGATCTGAAGATCAGTAAGTGCTAACTCATATTCTTTATTAAACCTGTGTATCTGAATTTCATCGAAACCTTCTTCTAAAAAAGGGATCTGAAAATTCATCATTTGCTTTTGGATTACATGATGAGGTACTGGGTATTCTTTATAAATATTGTCCTCAATACACCTCTCAACTGATTTTGGTACTATGTAGGCAATTTTATGGCAATCAGCGCTCTTTACATTTTCAAGCAAGCTACGCCTTGCCTTCATATTAATATTGGTAGCGTCTGCAATAACATTTTTACCAGACCTCAAATTATCCTTAATTCTTTTATGAAAAATCCTAAACACTTCATCATTTTGGGTTTGGTCGATTACTCCACCGTCGCATATTTCACCTCGTATACTATCTGATGATATAATTACGCAATCATCTTCATTTGCTATCTTTTTTGCAACGGTAGACTTTCCTGATGCAGAAAGCCCTATCATAATCCTAAATATAGGTTTATCCATTGTTGTTTACCTCTCGTTTTATACTGAAGGTAATCAAATCCGTCATTACCTTTGTCATAATATTCTCTGCCCGTTCATCAATTTTAACAGGATTATTTTTCATATACTCATCTTTATATTCCTTAATCCAATCACACGTTGACTTTGCCAATGATTTAGAATATTCCAATTCATAATGATAATTTGCCTTAACGTCTAATAGTTCTTCTTTGTTCTTTGGAATTAAGAGTGTACGATATTCTTCTCCTTCACAGTATCTAACAATAAAATCTTTAATCCGTAAAATATGATGTAACTGTTTTGGATCACAGCCATATTTTTCAATCTTATACATAATACTTGGGTATGGATGGGTTAACGCATTATACTTTTCCAACGCCATTCCTGACATGCAGTTTATACTTGCATAATTGTTATATCTTGCAATTATTTCTGCATTGTCTAGCATAGGTTGATATCTACTTTTGTAAATCGGATTCAACACGATATATTCTGTGAAGAGTAATTCAATAAAATTAATATTTTGCTTCTTGAAACACTCAAACATTTTACGAACATCTTTTACATCACAAAGACAATTATCTCCCATATCTACTGTTGTGCTTACTGGCTGCCTATTCAGAACAATATCATTTAAGGTTGGTAAAACAATAGCTTTTGTATCGACATCTGATTTTTCATAGTCCAACTCATAATTTTGTGAGCCATAGAGAAAAACTCCTACTACGTTATAACCTAATTCGATCAGTTTGTCATAATGATATTGTACCTGCTTCCGTACTTCTTCTTTGAACAATTAATCACCCCTATCCATTATGTTTCAATAAGTATTCTCTTGAAACATTTTTGAAGCTCTGCTGTCCATCAATACTTCTATACACAAATCCTTCTCGCTTTACTTTTGAATTAATCTCACTGTGTCCATCGGCTTCTAACTTCATCTCTTCCATTGTTTTAGGAAACGTATATTCTTTATCAATAATAGGGATATGGTTTAGTTCGTTCTGCTTACAAAAATCAGCCATTTCTATCGTTCCGAAACGTTTACCATCCGCAATTAGATTAAACACATATAGATTATTCTCTTTCAGCTTATATGGATTACCTTGCACGAAGCCAACTCCCTCGCCTTGTAACACTACTTTGCCATAACCGTTGGTTGAAGCGAAATTTGTAAGAATATTCTTTAGATCATATTTTTCTGCTAATTCCCAATAAATATTTGACTCATGATAACAGGTCTGATCCTTATCGGCTTGTCTTACATTACGACTACAAACAATGAAATCAAATTTATTCTTACTCTTTTTTAATCTGTCTACGGCATATGTACAACTGGTACCATCTAGCTTTTCTGTCTTTATGAATTTATCTGTGCTCTTTAAATAAAATGGAGCATTTTCGATTCTTGTTTCATCAGTCTTAATTATCCATTTGGGAAATTCTCTCGGACTATCCTTCTTTTTACCAAATAACAAAAACATGAACCTACGTCCAATTTTGTATCTCATGATTCTTCTGAGAATCGGATGTTTAAATAAATTAGGTTTTCTGTTTACCATGGCTTTATATTTTGCTTCCGGATCTACCTTACCAGACTTTCTTTTAATATCTTCTTCAGATGAATATGTAATTTTCAAATCTCCTGTAACATCTGAACCTATAGACTTATCATTTAACTCAGGGAATATTGTGATGGGCAAGGCTAATCCTTGGCTAATAACCTTGAACTTTCCTAATTTCATTGTCTTGATTTTATAGTGTTTTGCTTCCAAAAAAGAAAAGCGTTCATCAGATTCAGGACATTTGCTATCAATTTCAATATATACTGCTTTATCGCCTGTCTTAAATTCTTCTTTCTTAGCTACGCAAACCCATCCAAGAACTCCTATGAGTTCAATATTGTCTGCTCCTTCAATTGGTTTTACCCATTCGATTTTTTCAATATGAGCCAATGCTCTTTCATTCTGTTCCATTTGCTTACCGTCATAAGCAGGTGCACCTTTATCCTATAGGAACTTTTGAATTATCCTTTCTTATTTTCTAATTGATTTCCTGATTTCCTTTTTCGTAATTACATATAGTACACATGGTTTGATAATTGTCTATATAGTTTTTACCCCCTCTCGATTTTGGAACAATATGGTCTTTTGTCATAAGTACCTCATTACCATTTTTGTCAACTGCATATAAATTCAGGTGAAACGAGTCTCTACTATCTTTAGTTCTTTCTTTTGCAAAATATTTTCCTTCGATCCCACACTTTACACACGAGCACCCTTTTGAAAGGAAGGTTTGGTATCTTTGACTATTTCCATTGATTACGTCTCCATCAAGAATTATTTTTGCATTCTTTTTATCTCTCTCAAATAAAACATCCTTTGTTATTTTTTTAATTTCGTCAATAGAATATAGCTCTTTTCTTTCCAACATATAGACCCTCTCTTCCAATGAAACTCGTATTTCCTTACCTATTTAATAATTCTCTTTTTGCTTGCCGATTAATTGAAGAAAATCTTCTTCGGTGATAATAGGCACATTTAGTTCTTTCGCCTTCTTATTCTTTGATGAGTTGCTTAAACCATCATTGTTTATAAGATAACTTGTTTTGACACTCACAGATCCGGATACTTTACCGCCCAGACTTTCAATCTCTGCCACAAGCTCATTTCTATTTGAATAATGTTCCAAGCTTCCGGTGACTACAAATACTTTCCCTCTTAAATTAATCGTATTATCGGTGACTGATTCCACCTTTGAAATATCAAAATTCAACAACATAGGAATGTAAGCATCTTCTGTATCGCTATATTTTCTGTACCAATCCCCAATACTTTTGTTCATGGTACTACCAAAATCATCTAACCGGCTAAAATCAAAGTAGTCTTCCAATGATTCAATAAATTTTGCATAGTCACCCTTAAAATATTTACTAATAGTCTTACTTGCAGTTCTGCCAATCAGAGGAATAGAGAGTCCATATAAATATCTTTCCAGAGTTGTTGTCTTTGATTTTTCAATGGCACCCAATAATTTCTCCGCCGACTTCTTTCCAAAACCATCAAGAACCATCATCTCATTTCTGCGTTCTTGAAGAGTATAGATATCAGATAGACTTGTCAGCCAACCTAATTCCATAAACTTGTCGATTGTAGCTTCAGAAAATCCATCAATGTTCAAAGCGTTCTTGCTGACATAATGGGTAAGCCTTGATAACAATTTTGCCAGGCAACCCTCATTGCAACAGTGAAGTGTTTTACTGCCATTTTCGTTGTGAATTTTTACCTTTCCGCCACAACACGGACATTTATCTGGAAGTTTCCATGTATTACTCTTAGTTAGATTTTCATGAACTTTAGGAATGACCATATTTGCTCGATAAACCATAATTGAATCACCAATACCAAGTTTCAAATCTTCTATATAAGATATGTTGTGTAATGTGGCTCTTGTGGTAATAGCTCCATCAAGGTCTACCGGGTTAAAAATAGCAACGGGATTTATTAAGCCTGTCTTAGACGTGTTCCACTCGATATCTACTAACGTAGTCTCATATAGCTGATCCTGCCATTTTAAAGCCAACATATCGAGTGGGTGATGTGATGTGTATCCAAGAGATTTTCCATATTTCGTATCATCGTAGCGATAAATCAATCCGTCAACTGGAAGCCTGAAGTTCTCTGGATTGAATTTGGTGAAATCTCCTACTAAATCTTTAATCATACAATTCTCTACAACTGGCATATTCAAACCCGAAGCATAAGCAAAGTCACCAATTAGATTTCCACTGTCGAAACCTTCAATAATATCGAAAACGTAGTATTCCAATTTTCGTTCAATCGCAATATTGGCATCTAATTGTCTAAGTGTGCCCGCTGCAAGATTTCGTGGATGTGAATATGGTTCCTCCAACTCGGAATTAATTCTTTTAAACGTATCCCAAGGAATTACACACTCACCTCTAAATGTAATATCTACTGGAATTCTCAGTTTCGTCGGGAGATTATTACAATGTTTGAATGCATGAGTAACGTCTTCACCGATTGTACCATCTCCTCTAGTAACAGCCCTGTAAAGTACCCCCTTTCTGTAATCCGCTACTACAGTCAGCCCATCAAGCTTCCATGATTGAATTACATCTTTATCCCCCATAAATTTGCGAACCACAGCCAATTCCTTTGTTTTGTTGGAGGAAAGCATTGGATATTTATGTTCCACCTTTTCAAGAAAATTAACTACTTCTCCTTGAACTTCCTGCGTTGGAGATCCTATTAATATGTATCCTGTCTCGTTTTCAAGTATGGACAATTCATCATATAAATCATCATACTGTTTGTCTGTCATAATGGGGCTATCGTGCTTGTAATAAGCATTTGCAGCCTTATTAAGTTCATCTACTAATTCTCTAATTCTATCTATTTTATTCAATCAAATTCTCCTTTAAACTACTCGATTCATCTTAAATATTCTTTCTTACCGTTAACCACTTTCCAAAACAGATATGGCGTTTTAGGTATTGCCCCTACCCCTTTGATCCATTCCTCTTTAGTATAGGAAGCGATAACTTTACAAAATTGATAATCCCTGTTTGAAAGTGCGTTGGAGATAGGTATAAAATCAATTCCGTCTGCATCGAGTTCCTTCATTTTACTTAAATAATAATCCTCTATCATATTCTCCATTCTCCCGAAGAAATCGGGCTTTCATTTTATTACATCTATTTATATTTACACCTTTCTGTGCTATAATAATAAAAAAATTATGGGGTGCTGCTAGCTATGAATAAGAAATTGCAGGTTTTCGTTTCATCTACATATACGGATCTTATTGAAGAGCGTCAGGCTGCCGTCGAAGCTATTCTTGATGCTGGTCACATTCCAGCCGGTATGGAATTATTTAAGGCTGGTGAATCACAAATGAAAACAATTAAAAAATGGATTGACGACTCCGATGTATACATGCTTATTGTGGGTGGGCGTTATGGTTCTATTGATGAAGAATCCGGTAAAAGTTATACTCATTTGGAATACGAATACGCTCTATCTAAAAAAATGCCCACCTTTGCTGTTATACTAGAAGATAATTATCTTTACACTAAAGCTATTCAAATAGATAAGGAGAGTATTTTCGAAAAATACAATACAGATAAATACATTTCATTCGTCACTATTGTTAAATCTAATATTGTTAAGTTTGTAAAAAACATTGATCAAATTTCTACTATAGTTCATTCTCAACTAAATGATATTGCAGATAAAAATGATTTGCTGGGTTGGATTCGCAACACCCAAGAAAATGATACGGCTAAATTATTATCAATCAACGAAACTCTCTTAAAAGAAAACCTTTCTTTGAAGGAAGAAGCCATTAAATTAAGGGAACAAATTCATACAATAAGCAAAGAACAAATAGGGAATTATTCTTATGACGAATTAGTTAAAATTCTAAGTAAAAAGAGAATTCTAGTTTCTAAAAAGTTTCTTGAGTCAGATGCGGATCGAACTTTTACTGCTCTCATATTGTTTATTCTAAATTTTAAAGTTTTTTGCTCTGGACTAACTAATAAAATCAGCATGGAAGGTAGCATGAAAGAATTTTCACAATTCCTATTATTTGATGTCTGCCCCATCCTTATTAGTTTCGGGCTGATGGAAAAAGTCAATTCAGCAGAAATGGGTCAGATAACACAGACCTCAAAATCAGGTTTTTCTTTTTATGCTATGTTAGAAGCAAAACGAATGACAGATATAGGTTAGTTATTAAACTCTATGACTATCTCATAGGTTTTTTCTATGAAACCACTGTTCTATCTGTCTTTTATGCTATCTTCTTATCTAACAATTCAGTTAAGAAGGTATTTTTATCGCTGATACCACTTTGCAATACTGCTTTATATAAAGCTGCATTCTGTGCCACGATGGTACATTCATCTTCTGCTCTTGTAATCATCGTGTATAGCAATTCTTTAGTAAGCATATCTGGCGGAACCGAACTGTCTAACACCCCGATAATACATTTAGCAGATGATCCCTGGTATTTATGTGTCGTTGATGCATATCCAAGAATTACACTTGAACTTACTTCTGTAATTGTAAAACAAACTGTATCATTTATAATAGGGAAGAAAATCTCGACCATATTCGTATACACATTAATTGTTTTGAGGATTCCTACCCACCCATTGAACACTGGAGTCTTAATTCCTTCTATATTAAAGAGCTTATAATTGTTCTTGATACACATTACCTTATCGCCCTCACGCAAGAAGAACTGTTTATCTTTACTAAGTTGTACCTCAATCTCTTGTTTAAACGCTTCTTGCGGATTCAAATACTTTTGTATGTCTTGATTCAGATTGAATACGCTTGAATTTCCTCTCTCTTTACAAGTTGCAAGAATCTGTATATCCATAATTTCTTTCTTTACAATGCAACTGTTGTATTTCTCTATGAAATGTTTCACTGCCATTTCCCTTGTTTCAGAACTCGTATCTACAATATCAAAATGCATATCTTGTAATTCACCCATCGTTTCAAATCCGACAAACTTCTTATCAAAGATAGGTTCACCATTTCTTATTGATTGTGAAGCTGTGATAATACCGGACTTTTGCGCCTGTCTATGAATTTTTGTAAGTTCAATCGTTGTAATATAGTCGCTATTGTAAATATCATGAGCAAGATTCATACATCCGATTGACTCTAACTGCCCCATATCACCAAGAATAATCAGTTTGCAACCATCTGGAATTGCTTTAATCAATGATAAGAATATCTCTCCACCTACTAATGAAATCTCATCTAATACGATGATGTCATATTCTAATGGATTTTCTTCATTGAAATTGAATCCGTTTGGTGGCAGAAATCCCAATAATCTGTGGATTGTATATCCCTCTTTACCAGTAACTTCTTGCAATCTTGCGCTTGCTTTGCCCGCTAAAGCTGTCTGAGCAAAGGAATATTTCTTTAGTGATTCCAATATACCAGACACTAAAGACGATTTACCTGTACCGGCACCTCCAGTTATGAAGCATATTTGATTATCAAGTCCTAATTTGATGCCGTTTTTCTGCTCATCTGTGAACTTCCAGCCTTGCTTTTGCTCTTGTGTAGCAACTATTTCCTCCCAATTATTATATTCAAAATCATTCTTTGCTGAAGCAATTCGCCTTAAGTGCTTACATATCTCGTTCTCTAAATCGTAATACTTCTTGAGGTATACTTTTCTGTTAGCCTTATTCTCTGAATCTTCAAGAACAATAATTTCTTTTTCTGTGAGTTCTTCAATAGCTTGACCAATATTATTTCCTGTTATATTTCCTTCTTCGTCTGTATATACTTCTAAAATGTTCTCTTTACCGCCAAATTCATCAAAAATGTATCCCGTCAGTTCACCCGATGTAATATAGGAATTGCCACTTTGACCTAAATCATTGAGAATAAAATGGATATACCCCTTGATTCTTTCAGGTGATGTCTCATTAATTCCGCTCTTTAATGCGATAGCATCTGCTGTTTTAAACCCAATACCATCAATATCGAAGCTTAATTTATATGGATTTGTCTTTATAATTTCGATAACGGTATGTGGATTCTTATATTTCTTGATTAGTTTCTGTATGAATTTAGGCGTTAAACCATATTCATCTAGTTCCAAATAAACTTCACAGTTGTCTTTGTTATCTTCAAATCTATCAATAATACAGTTTGCGATAAAATCACCAACGCCATTTACCTTTTTCAGACTACCAGTATCATGGTCTTCGATTACTTTTAGTGGATTTTCTAACACTTTGAACATCTCTAAGATCTGTAAATCAGTAAGAAATGTTTTCAAGAATGCTTTCTGATTGTTTACAGTAGATAAGTTGATTAGCTGTCCGATGAACATTAACTCATACTGTTTACCGCGCTTTTCGTCTTCTACCTCTTTTGCTATGATGGTATAATCATTGGCTGGATTAATTTCTTCTTCATATGTACCTTTAATAACCAATCCACCCCAATTATCCGTAGCTGGCTCTCCTTCGAGAACCAACATTGGATACCAACTTACTATTCCAAAGGTGTCTTCACCTTTACCAAGTACGGTCGGGTATTTAGGAAATAAGACACGATTTAATTTCCCTTCAATTTTAATAATTTTATTCGTCTTCTACACCAATCCTTTCCGACTGCAATTTTAAATTGCCTTGTTCATCTATCTCCGTAATAAGCTGCAACGTGTGCCTGTAAGCGGAGTCCATATATTTCTTGGGAACAAATTGGTCATTACGTCTGTATCCTGTCACTAATAACTTATTCCCTCTTCCAAACCAAGACTTTTCTAAAACTATCTTTTTATTACTTTCTTCATCCATTTCCGAAATCTGTTTATCATAAAATCCAAACTGACCTTTATAGAATTTTACTGTAACAACACCATTAGGAGTTAATAACGTAATGCTATGTTTGTTTTTATCTTTATCGAGAACGGTTCCACAGATTCTTGTAAGTATAAACCGAGGACGTTCTTTTCCTCTCCAAACATAATATTCAGACACTTTTGGCACTTCTGGAAGTGAATCAAAATCTGAAATCATATATTCTTGCTTATTTACGTGTGCTAATTCGTGTTCATGGTAATAGAAACTTAACGAGTCCATCTCCCATTTAGAAATCGTTCCTTCTGCCTTATCAGTCCATGTACTTTCAAATCGATTCTTATTCACAACTTCTAGGAACTCTTTGTTGCTAAGTACCTTTGATTTGAAATCTGCCATCAATTTATCGTATTCTCTGTCTATACTTCCACGTTTTACTAATATGAAACCCTCCTCATCATACTCGTAATCCTTGTTTTCCTGCATATTTGTTTCAAAATGCTCAAAGAAAAATGGTTCTGAAAACTGTCTATCCAGTCTATAAAAATATGTATTAGGTGATTTACCTCTTTTTTCAGCGAGAAATCGATTTAAGAAGATATACTTTCTGAATTTGTAGAGTCTATATTCATACTTCTCTTGTTTTTCTGTGAGCATTCCAATATCATGTAATGTCTGAATGCTATCCATCTGTAGATTTGAAAGTGGATTGGAAATCTTTTTGATATAACCTTTCATTATCTCCACTCTATCTTTCTTCTCTAATCTGTCGAAGCAGCCAGCTTTAATCAGAGTAATTACTGCCTTATCACCGAACTTATTATCCTTATCCTCGTTTTTGTATGCATTCATCTTTTTCAAAAAGTCATCCAAGCTTTCGTATGGTTGATTCTTAATAATTGCTCTCACAATATCTTCACCAACTCCACATATTCCCATTAACCCAAAGACAATTTCATCCTCCTCTACGTCTGGTTCAAATCCGAATTTCGCTTTGTTGATATTAGGTAACTCTATTTTCTGTCCTCTATTTTGTATTTCGCTTATTGCCTTTGCAATTTTGCCATAGTTTGTAGATTTATTATTCTCATTGTTTTCATCTGCACCGGCATTAATTGTTAAACAAGCCGTATTCCAAAATATTTTGTTATAGTGATATGCAAGATTCATTTCCTGTAAACAAATTGCCGAGTAAGGGAACGTATGATTCTGTGAGAATGAATAACCAAAGCTCTTTTTAAACTGTACATACCACACATATTCAAGCATTTTTTTACTTGTACCTATTTCTTCTCCCTTCTTGAAGAATAATAGTCTTGCTTTTTCAAGTACGTCAGCTTTCTTTTTGGCGATTGATTTTCTAATCATATTAGCTTCTGCAACCGTAAAGTTTGCAATATTCTCGTCCATAGACAATTTCATGACAACTTCCTGTGTCTCAGCTACTCCGTATACAAGTAACAAGTGTGGCTCAAGTGTTTTTATCTCTTCTTCTGTTAATCCATAATCTCTCATTTCCCTATACCAAAGATTTATATCCGCCTTATATTTAATGTAAGTATCAATAGGGGATTCCTCACCTTGTTCTGGCATAAGTCTCATAAGTGAATTTGCTGTTGCCAACTCAGGTAATGTATGCGGTTTAACTTTCTTGGCTGCTTGAGAACCCATAGGCGTATCAAATTGAAATGCATCCATAATTTCATTATTTCCAACCATATCCCACATTTCTGTTGTATCATAATCAAGTACGTCGGGATGAATGTATTTATCATATGTAGCTTTGATACTTCCTTGGTCTTCCAAAACACCTTTTTCAATAAGTAGATCAACAGCTTTATGCTCTTTATCAAGCCCTAGAATAGTTAAGCAGTCAAATTTTAACGCACCACACAAATCGCTGTCATGCATATTATAGGCTGTAATGTCTGTACCGTTTGGGGCTTTCATCTTACTGTTGTGCTCTAAATACCCATTATCGAAGATGTATACTGCTGATGCATGAATGGAGCGTCCACAAACAAGACCTTCTATCATCAACATTACCTCTTTCAATCCTTCGTATTTTTCAACTGCATTTTTAAACTCTGTAACTGGTGGTCTGTTCTTTTCAATATTTCCTTCAAAGCAATCCTTTAAAGTCCAGTTAGATCCTCGTTCAAATGGAATCATATCTGCAATTGCTTGTGCGGTGTCATTGTCTAATCCCCAACCCTTACAGGCTGTCAATGTACAACTCTTCGTACCTTCTGTTCGTAACGTTAAAGTATTAAGGACATTATCAATACCAAAGTACTGTTTCATCAGACTAAATATCTCTTGTCTCTTGGCTGACTCTGAATCTACATCAATATCAGGAAGTTCCGGCCTTTCTGCTGAGAGGTGTCTCCAATGTGGAAGACCGTATTTCATAGGATTCATTTGTGTAATTCCTATTGCATATGCAATAAGAAATCCTGTAACTGAACCTCTTGCTACACCTACATAAGATACTTTCCACATAATTTCGTTGATGATTCGTTGTACGAGGACATAATATGTAGCCAATCTCATACCAATTTTCTCTGAAATATTCCATACTTCACCTAGTTCAACGTCCAGTCTGGCTACAACTGCTTCTCTATATTGAAGTTTTCTTGTAACGATTGACTGCTCAATCATGTACATCAGATACTTTTCTTGCTTATCACCGCTCTCTGCAAACTTCTTTATGTACTTATATTTAGGATAGAATTCTTTAAATGCATGTTTCAATTCCACATCTGGAATTGTCTTGTCACTTGGAACTATGACCGAATGACTAAGATCATAAGTTTCTATCATATGGTGCATTTTCATCGTGTTGGCAAAGCCAGTGGCAATTTCTTCTTCTGTTAGATGTGAACTCAGTAAATCATGTAATTCCTGTACATCCATCATATAAGTTGTTGCGTAGAAATCGCCTAATTCTCTATTACTTACGTTATCTTCGTCTGCTTTTAGATATGCTTCGTGAACTGGTCTATGTTCTTTTTTTAAATAATGGCTATCCGTAGCGAATGAATAATCAATTCCATATGCTTTAGATAACATAATCAACTTCTGGTTCACAATAATTTGAGGATGTGTTTCTCGTAATGATTCTTTAGGCATTTCCAATGTTGGTTGTAACTCTAAGAAGAAATTCTCTTTACCAAAGACATTGATTCCCCATGTAATGAATTCATGTATCTTTCTCTTAGCTGTAAAATTACCATCTCTAAAGAACGACAGTACATAATTAGGAAGTTCACCACCTAAACAGGCAGTCGTGGCAATGATATTACCTTTCTCATCTCCAATTATCTCTTCTAACTCACTCTTAACGGTAGGCACACGTTCCATTTTCCCCTGTCTGTACCAATTCTTCCACGCACTTTCAGACGATATTTTCTTAATCTGCTCATATCCTTTTGCGTTCTTTGCTATTAAGATGAAATGCCAAAACTTTGTAATACCTGATTCATAGTTCTCTTTTACATCTGCCATATCATTGATAAGATAAATCTCATTACCTAATCCCAGCTTGAAATCACAATCCATTACCTCAAGATATTTCAGATTCTTTTGAATATCCTTGTCTTCAGATATGGCTTTTTCATCATTCTGGTCTTTCATTTCCTTATATTTAATCTGTAGACGTTTCAATTCTTGGAATCTCTGCATTATTCTAATATGAGAGGAAACACTTTCATGTTCAGTAATGCTTACACCTTTGTGTCCTAGTTCTACTGCCCGATTTACTATATCTTCTGCCCTGATAATACAATCCTTTAATCGAAAATTAGAATCCTCGGAGTGATTGTGGTTGGACATAAAATCGTAAATTGTATTCATGCTTCCTCTCTTTCTTAGAATAGAAAATCGTCTTCCAGTGTAATGTTATTTTTACTTGTGGGAATGTACTCATCACTCTCAAAATACTTAATTTTCACCTGCGGGTATCTCTGACCTTCCCATTCATTTAATGTGAATGTACCGATAATCGTCATATGTAATGTCTTGGCATTCTCACCCAACATAGTTCTATCTCTTAAAGTCATTGCCTCAAACTCACCCTTACAACAATACTTTTTTATATAGTCTACATTATTGTATACGAATTTAATGAAGCCGTTATTATCGCCATACCCGGTAATTTCTTTGGCAGGAATCTCTATATTGGTAATAGCAAATACAGGTTCATTTACGCCTTTTCCCCATATCTTATATGATTCAGCTACTTTCATCACCTGTTGTGTAGTGAGGATATTGCCATCTATTTCATAATCAACATCATGAATTGTTACAAGATCATCCAGTTTCAGTTTCTTATTACATTCTGCAATAGCTATTGGCAAGTTCTCTTTCTTCAATGTGATACCGAATGCGCCAGCATGTCCTAAACAATCATCAAAAGCATTTGTTTCTAGAAGGAACTGACGGAAATCATCAATCACACCCTTGTCATATCCTCGACCAGAACCGCCAAAAGTATCTGAATCTTTGTCTTTCAAGATAACAACAGGTCGTTGATACTTCTCTGCTAACTTATTTGCTACTAACCCGGTTACTGTTTTCTTCGTGAGAATATTCGTACCATCTACTATGATTACACTATTCTTAAAAAGTTCCTGTTCTTGGATAGCATCGTCAATATCTTTCATGAAGGTTCTTACATCTTTATCTTGTCGAGACTTAATGTTCGTACATACTCTAGCCATTGTTTTCTGTAACGAATGAATTTCAATAGGAGGTTTTGGACTATCCTTGTCAGCTCCTCTTGGTCTTCTTGGTTGATACTCTCTATCTTCTATTTCTCCACAAATAGCACGAAATAAATCAATTTGTTCATCCTCTTTGCCATAACGGATTGCTCCATTAAGTTTTGGTGCAATTACCCAACCATACGTTGTCAATGTATGACCAATTTTCATCTCCTCTTCATTCTGGATTGCTAATTCTTTGATAAGAAGATTGTGTTGATTCTCTTCCTTGAGTCCTTCTAAGGCATAATATCTTGTCTCGAAATTCCTCATGTCCATTGAATCAGCAATCATTCCAAGCGAAACCATGTCTAAATAGTAATTACATACTTCCTCTTTGATTCCATATTCCTTCGCATATGCCAAGCAAAATTTGTGTACTACGCCAACACCTGATAATGTAGGATTGGGATATTTACCATCTGTACAGTTAATAAGTGTTGCGTAATTGTAATGTCCCTGAACAATTTCGTGATGGTCTAAAATAAGAATTGGCGCATTACCAAACTCATATATATCTTCTCCCTTTTCATTTTTATCTGGTGTTAATGAAGCATCTGGTACAATAATCAAATCCAAATCATCATATCCTGCGTAATCAGATGGCTTTAATCCATGTTCTTTATTAATATTTACCTTATATACGATTTCTACCAAAGGGCAAATTTGCTCAATAAATTGTTTAATATAGGCGGCACTTGTCATTCCATCAACATCACAATCTGGTTTTAAAAAAATCTTTGGGTTTTCTTTTTCTAAAACTTTATGTAAAAGTTCAATTCCCTCTTTCATATTTCTAAATAAGAATGGGTCATATGTATTGATTTTGTTTACGTGTAAAAATCCATATATATCATCTACTCCATTTGCTGTTAATATCGTTTCCAAAAAATCACATTCCTTATTGAAAGCAACTTTATGAGCAGTATTCCATAGTAATCTATTCAATATGTATTTTCTTCCTCTCTTTCAGTGTTAATCTCAATCTTATTTTTCATAAGAGTTTCCAATACTTCTTTGCCTCTATCAAATGGCGAATCCTTCTTTTGCAACAATCCCAAGTTGTCCCACAACACATAAGTCCTACAATAAGACGTAAACTTGTGTGCTAAGGAATATATTCGATTTACAAATCGCTCGTACTTCTTGTATTCTTCGCTGTCAGGATCATAATCTTCAAATTCCAACACATCAAAATCTTTGTCGTAACCTAATATCACCTCCTCAACTCCGAGGCTAAGCAACATATCCCTCTGCCAATTACTTATATTAAATCCACATGTGGCAACTACAAATGTGTCTTCCCCATAATAATCTTGGGCTAACATTACCGATTTTTCGGACTCTACAATCAGTACTTTCTTTGACTTTTTAATGCCATTTAGGTGTATATCTAATCCGTACAGATTCAGATTCAATGAGTGGGCGTATGTAACACCCTGTATTATTTCGGGCATATATTTGTTTTTAGCATCCTTCTCCTGTAAACTTCTACGCCTTATGCCCACTAATTCACCGTTAACATTTGTATGTGGAATGATAATATGTTTCTGTAATTCATACCAATGAATACCAAACTCTTTCATCGTTTTAATACTTATACCTTCGTTAATCCATCCGGTATAAAATACGTCATCTTCAAAATAATTAAGGATATTTGTCTCTATTTTAGGTAGTTGTTTTATTTCCTTTTTGGCATGCCTTCGTATCTGAATATATCTATCAATCTTCATAAGTTCTTGATTGCTTGAAATATACATTGTATTAAATCCGTACCTATTGCTGATTCCTATTTCATTTGCAACAAATGTAATTGCTTCTGGAAATGTGCAGTTTTTCACTTTCATAGCGAAGTTAAATAAGCTCATTTGACCACAGTTTGTATAGCAATAAAATGATTTGCTTTCTCTGAAATAACAGAGTTTATGACTATTACCACTGTGACAGATGGTTTGAAACCATATCTCTTTATCTTTTATTGCTCCGAAAGGAACTGCACCAAACCTTTCCAACATCCTTAAAATCTGTTCTTCAGTGATAAGTTCCAGTAGATAATCTTTATCTATCAAAGTATCACCTCTTAAAATTCGATTTCTTTAACTGTATTTTCCTCAATCACTAAGTTATCTACTGGATTGACTGTTGGCTTATCGGTAGCGTAGCTTTCATCATCTACATTTATGTATGTCTTTTCTATGTCTTTGACCAATTTGTATTCATAGTCAGTGACAAATAAATCGTGTGTTCTCATGGTTCCATAGTCTATGTAAAGCCAAATCTTTATCTTATTCCATTTACCGCCTCTATTTTTATACAGAGAGTAAACCAAATTAGGTGTTGGCCTGTTCAACATTTCACGGAGAATAGGCTCAATCTTTTTTAATTCCTTCTCCGATGGTGGCATTGCAATTATTGCCCCATCACATTTGTCGATGATAGATTTTGCGCCTCTTACAATTGTTTGATCACGATTTGCTTCATTCTTGAAGTCTCCCGTTACCTGTGTGAATGAATCAATAGATACATCAAATTCCCTACTAAAATTTTTTAATTTTTTTGAGAGATTTGATAATACTTGGTCTTCTCTTACAACCATTTTTGTTTTGGATTCCGCTGCATATTCACTATTCAGTTCTACAGTTGCACTGATATAGTCAAACCATACATGGCCAATATTGTGCTCTAGCTTATGATGTTCAATTACTTCTGATAAAGTGTTTGCATCGTATTCTGGTACATACTCGAACCAAATGTTTGCTTCGTGTTCCAAAATATCAATTGCTTTGTCTACTCTTTCTTCTTCTCCCTCTTCATAGAGGTTAAATTCAATATGATCTTGTGGCACATCTGCTATATAAGCCCATAGAATAGGGTCAATTTCTTCCAACAATTCCATTTCAGTACCGATATACAAAGCACCATTCTTTATGCCATTTGGGTTCTTACACCATTTGTCTAAATTGCTGTCATAATAATATGGTGCACACGCATAACCAATATCTGCAATACTCGTTCTGGTCTTCCCGACTCCTGTTCCTGCTGACTTTACGTTGAATCTTCGTTTCCTCAACCCATGTAATATAGTTGTCAGATAAGCACTCGAATATCCTAATCCCCATGCTGTATCATTCTTCCATTTTTCTTTCTGTTCATGACCACCAACGCCGGCTTTTTTAGAGTCCCTACCTTCTGTATTAAGGAAAGGAGCAATAATCTTAGACTGTTTTTTCTTAAAATGATTGATAATATCCTGAATGGAATACTCATCAAGCATTTTCCTCTGTGATTCAATGGTCACTGGGTCAATCTCGTTTGGATCATAAAAGTCAGAAACATCAATACCATTCTCAACATAACTTCTAAGAAGAGAAAACTTTTTCATTTGGTCGAAATAATACTTAAAATTATTCTGCATTGCCATTTCTTGTACCTTTTCAAGAAATTCAATTCCATTATTCTTCACAAATACTTGGTACTGTGTTTCATAATGCGAAAGATATTCATCAATGGCAACCGAATCTACTGCCTCCGCTCCCTTTTTAAACAGATTGTTGATGGACGCAAATATTAGCTTATGAAAGGTTTCTGGGAAGTCACTTTGTACAATTTTATACTCTCTAATCAAAGAAGGTTCTTGCAATAATCCCCCGATAATTTCTCTTACGGCTTGTTTGCTTTGATAACTGTTTAATTTACTTTTATTCAAGTGTAACTTTATCCTTTCATAATTTGCCTATGTCAATAAATGCTATATCCTTATATAAATTCTCACTTTCTTTACCACGTTTCACTTTGATAATCCTCTTATTCGATGCTATATTTTCAAGGCTCACTTCAGTAACACTGTCTTTTACCGCTTTCTTGTCTACATAGAACTTTTTAGCATCATCATATACAAAAGGGATGATACCAATTCCCATACTATCAGCGGTATCATGCCCTTCTTGAATTTCATAGAAGAAATTTAACGTAGTCTTCATGCCTCTATATGTGTAATGAAACTGCTCTTTGAAGTCTTTTATCTGTTTCAACATCCAGCCTGTCGGAGCATCTATTTCATATAATTCGCATATATAGGCAATCAAATCTTTATAGTCTTGAGACTCACGCATCTTATTGTCGTAGCAAACTTTACAGTAGTATTTGGAATTGTGGTATATAGCGTTTTCTTTATCATTGAAGGTTCCACATTCAGGACACTTTACATTTCTAGCCATCCAAAACTACCAATCCTTTCTACTCTTCGATTAACATGCCTTCCTCTTTAGTCAAATCTTGTAAATCATCAAGAATTAACATAAGCAAATCAATCTGTGTAGCATCACAATCTCTTACAAGTTTTCCCTTGCCAAGTCTGTTATTCGTTACAGACTGGTACTTGTCCATTGCCCCCTGCTCATTTAATGCCTTTGCAATCTTACCGATTTTAGCAACTGTTTGTTTGAAATCAGCAACATCGGTCTGATCTTTATATACATCAATAGGTTTGTCAGATACTTTTGCTCCATCTTCTTTTTCTAGCTTGTCAATTGCTTGCTGCATGTCTTCAAGTAATGCAGTATATGTGAATGGAATCTTAGCTGACATATACTTGTTTCTTGAACCAGCTTCCAACTCTTTGCTGCCTCTTAGATACAGAACCATTCTATTTTCGCTACTTTCAGTAGGTTCAAACGTAGAATATCCGATAACATCTACAAGTCTTGCAAGCACTTTCAAACCTCTTCTATCTACTGTTGGCTGAGTTTTATCATACTTTTCGCCATTCTCTTTAATCTGCTTTGTTTCACTATGAGAAATTACAACTAATGTGTATCCAGCCTTTACGATATCCTGGAAATAAGCGTCATATTCTCTTTCCACTGCCTTGTAACCACGCTTAGATTCTGTTTCATCAAGGTAATCAACGCCCTCTTTAGCAAGAATGTATGCTTCGCACATGTCGTATGCTAAGTCCGCGGTATCCACAATTACCGTCTTAAATACTGTTTCATCTTTTTCCCCATCTTCAACGGCTTTTGCATCCTTCAGCAACTGCTTCTTAACATCCAATGCTTCTTTCCACTTATTGATTGGTTGTGCCATTACGCCAGATAACATGTTGTAACCTTTCTCAAAAGCCACAAGAATAGGCTTTGGGAACTTAACAGCATTACTTGTCTTTCCTGATTTTTTATCTCCATAAATCAAAAATGATTTACCGCTTAAGTCTCTACTAATAGTGCTAGGCTCAATATTAAAAATATCAATACTCATTTTGTATCTCCTTTTGCTTTTCATATTTAAAATTAAATTCTTTATATTTGCTTGTTTCGTTGCGTGCTACTGCTGATACGCAAGACTTTGTGAACCGAATTCCAAAATCTTCTTCGCTCTTACTACACAATTCCTGAACAGAATTGTAGGTTCTGAGTAACATGTCATCTTTAAAAATTGACACAGGTTTTCTCCTACTTAATCCATTATTCCTCATAATACTTTTGCCTTCGTAATCGCACCACTCAAAGGAATTTCCCATTGTGAGATACTTCCAAACGGCACTAGGACTCATTTTGAATTTGTCATATATTTTAGAAGTAGAAATAGGTTTGTTATTTTCATAAAATTCGCATACTTCTTTCGCTTTATTACTAGTTGCAAATTTGTCACATAGGTGAAAATCTACTAATTCCAGTTCTTCTTCTGTAAATACCTTACTCTCAATTATGTTCTTACTTATGTAACCACTATCGCTTACTAGACAATCAATTCTTATCACTTTAATACCATTTTCAGTTGCTTTTAAATCCTTATATTTATCCTTCTGAATGTGCTCAGAAGGTTTGAGCTTACTTAGTTTATTTGTATGTCCGTGTCCAATGCCACCGTCCATTTCAATAATTACACTCTTACTAGGAATATAGAAATCATATCTTTTAGGTTTTATCCATGTCGGCGTGTATTCTGAAATAAACTCAACACCAATTTGCTCTAGTGCTGAATACATGTACTTGTTAGGATAGCTATACCCGTCTCCACAGCTACAATGAATAAGATGTGTGAAATACAAATCTTTAATCATAGTAGGTTTTGATTTTATTCTTCCACAGTCAGGACACTTAAAAGCAACTTTTTTATGACTGCAACGACTATATAATATTGCTTCTTCATAACCGCCTTGAAAATATGAAATCATCCAAGAGGCAGTAGTTGGGATATCATTAATCCCAGCTTTTACCTTCATTCCAGTACAAGTGTTACAAACCACGCCATTATTATCTATAACTCTTTTCAGTGTAAGTTCTACTGTTTCATCTTCATTACCACACAAATTGCAGCAATAATAATATCTCTTGGCATTACGCTTACTGTCTCTGAATCGTCCCGTAATAGTAACATTGCCAATAATCTGTCCAACATCGTACCTAAACTGTTCTGCTTTCAACTGCCGCGTCCTTACTATTTATAGTCCATAGCGAAGAGAGTGCCTAGAAAGGCATCTCTTCATCCGCTACTGGTGCTGGTCTTGAATTAGATGATGTTCCACCAATTGCTTTACCAGACTTGTTTCCACCCTGATATCCCTTTTCTTCAAGTTCTTTCAACATTGCCTTTCTCTCAGCTAAAGCGATTCTCACTGCTTCCTTGGATAAAGCACCTTCTTCATCGTCTTCAATCGCTGGATCAGCTCCTGTCAAAACCATTTCAACATAGGACTTTCCTTCAGTTTCTCTCTGTACACCGAGACCGCCCTTTTTCTTGGGCTTTGGTTCTGCCTTATTCAGCTTGAAATCGACATATACTTTTGCTGTCTGTCCCACTTCATATGCATCTTCAAATCCTTCTTTCAATTCAGCAGGCACAACAATGCTTTTAATTGGAATAACATTTCCGAAGAAATCTGTTGTAAGAATTGTTACTCTTAAACGGCCAGTTTCATCTTTATCCTCGCCCTTTGTCTCTGGATTAATTGACTGGATATATCCTTCAATATCAGCAGTTCCCCTATAATCGCCATCAACATCGTTGAAAAACGCTGCGTCAATCTTTGTTGCTTCAATTAACTTCTCTTCTGCATTTACATAGTCATTGTTAGCGAAACTTCCTGAAATACTAACCTCAGTTGCTTCGTCGTAAGAAGAATCTGCAACAGATTTAACCTTGTTTGCCCACTCAACAACCTTTGGATAAGCCTTATTTTCTTTCTTCTTACCGTCTTTTTCAGTGTACTCCTGGCAGAACTTCTCAAAATGTCTACTTTCAGCTTTGGAATCGCCAAACTGAATTACACCTTTCACGCTGATATAAGGAATACCGGCTTTTGTCTTAGCTTCTCTTTTCTCAAATTCAGCTACTTTACCTGTGAGTACCACATTGTTTACTGTTTGTTTAATCTTGTCGCTCATGTTTTTAAATCTCCTTTATGTAATAAAATTATTAAATGTTACCAATGTAAATTGATATATGTGAACGCCCTCCCGGACGGAACATAGAAACTCACTCTATATGAAAATCTATGTAAAAACAGCTATTTATGGGCGAACTCCCCCAAGGGTGAGCTATTTCAGCACCCGTACAGATATTCTCTATTCAGTTATAATTTATATAGGGAAATTTTTGATTGAATTTATATACTTGTGTTGACCATCTCATTAGCCGCCAAACCAATTTGATGGGTGTTGATTTTCCTGATGAAACAGGAATTTTAATGTGAAATTACATCGACGAAGCAAGTCGCTTTACATCACACGCTGCCATTTTTGCTCTCAATCTTGCAACCGTCAAATCATATCCGACTTCAAAATTAAATTCGTCAGATGGAGAGCACGTAGACTCTGCTCTTAAATTGACAAAGAAATCAACGGTTCTAACTTGATATTTTTTACCATTATCACGGGTTTCGATAATTACATCGCTAAGGCCGTTTTCATTAACATATTCAATTTCGCATTCTTCCCATTCTGTCCATTCTCTTTCAACCTTTACAGGCTCTTCATAAGGTTCAAAATATTTTTCATATTCATCATATGACATACAACCAAGATGGACTCCTCCAAATCTGAAACTAATAACACCACCTTCCGTAACATCTGTGACCTCGCATACTTCACCAACATTCGTAAATGCTCCCATAGGCTTTACCAGTTTAATTTTATCTCCTTTAATCATGCTGCTTTCTCCTCTCTTTTAGAAAACTTTTTGTTCCATTTATCTATAGCTTCTTGATCCTCCTTTGTTACAGGATCGTTAAATCTTCTCTTTGCTTGAACAATGTGATTATCTCTTATCTCAATAGTAACTAGACTTTCATCTGGTTCACTCTTTTTCCTCATAAAGAGAATATGGCACGTACCATCAATAACCTTATCAATATACGATGCCACGCAATTATTCTGACGTACAGCCTCAGTTTTGATATCTTCTGTTGATTCCGGGTATATAAATATGTAATCTTTAAACGCAAACTCAAGAGATTTATCAATTCTCGTTTTAAATATATCTTCTGAGAATTTTTTCTTTAATCTTTCATAATTGCGACTGGCTATCTTATGCGTTGTTAGAAAGTGTCTAGGATATTTATCAAACCTTGGACTTATAGTGTTCATCATATTTGCGTAATCATATAATTCTGTCAATATAGAACCTATGTCATCTAAAGCCTCGAATGTTTTTAATTGATCAATATAAAGTAATAAAACTTTTGCTGAATAACCATAATCGCTTAACAGTTTATTGTAATACGACCAATAATGCCGCCCTGTCTCTCTGTCGTAATCATAGCTACACGATGACCATATCTTAAAAATATCATTATCATTTAGACTCATGTATTCCAAATTATAGGCAATTAAATGCGCATCAGGATTCGATTTGTAGTAATCCAACAAATTATTTGAAAGCTTTATGCTATGACCATTACATAATTTGATGAGGGCTTTTGGAATGTCTTTTATTGTGTATTTAAACATTCCTGCATCTCTACCACTATCTAACAATTCATCAATTCCCGCTGAGAATAATTGCTCATAATTCGAATACAACGGGACTCTATCTAAAATAGTACCAATGTTGTTAATACCATAATAAGTTTTTGATTCCTTCTTCTGGACAAACTTTAAAAATTTTGCATATTTCTTGTCATCACAATATTCACATAGTTGTTCCATTGTAAGTCCTCTTAGCTGATTGCATAGCTTTGTTACTGGCTTACCTTTAATTCCAATAGATTGTTTTGTTGCAAAATCATATTTCACAGTTCTTCCATCTTCATAATCAAAGATGAGAAACTGTTTCTCTTTATAAACTCTTATTTTTAATCACCCACACTCTCTTATTCTCCAAAAATATATGTAAGACTACTTATTATTTGTATTTGACTGAGAAGATTTAAAATATCTTCCATAGGTTGCTAATGTCGCACATGTCAAAGGAATCACATCTCTTGTAAACCTTGTTGTGTCAAACATCAAATTCAAACCATTAACCAATTTAGCAACAACAATCCAATCTAAGATCATTCCGCCAAGATATGCAAATCCAAATGTTAGTACCGGTGAAAACACCAGTAACCCAATGAATCCTAAAATAATAGATACAACTCCCACTCCTTCAAGACCACTCTTTCTCATTTCCGTATTCTCCTTCTTATTTATAAACTACATTAAGCTTATCAACAATTTCAAAGATCTCTTCATTACTTAAAGATTCTTGATATTCCTTAGAAGCATTCAACATAGCAGTTTTCATTGATACTGCATCGTAATCGCCGATACCGTCATAAATCAAACTTAATCTTGCAAGCTCCTCCGCTTCGCGCTCTGTATAGATTTTTCCCTCACCTCCACTTTTAGTTCTCCGTTGAAATCGAAGTTTTAACTGTTTTTATTTGCTATATTTCAGCTCTGCAAACGGTTATTACAGCTCAAATAATATACGAAACTAGGATCTAACTCTGCAAGGCTGTTTAACAAGGTCGCAAGGCTATCTTTCTGATTATCGTCGTTAGCTACTTTCGAATCTGGTTTTACCCATGAATCTGCTAAATTTCTTTTTCTATTGATTACCAGAAGTTCTTTGATACTTTCGTTTCTCTTGTCACACTCTCTTTGCGCTTCATTCATAGTAAAATGTAAATACATATCTGCTTCGTTATAAAAATCATAATGACTCGTCCAATACCTTAATCCGTTCTTATAAGAAGTCTGAATGCCTCTGAAGAAGTTATCATTGGAGCTTCTGTCGATTTTCTCCACAGTTACTGTCTTCGGAGCAACTTCCCAAGCTTTAATGGTTTTATTATGCACCCCTTTACCTCCACATTTAGAGCAAGTACGGTCAATAATTCCTTTAGCTAAACATCTCTCGCAAGGTATTTGAATTTTCATTTCTTCCTCTCGAATTCTATACATCTCAATTGGAAATTTCATTTATACATTCTCCTTATCTTCTACTGTTAGACGGGTGATCATTACAACCACCATTCTTTTCCACTTTGACTTCTTTAGGGCTGATACCTGATCCAATAATTTCAATTCGTCCATCATCAAACCACTGCATTTCCCCACTTTTACCATCCTTGTCAATTTTAGGTATAACACAATACTGATCGCAGCCATATAACCATCTGGTCTGACCAGTACAAATACCAGTAAATCCAGTCACCTTATCTTTTACTTCTTTTCCCTGTAATAATTTCCATCTGTTACTCATATAATTATTTCTCCCTTTTCTTAGATTTTTTATTAATTATGTTTTCGTATGAAAATCTTTACTTATTTCAGAATAATGATATACTGGAAATACCAAATGATTAGGGGGCTTTCCATGACTAAGCCAGACAATCTTCCAAAAATCGTAGATGGGATTTTTATTTGCCCCTCTCCTTATGAGATTTTCAAAGAATCTGATTATAACTTTTTCTCTGATGAAACAGTTATCAAAAATAGTTCGTTTTTTGCCAAGATGTTCGATACAGTTTCCGAACTTCGAAGTAATTTGAAACATATCGCATACAGAACACCCGAATTTATAAATCTTATTAAAAGCTGTATTCCAGAAGAAATGATAACGGTTATTCTTACCGATGAACAAAAACAAAAAATAGCTGAGGGTGCTTTAGAGTTTGCAAATAAAAAATCAGATGGATCTATAATTGCTATCTTACGTGATCCAAATACGAAGAAATACGTTTCGCAGGTGACATTAGATGCAAAAAAGCTGACTCCTGAATTAAATGCTGCTATTTCCAATTTCGGTATGCAATTACAAATGTCCGACATTATGAAATCCCTAGAAAAAATACAAAATTCTGTTAATAATGTTTTGACTGATTTAAAAGATGATAGGTTAGCCTTGTCTGATAGCAACAAAGCAAAATTTGAACAATGTATGAGAATTAAAAATATTGATCTTCAAAAAGATATTTTAATTAGAGTTATAATGGATTCAGAAGATATCAGAAATCGCATTATGAAAGATTTATCTCGTGAAATAAAATTTATACAAGATCAACCAGAAAACATATTATTCAAAATCATCAAAGGTGCGAATATTACCGAACTTGATTCTCGTATGCAAAGAATACGCATCGACATCTCGGAAATTAATCAACTGTCATGCATAGAGGCTGCTTGTTATCACGCTCTTAATGAAAATGAGGCAATGTTAGAGAGTATTAATTATTATTCTCAATATCTCACCTCAAATTTTACACCTTCAATTATTGAACGTCTCCACTCATACGATGGCAGCGGCAATGATTATTGGCTTAATGAATTCCCGAATTTTTCAAAACAATTACTTAAATTAGAAACTTTTTCATCTATTTCTTTAGTAGGAGGCGATAAAGATGTCAAATTGCAAGAAGTGTAATAAACCCATTACGAATGGACACCTATGTGAACGTTGCAGGACTCTTAGAATAGAAAAAATCAAAAATGTTGGTACTGTTCTTATTCCCGTAGCAAGTGTAGTAGTTATGGTTGCGACTAATGGCAAAATTAAACTTAAATTAAAGAAATAGTTATGTCTATTAACATCAAGGAGTTTTGTGATATGATTTTTAACTCCTTGAAATCTCAGTTTACCTAATCTTTACAACAGCCTCATAAGTTAGATTCTTCAGGAAATTATCATTTTCCAACACTATCTCTTGAAGACCTGCTATGAAGCTTTCCCCCTTCGAAACGATATCATATCCAATCTGCAAGGAGCACTGGATATAACCATATTCGATTAATTCCTTCTGGCCATCGGTCAAATGACATCTACCCTTCCTTATTTTGTCTTCCTCTAACAAATCAATGACTTTCTTAATACCCTCTTTCATATCTCTCATGATATATACCCTCTTTCTGCTGAAAATCCCAACTTATTCAACAAATATTTCCAGTTCCTTGTACTCATTTACCCTTAAGATAGGGGACTGATATACTTCTTGTTCCGTGTTATATACAGATACCTCGCTATCATTTTCTATTCGTTCATCCATAAGCATCTTCTGCAAATATTCTAGCAATTCACTTACACACATAATTATCGCCTCCTACAAATTCTAATTTACATGAAATCCCTCTTTCATGTCTAAAAATAATAAATGGGGAGTACAACCTCCCCAAATATTATCAACCTAACTCTTTTAACATCTTCTGTAAGTCTTCCATGGTCGCATTCTGCAAAGCCTCATCTCGTTTAGTAGCCATAATCTGCATAATTTTCTGCTTCTTTTCCTTTTTATCTAACGCATCTTCTCTTGCTGCCTTTTCATCTAATTTCACTGAAACGATATATTTTACAATCTCAATTTGAATATCTAAAGCCTCATCTTCCTTAGTTTTTATGCTTAAAAGGCTTTCTTCCTTTGACTGCTTAACTTGGGCATTCAGGGTTTTAAACACGGAGTCCAGTGCTGTTAGTGAAAGATCCCATAAATCTTCAACAGAAATGCTACCTCGATATGGAAATCTCATCTTATTTTTTGTTGCTACCTCGAATAATTTTACGTTACTCATAATTACATTCTCCTTTTATATTAAAATTTAATTTTCATGATTCTCTCGGTTGCGCCTTTTATTTTTACTACTAAATCCGCACGTTTTGTCATGCTGAACCCAATTCCTGAAAGCTGGTCATCCGTATCTTCAACATGGCATTTTGCTCCCAGTGCTTCAAAGACCCTTTTGTGTTCAACAAGTTCATTTTTTAAGAACTCATTGTAATATCCATTTGGTTCTTCACCATTTTTACAATCTTTCAGCATAAAGAATAAATGTCTATGACCAATACCGTCCTGCTCGTCAAAATAATTAGGACTATAACAGATAACCGATACAGGAACAAACTGATTTGTGCTAACTCCCCAAATTTCTTTACTTGAAATTGTTGAACTTCCAGATACTTTTTCTTTAATAGTAAATTCTCCATCTGAACTCAGTACGACCTCTGCGATCTGCACATGCTCTCCACTTCTCAATGATTTCTTATAGTCAAATGTATAAATCTCTCCGTTAAATTCTATTTCTGCCCGAAATCCCTTTCTTACACTTCCAGAAAATTGATGTACGAAAAATCTATATGCACCTAGCTGCATTTTACTCTTGTCAGTCCAAGTAATATTCTCAACAGCAATTCTTCCATTTGGATTTACTATATCTACATCTAACTGACCACTAGCTCTTGAAATGTCAGGTTTTCTACAATTACTAAAGTAGATTTCATTACCACTAGGTTCGTAACAGTGAGCATCTAAATCACAATTATCCTTTCCATCTTCATTCCATTGAATAGAAAATCTAAGAACCCCATCTACATTACCTCCAGCCGCTTTCACGTTCTGTTTCATATCGCTATCTGTGATATTGCCTGTATATGCCCAGCTCGTTCCGTTATTCCATTTAAACATTGTCTTAGCTTCAGGGTTGATTGGGGCGATTAAAGACACAAAGTTTTTATCATGTTTATTTTCTACAAAAGTTTCAACCTCTTTCGCGGTTGGGAGAACTCTTTCAATAAATTCTTTCACGGAAATTTCTTCAACCTTCGAGAATCGCTTCGGACTTACGGCTACATCTTTTGCCATATCTCCAAAAATATCATCAACTCCGCCGATTCGTTTTGCAGAATCTTTATTAGAAAACAGAATGTTATTTACTGTAATATCATCTAGGTTTGCAAATCTTCTCTGCAAAGACTCCATATATCCAAGCTCTGTAATAGTTCTCTGTGCATCCTCAAGCATTTTCTTTGTAAAAATTGCCTTTGGTCTCTTATAGTTCGATGGTGCTACAATCTGCTCATATTTCTTAACCGCCAGATCTAAATTCATTCCTTCACTAACATTCATAAGAAGCGTACCAATACTATGGTTACGAATTCTTCCTATGGCCACACCTGCTTTTACCGACTTCTCCCATGCAAATAACTCTTTCTCTGTTTCTGCTTGCAGATTGTCATATTCCTTTTTATATTTCCGGAATTCACCTAGAGCAGTTTTCCATTCTTCCCCTTTATAAAGCGTATTGGAGTCAATAAGTTCTATAACTACATCAAGAGAATCCATAGAGATTTCATCTAATGAACGTTTAAAAACGTTTCTGGTATCTCTAAGTCCGCCTTTAATATCACCTTCAGACCGTAAACTTCCGTCATAAAACTTTTCTGGGAGTTCCAAGAAGAAGTGATCCCATTTATGCATCTTACCATTCATATCTTCATAGTTGAAGTCAGTACCAATCTTTTTGAATTTGCTTACATAGACGTCATTTACCATATGCGATTTAACAAAGTTTGATAAAGCATCACATACTGGCTGATATGTTTTGTCTCCGAGATTTAATTCCCAAATCGTATGTACCTCATTGTCTTTAATGACGACTGCATTACCAATATTCTTGATAAACTGACGGCAGCAACTGCAATCATGTTCTCTTCTTTCTCTGAAAATTTTGTTTGTTCCAACCGGGAAACTATCAAGATACCTGTTCCATAATTCATCTTTATCCACGTTTACCTCAAATAAATGTGTTGAATCCTTGCTTATTTCTGCAAACCTCTTTTGTAATTCTTCCTTGAATTTAATAAATTCCATAATCTTATTCTCCTTCATATGTTTATTTTATCTATCACAATATTCTGCTTTATATCTATTTCCTTCATCGGCAGTGCGCGTTTCGCTTTCTTGTTGTCTTAATGATTTCGGTTTACCTCTCCTTCTCCATTCTTCCGCTACAAAACTATGAAGTGCGGAATATTCGCCAAGAAGACTTTCAAGACCTTTGTAGAATACTTCTAACTCCTCAGGCGTTAAACCATCTTCCCCTTGCATCTTCTTTATAATTCCATATAATTCCCCTAATATAAAACCATCATTAGATCCTAGCCAATACATTTTCTCAATAAGTTCACCTAGAAAAGAATCTTCCACAGAAACATTTTTAATACTATAATTTTCAAATACCACTTCGTTTTCCTTTCTTAAATTGAAAATACACCTATTTTCTTATAAAGCCTTTTATTTTAATTCTCTATTGATTCATTCCTTACCTATATCTGAAAACCGCTTATATAATTTCCCCTCAACGTAATAATCGTTGTAATCACATTGTTCTATGTAATGCCATTTCTTGCCGTGATACCGTTTTAGATGATCATGCAGATGATATTCTTCTTTAAAGTTCCCATTCACGAGCTGCCTAAAACTCAGCTCATCAATATCACGACTTCTCTGAACATAATCATAGATATAACCAATATGATCTTTTGTCATCCATTTTTCTATGACATAAACAACTCTGACGATTTCTTTTTCTAATTTTGCCACCTCGTCTAGCTGATCTAAATTCAGTAAGTGATAGACAATCCTTTTGCATTTCTCATAAGGAAACTTTGTATTCATGTAACTGGTGTGCATTTCAATAGGCAATCCTATATTGTTTAGCAATGCAAACAATTCTGAATACCAATATTTATGCTCCTCGAAATTATGTAATGGATCTCCGCCTCCTGAAACGGACACTATATTCACACCTGTCTCTTTAATGGCATTTTTCAAATTAGTTAGTCCGTGTAATGTCGTTTCAGGAACGTTAATTCCAGTTTCTCTGACGACACAATATGGACATCTACCATGACAACCAAAATTTGTAATAATACTTAAATATTTATCCATCTCTCCTCCTTTTACTCAAATAAAAGAACCAATTCAATAATTATCTAGCTGTATAGTTCTTCCTCCATTTTTCATACTGATTGCATACTGTCCATTAAAAAGATACTTTATATCTGAATTACAATATTTACATCTACCACTTCTCACTTTGCTTTCATCTTTATATTTAGACATAACCATTTTTTCTGCTCCACAGTCTTCGCACTTATATGTATGGTGGTATTTTTTATCGTAATGAACATGAATTGTAAATGGAGTATATCTTTGAATTTGAAACCCAAGTTTTTCTGATATATCATTAGCGATTTTCATCCAATTCTCTCCATGTCCCTCTAAATAGCTATCTATGCTCCCATTTGTCATGTGGTCTATGTTATGGGATAACTCATGTATAATAGTGGTCATGTTTTGGTCTTTACTGGCTAAATTAAACACCTTCTCGTTTATTTCAATACTAAAATCATCTTCACAATACGATCCATATGTACTGCTCAATCTATTGTTAAACGTTATATTTGATACATTTGTTTCATATCCTACTGAAGATAACAAATCAACGCACTCCTCATATAATTCTTGTAAAACCACAACTACCTCCTTCTTATTCATCATGTAAGGTTAACAATTCATTTTCTAATTCATCTGCTATTTTTCTTAATTTTTCAATTTTATCTCTTATGAGTTGGTTGTATATCTCAATACACTCCTCATTTGTTTGAGCAAAGTGTCGTGACTCGGTAGAAATCAGACCTGATTGTCTAGTCGACCCATCTCTTTTTAAAAGATAAAATCGTCCATATGAAGAGCTATCTTCAGGCTTCTTAACCATGCCTTTGACTGGTTTGCATATATTATGTACTACCTGCCCTCCATACCAACTATGCCTGTCAAAATCAATATTAAATGCGCATCCATAAACTATTTCTCTGTTCTTTATATCTTTCACTTGTAACTCTGCCATCTCCACGCCTCCTTAACATTCCGCAATTATATGTATCATACCGCCTCGTTGTCTATTAATTGTGTGTAGCTTTTGAAATCATCTAGCATATGTAAGTAATTCTGTTTCTGATCTGCCATGAAGTCATTGTTTTTCTTAAAATACTCAACAATCCAATCGTCCAGATTAACTTCATTCTCAAAAGAATAGGCTACCAAGGCAATAAGGGAAGACTCATTTTTCCAATTTAATAACATAGACTTCTTGTCCACATTATATCCGTTTAGCATATCGTAATAATCATCAATGTCTTCTTCTGTCACATCAGACTTCACGATATCTTTAACAAAATCAATTACTGATACTTCGTTATTAAAACTCAAACTCTCATCTTTTGCTTCAATATGTAAATAATCATTCATTAGCCGCTCTAAGTGATTAATCTTGCTAATAACAATGTTTTTGTCTTTTGTAGATTTTCCATTTAACTCATCAAATGTAATGCCGTCGATATCTTTACTATGTAATGACTGAGAAAACTCAGCCATGAATTCTATAAACTTATCATCTTCTAATCCAGAATTTGCAAACCTTGCGAATAAGCCGAAATAGATAAAGGAATCCTTTGAATCAAACATATTAAAAACTTCTTCATTCCCAACATTTGTAATTCTGCCAACTAAGTCTTCAAAATCATCGAAGCATTCAACGCTGGCATTATCTTTCATATATTCACACATATCCTCTTGCTTCTTTTTCCAGTCATCTAAAAAGTTCGCCGCCATTACAGATTCGATTACCACACGATTCACTGTTCCGTTGTTCCCCTCTGAAACTTTATATCCTCCAAGATCTTTGAAGAATGACATTCCAGAAATGCTTTTTACTATAGAGGCGAATTCTTCTCCGAGTCGCGTTATTCCCTTTTGAGAAGCCGACATAGGTTTACCTTCGTTATATCGTGCAATATGGTAAGCAATGTCCTCACTTGAACAGTTCAAATACTGCACAATTTCAAAGTTATACTCATTAAACTTGTCCTGTAACTCTTCTGGCAAATCCGCAAAACGCTTTCCTCTTATATCAAACTGCCTACATTCACTCATAGGAAATCCATTATCATCAAGTATCGGATTACCATTGTCAATGATTTGAGCCTGATAAATAATGTTCCATCTTCTAATATTTTTTGATATCTTATAATTACCGTTTATAAATGAATGAGCATTAGTGCATCGTTGCTTACCATCTAAATCCCAAATTATAGCAAGCTTATTGATGATTTGTTCAGCAAACACTAGAGGAGGAATAGGATTGCCCTGTAAAATATCAGAAATCAAATTTCCTTTCATGGCTGGACTCCATTGCTCAGATGCTCTTTGAAGTGGATGATCGAATCTGATGGTTCGATTATCTATTTTCTTCATAATAGAAGCTATACTCAGCCGGTTTGATTTACTTTTCTCTAGTGTTTGTGTGAAATTATCGTTCATTGATTTTTCCTCCTCTATTTGAACAAAATTTGTCTGTTTTAATATCATGGCTTTTTCAAAAATCTTCATATCTTTTAGGTTACTTACATATTGATTCTCTGTTAATCTCAAACGTTCTCTAATTTCGAAAGGTTTGTATCCGTCCATTATCAGACTAGCTATTTGTTTTTGCTTTTCCGAAAGAGATTTTAGATAAACCTGAATGTTTTCATCGTCTAAAGGATCTATTTTATCAATAACAATATTCTCAACATCAAGATCTGATGGTAACGTATCTCCAAGAGTTACTCCCTCATTTTCCCCAATGGGAGCATCAAGAGATGATGATAATCTGTCTGATTTACGTTTCTCTCTATTCAGCCCAGTCATCTCAGTCATAAACTTTCTTTTAAGGCAGCCTAATAAATATGCTTCGAAAGGTACGCCATTAGCTTCATTAAAAGCTTCCGTTGCCTTCCACAATTCCATATTGGCTTTGCTGTAAAAATCATCATGATCTTTTTCAGATATCCCACCGAATTTTATAAATAATGGATACGATACTTTACGCAACTTTGCCATGCCATTGGAAGCATATTCTTCTAGAATTTGCTGTTTTTGCTCTTCTTCCACTTAAAATCCTCCTATAATTCTGTTAATGAGCGACTTTAACTAAGGTCTGGCTTTTTTTGCCGACCAAAATAACAACCGATGCGTGACTCGAACACACCCCAAGACAGTCAAAGTGCCTTGTGCTACCACTACACCAATCGGCTATGTTTTTAAATTCTCTTTTTTTTACTAGGAAACGCTTAGCAGACATGCTAAAAAGTGAAAATACTTGACTATTACTAAAAAATTATGTAAAATAAGATCAAGTATAGCTTTCTGCTATATTTCTTAAATTCACTTCGACCAAGAAATGAATTTATGTATTGTGTATAATTATGTAAATTGCAGTCTGTTTTGAGGAGGTGCGCCAACACCTATGATCCTAAACAGACTGCAATTTTTATGTCTGGAATACTTTGCCTTCTGAACTGTTTCGATTATACATCGAACATATGTGCTAGTCAAGCAAAATTTGACATTTTTCGAACATATATTTGCTTTTTTCAAAATTACTCCTTTAACAATATTGTACTTAACTTACCTCGTGGCATAATATTCCTTATATCTGATTGCTTTTCAGTGAAAACCCTCAATTGATTAATGAAATCATCATATACTCTTGCAATTGTTTCAGCTTCACATATGATATTCACACAATCATCTTTGTTTCGTTTTGTAAATTCTACAACATCGTCTTTTTCTAAATCCTGTACAGCTACTAATACCGTCTTTCCTTTTGTCCCTCTATAATATTCATTTGCTTCTTCTATGGTCATTTCAATATAATGCATTTAATCACCTATTCTCCGAAATTTGCGTCATACACACGCTTAATTTCATTCCTTTCATTAATGTCGGTTATTGTACCAAGATATTCTTGTATTCTTTTCTGATCTATCTGTCTAATGGCCTCACCTAATACCATAGAATCCTCAACCAACCCTTTATGCTTTCCTTTAGCAATAAGAGTATGCGTCGGCTGATTAAGGCGTTTGAGTTGAGTTGTGAATGGAAAAACAATGGTAGTACCGCTATGTAGATTCCCGGTGTCGTTTTGTATGATAACCGCTGGGCGTAATCCACCTTGCTCAGAGCCAATTGTTTCTTTTCCAAAATCCACAAGTACAACATCGTATCTCTTTAAGTCTTGTGTCATAATATTACGCATTCTCCTTTCTTTTAACCACCGTTTTCCTCTATATTCCACATTATATATCTTCTGGTATGTATTGTCAACTACATATTGTCAAAAATATATTTATTTTCCAAAGATTATATGTTACAGTATGTATTGTCAAGAATATAAAAGAATGGAGTTGATAACGTGCGGTTAAACATTCAAGGTTTGGTCGATAAAAAATTTGCACATACTACTGGAAAATTCGCTGGTCAGGCTAATATAAGTCAATTCGCTAAAGCTATTGGGATAGAAAGAATAGCTGCCCTTAAAATTTACAATGGAGAAACATCAAGTATAAACTTTGATATTCTTGAGTCAATCTGTTGTGTACTAGATTGTACTCCAAATGACATTATTGTTTCTGAAGACCCGACAGTTAGACGATTGCTTGCTTACTATAAAGCATTAAATAAAGACGATAGTAAATAACCTATCGTCTTTTCTATTGAAACAGTTCTTTAATCGATTCTACTCTCCTACCATTCCATCATGATCTCTATCGTCCATATACTTATATAACCAGTGGTCGGAGTAAATAGGCATTGCATAACCAGCGGCTTCTGCTTCGGCGATAGTCACCTTCCCGTTTCCATTTGTATCAATCTTCGAAAGATCATTTTGATCATTCGTAGTTGTAGCTTCAGTCGTCGTAACAGCAGTGGATTCGGTCATACCTGCTTGGGTATTGATTGTTGCATTTACTTCATCCGAATTGACATTATCAAAATCATCTATAATTTTATTCCCATTAAGCACATATTCATAATGATAATGCGAGGGGATTTGTGTTGTTGTATCTGGATATGTAATAGTGGCAACGAAATTCTCGCACCCACCTGCATCTCTGATTACTTTTTCCATGTACGCTTGATCGCCATGTCTGTTTAAAGTGCTATTTTGAGGCGTTATATTATAAGCATTTGAAACCCCTCCCAATGAATCAGCAATAACATGCCCCTCATCTAGATCTTTCTGTTCTGTCCCTGGAACCTTGGCTTCGTCAGGATAATATCTCCCGTCTCTATTAACTGGTTCGGTGGAATTGTTTTGTAAAGTGATTTTATCTGCCGTCACATATACCAATTGCCCGTAGCCATTTGTAAATGCCCAGTATACTCTGTCTCCAAAACCAATATCAACAGCTACGTTTGATTGCCTACTTCCGGATAAGTCGCCACCGTCTACTTTTATAATTTTATATAAATTTCCATTATATTCTATTGATTCACCGTTATTTGTTAGTGTGGAGTTTCCTCCGGCGCTACTGGTTTTAACAATAGCATTGGTGCTGCCAACTGCAACATCACTGGCTTTACTCACATATCCGTAAGATGTGATTGAACCCGCTGTTAATAAAGCAATTAATATTCCTAAGATACTTTTCCTTGACATTTTCATCTTCATTCCCCCTCCCTATAATTGACGGTGTGAGATCAGGCTTTAACCTGTTTCAGCACCTCATTGACTTCCTTAACGCTAATCCTCCATATAGCAGCCACCTTCTTCTTATCCTGGCACTTCTCATAATCCCGAATAATATCGTCGTGTGTCCACTCATGTGGAATTGGTTTATTAATGAAATTCTCCACCACTGTCCTCGCTTTTCGCTTTTCATTTGTTTGCTTATCATTATTCATAACTTATATTTTATCACACTGCTTAATTATATTCTATCATAAATCCCAATATTCTCCAAGTTCCATACTGCTTTTAATCTGCTCATCTCTCGTAATTCCAAGATACCTAGCCGTATCACTGCTATTCCGATGATTCAAATCCTTCTGAACTTTAACCAGGGCAAGTGGATCTCCATTCTTCACGTACATCATGTATTTATGATAGGCGTATGTTTTTCGTAAGCTATGTGTGTTATAGTTACCTTTTATACCATAAGCCTTTGTCACTTCCTTAATCATTTTCTCTACTGTTGCATCTGAGATAGGAGAATATGTGTTATCCTTGTTCTTTCGTCCTTTTAAAAATACATGTTCACCGGCTTTCGGATTTGTATCTGAAAAATATAGGTACTCCTTTACAACTTTTTTTATATATTCATTTGGGCAGATCAATTTCAGTTTACCAGTTTTCTGTTCTTCCTTATTTCTTCCATCGACAAACGTTTTCATGTCCGATTCAAAAACATTATCCCATCTGAGATGAGTTAAATCAGATACACGCAATCCTACGTTAATTCCAACCACGAATAAAAACCAATCACGATATGCAGCTCTTTGTGTATCTAATCTTTTTGACGATAATGCTTTATCATGTAGGTATTCAATACACTTTTTCACATCCGATAATTCTCTTATTGGATGTACCCAACGATTAACCGAATTATTATTAGGAGTCTGTTTTTCCATGCCGTCAGTTTTTAATTTAGGATTCTGTTTTAACTTTTTTACTACCTCTAATTGAACTATATTATCTTGATAATTTTCAATTGTTTGTGCTTGCATATATTCTCAGTCCTTTCCCGACACTCAATCTACCTTATAGACACTATAAAAGGCACTGGACTATAATTCTCCAATGCCTTCTAACTATCTATAATGTTTTTTCCACATAGTTTATCATGTTGATAGCTTATTTTATTTTAATACATACCTATCACTAAGTCCTCTTTTTACAATAACACCCTCAAATCCATTTGAGCTCTTGATTGAATATTTCTCACCTTTTGAAAAGAGACCAGATATATCCTCCAGCTCAAAATTTTCTCCTAAAAAATTATTGGTTTTAAGTTTTCCGGTAAACGTCTCTGTAATTTTTCCTAAATCCTGGTCAAAGAATCCGTCTTCTCTATATAGGTGCAGCTCTGCCCCTATTGTATTAAAATAAAATTCCATTATATCTTCCTTTCTTATGTAATAAAACGATGATTTTATCTGCTATACTCTATATTTTTTATATTAACGCATTGTATCTCAACATTTTCACCAGCCACATCTAATAAAAGAATATCGTCTTCTTCACCCTCTGCTAAATCCATACATATAAGAACTCCTATAAATTCCTCACCCTCCAAGTCTGTGACTTTAATTCGACTCCCCAAAGAAAAATACTCTTCGCTACCCATCATATTATTTTCTTTGGTTACCTTAATTGCAGGCATTATGCTTGTAATCTCCATATACAATCCTCCTTCAAACTTAGATTTTATCAATAAAACTTAACTTTAAATCACCAGATGATCTGTTTGGACTAAATTTCACCAAAAATCCATACTTAAGATAGAAATGTTCCAATCTGTCAAAATGGTCAATATCACCTAGCGATAAATATCCATCGATATGATTTACAGAGGTATTTCTAGCTTCTTTAAGAAAATATTCCATACATATTGAACCATTTCCAATTTCATTATCTATCATATTAATATCCGAAATTTTAATAAATTTTTCTGTTTTTAACGTACAGACTTCTGCCATAATTCGTGGATGGTTATTTATGTAAGATGGGCCATATAGCATTATATATAGTACATTATCAATGTATCGTTTAGTAACGATTACGTACTCATCAGCTCTATTCATCTCTATACCTAATACATCAACTTCATCCTTTTTTATCGCATTAAAGACTTTCTCATAATTACGTATTGGATTAACATTTATTGGTCTTTTTAGTTCTTTATATATTAAATAGCGCCCATAAAATTTGGGGAAAAATAATTGAATTATTTTTTCTTCCATCATACTCCAATCAAACTCAAATTTCATCTATACTTATTCCCCTACTAATTTCGATTTCAACCGCTTCAATATCAGAAGCTTGGTCGCACACGCAACGACATTCATCATTGGCGATGTGGATTTTTATTGGTACATTTAATTTAGACGCGGCGCACGTTCTATGTCTTCCATTATTAAAAGAATATTTCCCACACGGTTCAGTTCTTATAACCAGTATCTCGCATTCTTTAGTACGTTCATGGAATCCATTCTCTATTATGTTCTGCATTAAACTTTCGCACTTACAACTTGTGTCATATATAACACTATTCAATAACTTTTCCTTATTTTCTTCAACTGGACATATTCCATTTTTCTCAAAGTAGCAATCACCGCGACTAAAATTAAAACAGAAGTCATTATAAGAAGGAATATAATTTTCAATTATTTCTTCATCCATATGGATTACCCCTCGCTCTTATTCTATTCTTATCTCAATAACATTCCCGTGCATTTCGTTAAACACGCACTGGAATTCGTTTTCCGTATCATTAATATAATATGTTTTGACTATTTATTTCTACTACTCAAGCTCTTTATTTTTTAACTCCTCTAAGAGTTCCTTATTATGAGATAAGATTAAATAAGAGCGGTTTAAATCAAATTTCAAATAATCAAGATTTAAGTTATTTACCATTTTCTCTTGTATTTCAAATATTTTATTTGTTCGTCCAGGCACTTTTTTATCTAAATACAATAGTGCAAAACAGGGCGTTATTGGTACATACAAGGAATTTAGAATAAATTCATCCCTCTGCAAGTCTTTTGTTGTGTATCTGATAGGAAATGACGCAGTCACAAATTCCAACCCATCTGGACACTTTAATATATATACGTACATGTCAAGTATGCAGTTTTTGATAATATTAGGCCACGATCCTTCAATTTCTTCAAAAGTAATTGTATTCTTATATGCCGCTAAAAAAAAAGGTTCAGACTCTGAAACACCCAGTGCATTAAATAATTCCTTATATGGCATTAATTCAGAAATCTCTTTCGTATCACCAATCCCATCCATAAACACATCTAAAATAACTGGATTCCTAACAAACAAATTACTTATTAAATTAGCCAGGGCTTTTTTCTCAGAAGATCTTAGTATTATTGCATTCCGATTATCATTATTATTACAAATAGATATAACTTTTTTAAGTATATCCGCATATCTGCCCTCTGCGTCTGAAAATGTATTTTCTATCGCATTATACTGCACAAATTTATTATCGTTAGGGCTATTTTCCCACTCTGTTTCATATAAATGATTCTTTTCACATGTGTCTCTAATATTACTTTTATATATTTTTCTATTTACTCTATTATAAACCCAAATTTGCTCAGTGACTGTAAAATTCTCAAGATAAGCCTGCGGCACATAATGTTGTTTTTTCGTTCCCATAATCCCCCACTTAAAATAATCATTTCAACAGTTCTTCGATAATTGAGCTAATACCTCTGATATTATCATGACCCATTATTTTTCCAGTTCCAGCCCAAAACTGATACAGACTTCTATCACGCTTCCCCCAACAATGAAAGTGTCCTGTTGACTCATTAAGCAACCGGTACTCAATGCCATTTTCTTCAAACTGTTTAATAGCATATTCGATCCTGTCTGGTGTCTTCTTCACCTTTTCATTGTGAACTAGTTTTAACAATTCTCCGTCTTCTCTTATATCTCCCATATTTACCCCCCATCAATAAAACAATCCTTTCAACTCTACGCTACATTATTCTCTTTTCGAAAGTACTGCACTCCTGTAGGAGTCTGTTCCCATTCTAAGCTTTTTCTCCCATTCATCAGACGTCATTACATGAGTCCCGTGTATTGCTTCGATAATTACCATTAATATATCACCACAAACAAATGTTCCAACCATCTTATATCCATCTAAGCCATTCATTTTTATCTTCCTCCATTATACTATTTGGATAATACAAAAGCCACCAGATTTTTATCATCCAGTGGCTCACATAGTTACAATTAGTCTTTTTTATCATAATAACCCATATTTAATCTTCTTCTCATCTCTGCCTTTGTGTATTCCCCGCTCAAGTTATCTCTTGTCAGAGCATCTAAATCCTTTGGTTTACTTGATGGTTCTAAAACCCCTGTAGTGAATCCTGTCGATATCAATAAATTTGTTAAAAATCCCATAATATTATTCTCCTTAAAATAGTTCTTTTATCAATCTAATTCATTTGTCTTATGGTAAAATAAAACCAACTACCGAATATTGATAGTTGGTTTTTTGTTAATCATCTTATAAATAATTTTTCAAGCCATTCACATAATTTTTTTTAATCTACTAGTCGCTCCGATATCTACTTGCATTTCCACTAATAGACTGTTTGCAAGATCTTGTATTTTATCACTTTCAGGAGCATTGTTTAACGGGAAATTAAATTTCATATTTTCATAATCTTCTAACTCTTGAGGATCAATACCAGTAAATTCCTCTTCTATTTTACCTTTTAGCGGGTTGTTGTCATAGCTAAAATTTTTAAACTCTTGTATTTTATAGCTTAAATAATCCAAAAATATTATATATTCAAGGTTTGCATTTTTTGATGCAATAAGTTTCATTCTCGGATTATAGTCTTCAAATTTCTTGAGGTAAGAGTCCTCGAATACAAGTTTAGGCTCCTTAATGCTATAATCTATGAGTCTATAAATCTCCATGTATAATTCGTATCTTTTTCGGGATATCTCTAAACTTAAATTTTTTTTATGTTTAAATTCATTTGTTACTATTCCAAAAAGAAAAGACAAAACCGCAGTAACAATAGCTATAATTATTTCAGGCATGAAAATCCTCCATATACTATGTAATATACACCTATTATCCAACTATCATATTCGATTGTCAATGTACTATTTACTTATCTTCCAAATATCAGTTTTCATTACCTACCTGATTCGACATTTCTATCGATCTGTCCAAATATTCTACGAGTTGGCGCATCAACATACCATTTCTGATTAATACTTCTTCTTTTGATTTAGCCCCATCATTTGCCACCAGTAACACCGTCTTTACACAAGCGGCCCCTAAATCGCATATAACACTATCCTGTGTTCCTTCCATGGCGTGGATCTCTACCACTCCTTCATTTGTGAGTCCATTCTAGGCTATTTAACCTAATAAACGCACTACGATGATTTTCACCAATTAAACAACCATCTTCATAACAAATTCCTTTTCCATTTATCCATTCTATATATTCATTTGATTCTAATCCATCAGACTTTAATTTTATATGTTCTGTTTCTACCAGATACAACCCATATTCAAGTGTTACCTCTTCCATATACCTTCCTCCGATTAAATCTTGTATTTATTGCAATAAAAAAACTACTAACTTAATTATTAATTAGCTAGTAGTTTTCTTTACAATTTATTGACTTCGCATTATAAGTATTTTGTTTACCTGACCCAATTATTAATTCGCAGAAAGTTGATTGTGAATATTTTCATCGGTAAAATCAAGCCAAGTTACATCTTTCTTATTATTTTGATTATCTATAAAATCATTGTATTCGTTCTTATTAACCGGTTGATTATTTACAAAATAGGAAGTAGAAACGTCTGGTTTGGTAAATCCCATGTTATCATATTCATAAGCATTAGACGTAAATCGTAATTTAGCACACCCATTATCATCTGAACCATTTGACCAACAAAACGTTCCATCATCCTTCAATCCATACAAACCCCTGTAACTGAAATTATAACCATACATGGTACCGTTGTTGTAATGCAGTACTTCTACGTAATCAGGGTACGGAGAATCGGCAGATAAGCAATATTGTACAACTACTTCTGGTGTCTCATCTCCGTCCATATCCAAGACAGAAAAATTCAGAATCTTGAATGTTTCTGATCCATTACTTAGAAGTTGATTCAAAAATAATGTTTTTGTCGCATCTTCTGCGTAAAATGTAGTATTAAATTTAGCTTTATTTTGTAAAACATCATTGTATGCCTTTAGTGGATTCTGGAGGGATTCATCTGATGTTTCTATTGAGATACTAGGCTCATTTGCTGAAGTAGTCGACAAAGATACTTCGCTGGTTGAGATATCCGGAACACTTTGTTGCGAATCTTTTGTAGAGCAGCTAGTAAGACCACAAGTCAATAAGCTAGTTATAATAAATGTTACTAATTTCTTCATTATACATACTCCTATAAATTTATAATTTATATGTTTCTCTGACATTCAGAAGTTTATTTTCCTCGTCGACAAAATTTTATCTGTCAGCCATCACATAATATATTGCGTAATTGAGTATATCATATATTATAATGATATTCTATCATATAATTATTATAAATCCCCTCATACTTCACCATAAAATATCTCATTTATTTCCCTAAAGCGTCTCTAAATCCTTGATTATAATTTCTTCCCATTTATTCATAAAAACCTCTTTGCATTCACTGCAATCACTACAATCTCCCAAAGGATTATCAAATTCGTTGTAGTAAGCATATGGGCAATGTCCTTTTGGGACATTTAGTTTTATTATTTTTAGTCTCAAATCCAAAATAATTTCTTTTAACTCTTCAGTTGTTTTCATTCTAACTCCTTTCAAATCATCATTTTATTTACTAAATACATCCCTATAAACCATTTCTTTAAGTCGTATTCTTTCTGGATATGTCAAACTTCTTTCTGAAAAAAAACATTTGTCGTTTGTACTTTTCATAACTTTTGCCTTAATCTTCTCTAGTTTATTTCTTTCTTTACACATTCTCATCATTTCCTTTCTTACTATCCATTTTTTAATGAAAGCACACATTTATGCATTAAAAAACAGCCCGATATTCAAGGCTGTTAGTTATTTACTCTATTTTCTCAATATTTATTATTTTAGGATTCTTCATTACAGCGGTGCCGTCTCCCAGGTTCATTTGGTAATAATCTTCTATGTCATTGAATATTTCTACTGCTCCGGAATCTTTATTCTCTGAATTTCTAACTTCGATTCTTTTAATGTACTCGTCAATACTCATTCCCTTTTTGTAGTCATTAGTGTAATCGTCGATAATGCTTAAGTCTTTTTCGTCCAGATCTATTTCAATGGTTAATCTTAATTTACTCATAGCTTAATCCCTCCATTTTTATAATTATATTATATTTTAATTTTCTTTACAAGCACTGGCTTATCAATTCATCAGTATCCATCAAATCTGTATACCAACACACAGCCGCAGGACGCTCCTCTGATCCGTTTAAATAGTCTTCTAATTGCTTCTGGAAGTACTTAAGCATATCATCATCAAATACTTCCGTTAGTCTATTAAAATCGTTACACCGTTCTAATTCTCCATATCCCATTTTAGCACGTCTCCCCTGTTAAGCTGTTCTATCTTTCAAACATTATCCAAACGTTTCCATATACTCTGCCTTCGTCATAATACAGGCTGTCGTTGCTGTTCTATATATTACATAGGTAGTTCCTCTTGACATAAATGTTTCTAGTTTTGCATTCTCCATATCTGATCTCTCCCGTTCCGATTGTTTAAATCTTGTTTTACTCTCCCACGAGTCGATTAATAGTTTCGTTTAATTCTCCAAGTCCACAAAATATCTGCCTACCTGTTGATGTATCTATGATTCTGTAACCATATATATATGTTGTAATAGAAAATCTCACAGTAAAAACCTCCATTCTATTTGTGTTTGATACTCATGAACAAAACAACGCTCACAACCCACATAATAGCCGTTATAGCGCCGTTTCCGTCCTGATCTGATAGAAAATATGGTACAAAAAAAGAAAGCCCGATTAAAACGCTTCCCATGAGTTTGTAGTATTTATTAAGTTGTTTTGATTTTTGTTTGTGCTCAACAGAACCGTAACTATACGAATCATCATAATTCCTGACCGTGTTTACCATAGCTATTCCTTTCTTGTGATAGACTTTCTAACGTCCTCAAGTGCCTCCCTAAAGCTACTGTGCCACGTATAATGCCCTTCTGTATCGTAGATGTATATTTCCTTACCTCGCTTGTTTTTCTTGCTACTATCATCCATATTCTTTATTCCTCCGCTTGTTCTTTGTTCTTAAGATGTACTTTTTATCCTTCCCATTGCATAATAAAAAGCGTTATCTATAAGACAACGCTCTTATTATTCTGCTATATTAAATTAGTACAGTATAATTAATAATTACAGAAAAATGGATTTATTTATTATCCTTAATATACTTTATAATTAATTCTGAAACTACAATTACAATTAACACAAATATAATTCGCCAAGTATTATCTTTAATAATATTTACCCATTTAGCATGTGTAGTAACTTTATCTGCTATTAACATTCCGCAAATAATTAAAATATAGCCTAAGTTTGAAATAATCTTATTTAATAATGTTTTCATTAATTCTTATAATCCTGTGCATAGGAAGTTGTTGTAACAATCTGAACAGCTGTGGCTCGATTACTATCTGTATAAAAGGTTCTTTCTGTTCGCTCTACTGCTTTTTGTTGCACTGCTACATTAGGTATTTCAGTCCATCTGAAACTAACCACCTCATTGTAATATGTCTTTTTTGCGTTTATTTGAACAATATAATTGACAATAACTGATATTGCGGTTACTGCTATTTTTGCCCTTTTATCAATATTTGAAAACTTAACAATAGCATTAATTACAGCCGTGACCGAAGTAGAGGTTGTTCCGGTTATAGCTTTTGTTCTTTTAAATGTTGCCCATTCAACAAAAGTATTACTAACAGGATATCCGCTCCACGTACCATTCAGTTGTATTAACCGATTTGAGGATTCTTCTATTTTATCCTCATTCAAATCTAGTTTATCAACAGTAGTTTTTCCATTTTCGTTAATTGTCGTTGTAACAACATTATTTTTTACAACAACAGTTTCAGTACGAACTAATGTCTCTTTACCAGCTTTTATATTATAAATTTGTGAATTTGCGTAAGTAAGATCATTATTGGCTTCTCCATATACTTTGTACTTCATGCCATTTTCATCATAAGTATAAACTAGCTTTTTTGATCTGTCTGTAGTCTGTCTACTTGCAACACTGTTCGAATTACTTGATTCAAGCAATTCTTCTATACTACCTTTTTCGTATACAATGTTTTTTCTTACAATGTTATCAGAAGCGGTTTGCGCAAATGAACTAATTGTCGATGTGAACATAATTGATAATACTAATAAAGCAGAAGTTACTTTTTTAAATAAAGTTTTCATAAATACCCTCCTAATGTTTTATTATACGCCTACAGTTACTTATCTAATCTTTAAGATATCACCCCTTTCTTTATATAATAGTGACTAATAATTTAGTATACTCTCTTATAACATATATCTTAGATCAGCTCAACCCAAGTGCCAGTTTTGTACATGTTGAGTTCCAATTTTTGCATTACAATAGTATTTCATTCATGAAATGTGCTTTTCATGTGTGCTTATAACATCGTTTCAGCCATGGGACAACTAAAGCAACCGCCACATTTCGCTAAATTTTCTATTTTCATTTTATTGATATATTCACTATCTTCTGCCTGGTTATCAGTAATACACAGTCCACACTCATTCATACCGCTTACTTCATGATCTTCATATATCTTACCACTAAACATACCTAGTCTTTTCATTCCAATCCCTCTCTTTCCGCTTCAATGAGACGTGAATCCTGTCTTTCATCTTAAAAAAAAAATGCTAAAACATTTACAACAAGTCTTTTAACTTTATTTGTCTAGTTATTAATCCGACTATTATAAGTACTGGAAGAAAAAATAAAAAACATATAAATTGCAAACATTGACCATTATCTGATTCTATAAATCTTTTCCAAAATAATTTCATTTTAATTTCCTCCTTAAAATTACAATTCTATTATCTTTTATATTGGGAATGCTTTTTGGTGATCCTCTTCCCATTCCTGCTCCTTTTCATATAATTTTTCAAGCCATTCTATCTCATTTAGATCTTTTGGCTTACTTACCTTAAAGAACTTTTCTAACTTTGCTGTTCTATCTCCTATCATTGTTAAATACCTCCATTCTCTACATGAAAATTATATTCTCTATAACTGTTTATTTGACCTACCATAATGTTTTTTGATAATCTCATTAATTGCTTGATCGTTCTTTTTTTATCATATTGAATTAAAATTTCACATAATTCTTTTTTATTCATATCTACAAGCATTTTATCCATGCTGTAACAACCTTCCTTTCTATATTAACCGTTGAAAATTACATTCTATTGTTTAAAAAGACATACTGTGTGTGTTGAGTTGTAGAAATATATTTAAAGTACTATCTACATCAATCACACTTTCCAATTTATTCATTTTTTTAGCTGCTTTTTCCTTTGATTTATAAATATGCTCAAAATAATCAAGTTCAGATGATTCGAGATTTTCAAAATCAACCGCCCCACTTTCTTTTCTTTTTGCAGTTCTAAAAAAATCATTTAGATCCTTACCGTATTGCTCAAAAGCTTCCTTTACTTTGACATATTCTTTTTGTTCTTTTGTTAATCCTTTGTAAGTCTTTTTTTGTTGTCTTCTAAAAGCCTTTTGATATGTTATACTTCCCATTTATTCCTCCAATCTAACCATAAAACATACTTTTCATATGCTTTTAATCGTTACATTTCACTATGACTTCCCAATCAAGATCTAATTTAATTTCTGGCATTATGTAGCCTCCTTTATAAATAGTTATTAATCCATGTACTTTTGTCTGTAGCATCAACCATTTTTATATAATATTTACCGTTGTACTTAGCGTACTGACTCGTATATGCGCCTGTGTACATTTCAGACATACAAAACATTTCTACTCCGTCAATCGTGCACCACTTAAGAGGCGGAAGCACATTAAGCGCATCTTCGAAACATTCTTCCGTAGTTTCCTCTAATGGCTGATTAATGTATGAATTTCTTTGCAACTTTTCAAGCTCATTCCATGACATAACCTTATACTCTTTATTTAAGGCTGCTTTTAAATACTGTTCAAATTGTTCGCATGGATACTCTTTACAATTCTTACTCCATGTATCAATATCCCTTTGCTTGTATTCATTGGCACGGTTTAAAAGTTCTTCTTCTGTCTCTCCGTCCTGAAGAAAATCATAGGTTGACAAATGTTTAATATCTACCGCTAAAATATCCATATTCATAATTTTATACCTCCAATTTAAACTAATAATAATGCTTCTCTTCTATTTACGTCTTTGAGATTATGAAAGTTAGGCTTCATGTTTCCAATATAAGTTGATCCAGTTGGTGCAGTACAATAACCCAAATTAACCCAACCTTCCGGCATTTCTGTTAATACTTCAATGTTGCGTTCTTCTGCATATTCTCTAACTTTCCTGTACTTTTCTTCTGTAGCCGTTTCGCCCGTAGCTATCGAAAACAGTCTGAATGCTTCATCAATCAACCTTTCTTTGTTTTCTTCTGTACCTTCAAACATCCAATCAAAGTTGATAACTGCACGTTTTCCGTCTTCGCTTCGCTTGCTTTGTGGGTTATATGCTCCCCAACCTCTTCCTTCTGTATCTGTCATATATGTTGAAATACACCAGTAAGTTTCTAAAACTCTGTCCATATATCCATGTTGTTTCCATAAAACAGGAAGTGCATGACTTCCACCCCAATTAGTACATAATGATAATTCAATTGTAAATGTTTCGCCTTTTGCGTTTGGTTCTGTAAATTTATACCACCACACCTTTTCTGCTGATTGCTCTACCGTATATTCCTTCTTCATTTTAATTACCTCCATTTATTTTTTATTTATTTTCACTATAAAAGCCACCGGAACGCTGTCCAATGGCTTCTGACTGAAAACAAATACTATACTACTTATTTACTAAAATTTTAAATTAATTACTTTTTTTACTTTTTCACGTCCTAATTGGTAGGAATCGCCAAAAAGACATAATCCCATGAATCCTCTTGTTATATTATTTCGGCATACCGTTCTTAATTTTTCATCGTTGCAAAGAACCGTATCACCTATTCTTATATTTTCTTTGTGAGTTAATTGTATTTCGTAATTCATTTTATAACCTCCCTTTTGCTTTAAAAGAATAGATTCATTGCAATTTTCCAAATACCGGAAAGTTCGTTTCATTTTCCATGTCATAGAAACACTTTGCTTCTTCAAGATCTATTTCATTTACAAAACTGACATAGTCATAACCGTTTGACTTTAAATCCTTTTTGATGAATTGTTCTGCTTCTTTTCTTGTTGGCTTTTTTAATCCTTTAATACAAATTGAATAAGTTCCCATTTCTTTTACTTTTGTTTTACTGCTCATTTCTACTTCATAATATTTAATATTTTCCATTTTCTTTCCTCCATCAAATAAGAATTTTAATTGTTTATTTACCGATTAAACGTATACCTTTTGACCAAATTCCCTGTATTAAGATCGTAAATATCAACCCTTTTTATTCTTTCATAATATTCGATTTTGTATTGATTTTTAAAAGCCATAATTCCATAAAAATGGCTTTCGACTTCGTCACAAAAAGATAATAAATATTGAAAAAGCTTTTCTTTAATATCCATCTTTTAATCTCCTTCTATATGCTTGCGGACTTGTGACCGCCTGACGTGTGTCAGGTGCATTAAAACGGCTATGTGGGAGCCGTTCCACTCTGCTGATTATCTAAACCTTTCGTCTAATTCTCCATTTAACGCACATTCTATTTGATTAGCGTAAACATCAAACCACATTACCCACAACTTCATTTTCTCTTTTGTTTCGTTATCCAGTCCACAAGTCTCCAGTGTTGTGAGTTTTTTAATTTCCTCAACTGCTTCTCTGATCTGTAATATCTGTCCTTGTTTTATATACATTCGGTTTTCCTCCCTTAAAATTCGGTTTTTATTAGATCTTCTTCTTGCTAAACTCCTTCTCCAATTTGTCATAATCAATGTTATAGTTATATACAAGACCGTTCTTTTCGTAGATGCAAGTAATTATTTTCTGGTTGTAATATCCCGTATAACAGCATGAATAAACACATTGTCTACCATTATAAATGAGCAATTCCGCATTACTTCCTCTGTCATAGAATTGTGTACACTCGTTTAAATCGAGTTTATTAAAGATATCAGAGCCGTTATAAAATCGGCTTATAAACTCTTCTTTGAAGGACTGTGTATTACTCCAATATTCACCATTACTTAATTCACAGATTGTTTTTACTATATCAGACATCTTTATTCCTCCAATTAATCAATCGTTTTTATGTTATGGTTGTTTGTTACAATGTTTAGAATACGCATAGCTGATATCCGTTTGTTCAGTTCCCAATACGTTAAAACCTTGTTTTTCTAAAAGCTCTTTTATAATTGTTTCCATATTAATATCAGAATTATCTACCTCTATATCAATGTTTACCTGTTTCACAATCATGCCTTTCTACCTCCCTACCATATGGACATCTTAAATATCCATCAAATAATCGTTTGATTGGTATTAATATTTTAATGTAAAATCATTAGTCAAAAGAACATCGTTCACTCCTTTAATAAAATGTACATAACCCCTTTGATTTATATACCATTCTTGACCTTTTGTGATATAAATGCAATTAGAAGTATAGCTTCCTCCCACGCTGTCAAGAAGTTCTTCTTTTAATTTTAAGCAAGCCGTGTTTGTATAGGCTTCTTTAACACAATATGTCACCATTCTCCCTCCATTCTACACTTTGCGGACTTGTGACCGCCTGACTTATATCAGGTGCATTAAAACGGCTATGTGTCAGCCGCTCCACTCTGCTAATACTTCTATAACTCTATTACCGCACCTACGTGATTATCTTCGTCCTCACATTTACCAATTTCAAAATTCATTGGTATATTGTTTTCAATTGACACAATTTTTCTTGCTTCGTAGGAATCATAAGCATTTTTTACTACTTCAAAAAGTTCTCCTTTTTTCATAAATGATACTAAATATTTTTTCATGGTTAAGTCCTCCCTATAAAATTCGGTTTTATTTACTTTTAGTCCATCCATCTCTAATACATTTTCCATTCAAATAATCAATGTAATCTTTTATCTAATATATAACTTGTAATTAGTCTTTTTAATATGTCTAAATCTGTATTGCTATCAAACAAATCACCTTCTTTATCATAAGCAGAATATACAACTGTTTCTTTGTCTATTCTTTCGTTCGTGTCTAAGTCATAGCTTTTTTCAATTGAAAAACCCTTAAAACTATTTAATGTTTTGCTTTCCATATTTTTTCTCCTTTAAAATGGATATTTCCTTGTTACCTTTCCCAATAGTAGCCGTTACCGTCCAGAAGTGTAATCTGTGCGCCGTCTGTATCTGCCTGGATATCTGCCACCTGATTCATGTCAATAATGTCTCTGTTGCCGAATCTGCCAAATAAAAAAGCACTCATAGTAAGTGCGGTTACGATAATTACATATTTGATTTTCTTCATTTCCATATCCTCCATTTAAAAGTTAAGAATAGTACCGCCTCTGTGAACCTCCTGTACTCCCGTGTATCCCGTCTCTATGTTCTCAAAAACCAAAGTTTGAGAATTGATTTTATAGTTTGGTGAAACCGTATCAAGTATTTCTCTGCATTTCTTCGCTGACAATGTAGGCATATTCCGAAAGTAAAAACTTGAATCATAGGCGTTTCTTGCGTCATATGTGCCGATTAACCGCTTTTTCCCTATCGTATATACGTTTACTTTCATATTGTCATGCCCCTATGCTTTTAATCAAAAATGGATCTGCAACATTTGACCGTTACAAATCCTTATTTTAAACTTCTGCTTCTTCAATTTTTAAGTCGTGAAACATATTACTAGGTTCCAACTCGTAATATTCGCATAGTGCTGAAAATGTTTTGACAACGCATTGCCATTCGCTTTCACTTACGTGTTGCACCCATGGTTTTTTACCTCTACTTGGTAAATCAATATGGAAGCCGTTTTTTAGTTGCTTGTAAAGTTCATTCCATGCCTGACCAACTGGAATATTTGCAAAAGCAGCCATCTTTCGGACTGCAAAATTAATACGGCTCCTATCTTCCCATTCAAGAATACCGTTTGCAAGCGCTTTTTTAGATTCTTCCAGTTTAGAAATATGACGATTTTTATAGTCCATCATTTTTGTAGTTGCTAACATAATCGCCGTAGGGTCACCGCTTGCATATGCCATTCCAACCGATAAAGCAAGGGTTTGTTCTTCTGTAATGTCGGCCATCTTAGTTTTAGGAATTGCCTTTTCTTCTATATTAAGAAGTTGAGTCCTAATCTCCTTTGCTATCTCAGAATCTCTAAGCAACATTCCAATGCGGAGAATTGCGCGACGAGGGATAACTTTGTTCCCCCTATTACTAAACCGTATACCATTTACTTCAAAACCTCCCCGTAAGTTTGAAAGGGACATATTGTCTCTATCAAAAAAATCCCTCGTTTCCTTTCCAGTGTAAGATTTAAGCCCGTCCTCTTCTAGTTCATCAAGGTTTCGGAATATCAATTTTTTAACTGTATCCTCCTCAACCTCATAATAATCAGCTACTTGTCTGGCTGTTGCTAATTCTGTGCCAGGAATAAGAAGCAACTCCTTGACCTTTTCTAGCACTTCCACTTTAACAACTAATTTCTTTCTAAACTCTTTGTTTTCTAGCAAATCAGTTTCTTTCATCATTGTTTTATCCTCCTACATTAATTTATATCTTTATCAGATATTCATACAAACGAGAAAACAAGCTGTCATTTCATACTTGCGCACTACTTAAACAACTTGTTTTTATACGGTATCACAGACAGGGAAAGCATATCTATTTTGATTCTGTCTACTACTTGCTAATCAGGTACAAACCTTTCACTTTTGCCCGACTTCCTAAAATCCTTTTGCAATATGCTGCAATGGTGTATTTTCGTTTGCATTGTATAACTGGTAAAACTGTGTTACTTCCTATATGATGCAAACCTTACGGCCTCTAATCCATATTACACATATATATTTATATACCGCTTTTTATCTGCCCCTATAAGTAGTTGCATCCGTCTTGCTTATAGTCTTGAGCGGTTTGTATCGTCCTGCCTAACGTCTTCTGGTTTCTTCCTACTATCCTTTACGGTATAGCGTGTACATATTTCATACGTTGCGGATTTATCCTATTTTCAAAGTTCGCTATAGCCTTTCGGCCTATCTGTGCCACATCAGCCAGATGTTTCATTAATTGTTACAATGTTTAATTCTCTGTTTGAAACTAAGTTTTTGGGAATTTCGTTGCCAGATTGACAACTATTAAAGAAATGTGATATACTCAAACTGTCTAGGAGTGAATATTGATACATTTCAGTATTTCCCGGGAAAGTCTGGTAGTTGTCGCTACTGGACTTTTTTATTGCAACACTCTTTGTTAGAGCAATTGGAAAGTTAGGTTATGAACCTTTTTTACAACTCGTGATCCGTTGTTTCCTTTCCTTTAACTTATATTAAGTATATCATGTTCAAGCACAAACGTCAAGCATTTTATTGCGTTTATGAAACTTTTTTTATTGCTTTATTTCATATCTGCCGATACTGATAAATTGATAACGGCTAAAATGCGGTTAGCATCATCGATGGAAAATGATTGCTTTTTCAATAGGTTATCTAATCCTTGACGAGAAAGTCCTATTCTTTGTGCTAGTACTGTTTTTTTTATACCAGAGTCCTTTATAGCTTGATTTACAGCTTGTATTAGCTCCTGATTAGTCTTTATAATCATTTTGGTGTAAACCTCCTTATTTTGCCTTACTTCCTTATTATATGTGCCATTATACCAGAATCAGGGCAAATTAAAAAGAGTGTAGGCCCTTAATAATTCAATAGGCTTTACACTCTTTGTTTATTGTACTTAATTGGGATATCTTTTGCAATTTCTCATTATGCTCCGTTTTGTAAACGTGGCTTTTATCATAACAAAAGCGCAAAACCTATTCAATTATCAAGGTGCTGTCTGTTCAAATATGATAACAAGTACCTGCTTGCTAGATTAGTCTATTTGCTTTGACGCTACAGGCTCGCCCCTGATAGACCATTGTTGCTTATGCTTGACAATAACAATGTTTGTCATAATCATATTCATAAAATCCTTCTGAACACTCAATAACTGTACCACCAAAAGCTTCAGCATCTCCGCCAGTTTCGATTGACTGAATAAGTTTTTCAATGCTTGCCAAATGACAGCCGTATATAGAAACATTATTTGCCTTTGCTTCTGCTGATGAAATTAACCCATTGAATCCCTTCTTAGATGCATAAATTTTCATTGAATTCATGTGTAAATCCTCCTATATTAAATTTGTAATAGCCCTTGTGGGAACTGCACCCACTCCCATGATGTTCTATGAGTAAGACTTGAGTTAAGGCTAGATTTAAACAAGATAATCATATTCAAGGTTTGTAATATTTCAGATAAGGACTAGCGTCTATTGCAGACACGTCTTTTACTTTGGAATTCAACACGTTTTCAATTTCTTCTTCCGTGTCTATAGCGTCTCCGAGTGTTTCAAATACTTTTCGACACTTACTTACTATTTCGTTCTGCCACTTTTGTGGTAACTGACAGACAAATACTAACATAATAGATACCTCCTTATTAAATTTTGAATAGCCTTGCCAGGACTTGCACCTGACTGTAACGCGTGTCGTTTAGGCTTGCGTGTTATTTTATGGTTAATAATACATGTGTTCTGGCTGCCTGCCAGTATCTGCTAAGCTAATACTATGATTCTGTTTTTGCATTTGTGGTTCATGCTTTAAGTTATTCATAAGTAAATTCTCTGACGAGTCTAACAATTCGTCAAGTGTCATTACATTTTCTGATTTTTTCATGACTAAAACCACCTTTCGATTGACTCGTAATCGCGTACCGCTTTATTCTTCTCTATTAATAAACCAATTAGTTAAGCTCAGTACTAAAAGGAAAAGAGAAACAAGATCTTGAGATACAATTACAAACACAATTGCTGCCATTATGAATATCAGGTTTACTTTTCTCATATTTTATTTTATAATGGAGATGTGGCGGTGGGTAATTATCCCACAAACCACATTAGGAGTCTAGTGTCTCAAACTCAAAAGCTGTATGATAAAGTCTAGTATTACTTTTAGTAAACTTGCCGTTGCGGTAACAACGCTTGCATATGCTACTAGCAATTTAACTTTATCGCTTTTGAGTTTGGGCTTTTTATTACCCTTACCCATTATGTAGGTTTCCCCTTTCCTTTATTTAAGATATCGGCTTGTTTCGTTTCCTTACCTTTATCTTATAACTTATTATAGCATATTTATACTGTTATTACAATACTTTTATCTATATAATAGTATACAAGGATTCGTATTTATATTGTTATATATTTGTGTATATTGACATATAGTGAAATGTATTGTATAATCAATACTATTTATGAATATGTGAGGAATGATAAAATGAAATATGAAGGTAACATAAATGATATTATGAAAGTGATTGAGCATATAAAAATCGACTACGAAATAAACAATACAGAGATTGCAAAAAGTATGGGAAAGAGTAAACAAACCGTAAGCAATTTGTTGAATGGTCAAACCGGAAATATTACCCTTAATACACTAGTAGCATTGTGTAATGCCGTTGGGTGTGAATTGCACATTGATATTAAACGGAAAGACTAGAATGGTTAAATGGACAAGTATAATAAGACAAGCTAATTTTATGTGTGTCATATATTATTTATAGTTATAAACATTATGTGGATAACTTGTGGATAAATGAATGGTGTGTTGTGGATAAATATGATGGATTAGGGAATGCTATATATAAACTAAACGTATCGTATAGTATTTGTTTTCATTGAGTAGTCACTCATTAAAATCCGAACTATAATTGTGTACACAATTAAACTGATGATTACACCTGAATCAAATATTACGTCATAACTACAATATACCAACGTCTACCCATGTCCCATACTCACCCATGAGCACATTCAATCTAGTTGGTAATATGTACATTTACCAACTAAAGACACCGTAATAGTATAGTATTATGGTACTTTCATAGACGGGGGCTAGGTTTACATTTTAGCAATCATTATTGTAATCTCAAAAGTCCCTATCAGTTCCATCCACACATAAAGTTGAAAATTGAATCTCATTCCTAAACAATTAGTCAAATCACTTCGGTAGCTACTTCGAGCCAATTCTCAATTATCCCTATTAAATAAGCCTTAAAAAGTTGTCAGTTAATTCATTTCAAACTCAAAACACTCAAATTACCCCTCTCAATCGCTAGAAATCCCTATAAATCCTACCCTTTCCCGAACTCTCCTCGATTTTACCCAAATCAACACATTTGATCATCTATCTTTCACTCACCAAAATCTCATATATCCCCTATAAATCATTACATATCCCATAATTACGCAACACAAAAATACCACTCTCTCGAAGTGACTTAAAATTAGCTATATAAAATTCACTCTCTAATAGTGTCAAGTTATTAGAATATTTACATTTGAATCCATTTTATATTACTCCCAATGCATATAGAACTATAAAATCCACTTTCAGAACAGAGAAATATATCATGGATGCACATAATTTTGTTTTACCAAATCATAATAGAAACAAAGGGAGGATTTATAATGAATCAAAAAGACATCTATGATATAATAGTAGAAAATCTCACGAAAGAATGGGAGCTTTCTATGAATAATCAAATACCACAAGAGAAGTGGGAAATACCCGAATATGCAAAATCTGAAATCAACAAAGCTGGAAGCACTGTAGCAAATCCCAATATACTAGCAGAAGAAAGACACGCTGCTTTAGAGGTTCTTAACAATTGGAGATCCTCACATGCATATCCTCTACAGATTATATCCAGTAATTTAAGATTACGTAATCCAAATGCAATTGTTGTCCAACGATTAAAAAGACTGGAATCCATTATTGGGAAACTTGAAAGATTTCCAGATATGAACTTGTATAGAATGCAAGATTTGGGAGGTTGTAGAGTAATTGTCGATACCATTGAGCAGGTGTATGACACATTAAATAAGTACAAAAATTCTCGTATTCGTCATGTACTCAAACGAGAAAATGATTATATTGTTACCCCCAAGGAGTCAGGATACCGCTCTTATCATATAGTGTATCAATTCCATAGCGATACAAAAGAAACTTATAATAAAAACATGCTTATCGAAGTTCAATTCAGAACGAAACTACAACATATGTGGGCAACAGCCGTAGAAATGATGGGAATATATACAAAATCTCAGTTGAAAGCTAGTATCGGTAATAAAGATATATTGAGATTTTTTGTATTGGTGTCTTCAGTTTTTTCTACTATGGAAAATATGCCAGTAACACCCAACACTACAAATAATCTATATGAACTTATACACGAAATAAAAGAGATAGATGAAAGGCACAATATTGTATCAAGATTAAGTGCGTTATCTGTTGCCATTAATCATGTAAATAAAAATGCAGACCTTAAAAGAAATGGATACTACGTTTTACAGCTTAACTATGGCAAAAAATTATTAAAAGTAAATTCATTCTCAAAAAGTCAAGTTGAACTTGCAACTAATGTGTATAATAAAATTGAAAGTCTTAATAATCCAGATTTAGACGTAGTATTGGTATCTGCAACATCATTTGATGCCCTAAAAGCAGCGTATCCAAATTATTTTACTGACATATCTGGTTTTGTTGATATGATGAGAGTTGTCTTAAAATAATAATAATAATAATAATAAAGGAATAGGTAGGCAAATGTGCTTACCTATTTTTATTTGCTCAAACTTACGTTTTTACCACTCCAAATCAATTATACTCTCTCCTACCTATCTATCACCTAACTCATTCAAATCCCTAAAACTCTCTACTTTAATAGAAATATTCCCACTGGTTAATCATCGCATAGGTACTGTGGGGGGTACATTTTACATCTAAATAGAGAATTACATATCATACCACCTCTCCCATCATTATTACAGGCAATATACTTTTGATATTTATAAGAAACAGGATATTGGATGACATGCGTAGCATGGAAATCAAGCAACTGAAACAATCGGTTCCGATTGTGTAAGGCGGTAGAATCACTATTAATCTGCAAAGAATCGTTTCTGAAATGGAGAACTAACCATTGGCCACTTAATCACAATATGAAATATCCAATAAGGAGGAAATCAAGATGAAACTTTACATCAGAGATCTACCACAGCAGCAATATCAGTATCAATCGCATGATCTCATTTTATCAAAAAATGCAACTCTAAAGCCGGGTGATACGTGGCATAGTAATTGGTCAGATTACCATATTGATAGGGTTACATATTCTAAAGATGGATTAGTTGTATATGCCACTAAGACCAGATTACAAAAGGCCAGAGGTTGTTACAAAGTTAAGAAGAAGCCAAGATAATCAGAGAATATAGATCATGTACCCAAATGCACACTTAAATGATAATTAGTAAACAATCCAAAACTACAACCAAAACACGAAATATAATGCGAAGCAATAATGTCTGTCTTATTTAATAATGTTTTATATTACTCCTGTTCAGTAAACATGACTTTTGTCACATGGAAATTTCAAAAATTGCAAATATCATGTGAAAATATTCCTCTTTGCTGAACGGTGAAGATGTTTTTATATGAAAGGACAAGAAGAAAAATGAAAAACAATACTGAGTATTTTACACGATTCCCAAACAAGTATATTCAAGGAAATATAAGAACGAAATTTGGAGTTAGTCGAAAGTTCTACATTGTATATATCCTAATAGACAAGTATAGGTCTATAGAGAATTATAGTTGGATCACTATTCGAAAGGTTCTAGATTTTTATGGTTATAAAACACATAAGAACAAACCAAAAGCATTTGGAGAGGTGTTAGATGTTCTCGAATATATGATTAACAATGAAATGATAGAGGTTAAGCAAGATCTAAATTCAGTGAACTATGAAACTGGCATTGAAATTAAGATAATCTCAAATAACTTCGACCATGCGGACTATTTTACAAAACTTACATCAGAACAGTTTCATGTGATTATGATGAACGAATCTTCTTTAAATAGAGAATGTTTACTTATGGCCTTTCTTTATATTACCTCTTATATCAGATGTAGACCGAGGAATGACGATGGAAGTGAAAAAACTCAGAATCCTTCAGATAAGCCAGAGGCATTCTTTGGAAGTATTGAAAAAATGTCAAAAGAACTTGCAATGTCTAAAGATACTATTATGAGCTGCATTGAATACCTTATTGGCTCAAGCGACAACCGCAATGCTCTTCTAATGAAAAGAGAAGTAGGTAGTATACAGCCAAATAAAGATCAACCTCCTAAAAATGCACCAAATATTTATGTGTTAAATAAGGAGGGTTATAAGTCCGAAATTGAGTGGGCTTTTCAGAAGATGTTGGAGTTATATCGAGTAGATGTTTTTGATAAGAAGAAGGGAGGAAATACAACTCAGGAAAAATCCAAATATCTGTTATAAGAACAGAGAATTATTGGATGTGACCAAATCAATCAATGGTTCACTAGAAAGTCGGCTTTAGATGATATCAACAATAAATACTAAATTAAATATGGAAAAGGAGAATTATAACTCACATGACAGGAACAAATACATATTCAAACAGAAAACATACAACATACGGGGGTGCTATCAATGTAGAAAGTTTTAATACAGAATATCGAGGTTTTTCAACTATGAGCGATATTACAAATAAAATTATATCGGATATGAAATTCGACAGGGAGTGCATAAGCAATAACGAGAATAGAGAAAAACAGAAAAATTTGAATATAACAATGGAGGATAATTAAATGCTTAGATATAAGATCTTGTCAAACAATGTAGTAGAGGTGGATTTAGAGAATGGATATAAAGTCGTAGCAATGGCTAATTGGAATAACGATAAAAAGAAATACTACACTACTCTCCTACTTCATGAAAATACAGTGAGTAAATGGGATCTGATTGAAGATGTTGCCAATATAGAAATGGAATCTGATATGAAATCTATTAAGCGAGATATGGCACAGCATGTCACAGATCTACTTGCTGACGGTTTTTTCAAGAAATACATAGACAGGTATGAGTATGAGCTGAGATGTTTTGATAAAGGTTTCGACATTTTGGAGAAAGTGAGAAATGAAACAAATGATTAAGGGATTGGTTAGATTTGCAAAGAGGTTAATAGGTAAATATGAGCCTGGTTACGAGTACTGGGTTAAGTTGAGTGATATTCATATTACTCCACAATTCAAACAGTCGAGGATTAAACAAGAGAAATACAAGAGAAAATGGCAGTTTTATCACCAAAATGGATATTGTGAAAGCATGATTGTATTGAATAAGAATTTTGAGCTGATTGATGGATACAGCTCTTACAAGATATATAGGATGGCTGAAGGCGATGACTGCAAAGTACCAGTAAGTTTTGTTGATTATAGATAAGTATAAATTCCAAATGGTTTATGAAAGGAGAAATTATGGACAAAAAATATATGTTGGATATTATCGAGTCAGAGTGTATGAGAGAGGATACTTGTCCAGTGGACAATTGCCAGAAATGTAATGAAATTGAAGAATGTTATACGAAAGCCGTCATTGTATCTAATCAAACTTTTGCAGAGAGTATTGATTATGGAGGATACGATTCTGAAGAGGAATTTTGGGATAATTTGTTAGGATAAGGAGAAGCCAATTGGTTAATGCTGGAATTTACATACCTTCAATTGACGCAAAAGATATTTATCTATCGGCACACTATATTGATAAAAATACAGAGGGATATAATTTAAAACTCAAAGATGGACAATATAATTTACGTAAATTCATTAATTCACTTGATTATAGTTTGGATATGATCGAATTACTGGATATATATTATAAGAAATACAGAAAGAATGATTTTTATTTTACTATTAAAAAGCATAAATATTCTGTGAATGTAATTAACCTTACATTTAAGTATTCTATAAAGGATTGGAATCAAATGAATAAGAATACTTTTGTAAAGTTTGGATACGATTACAGGAAATTGGAGTTTGAAGATTGTATTGCTAAAAATTCAAATGGTGAAATAGTCGGTATTCAGATTAATGGAAAAGTAATACACGCTATAGATTTACCGAAACCATTTAAAAGCAACGAAGTAAATATACCTGATAAAAAAGACAAAAGTGCTATTAAAGAGATTCAGACACAATATGTAAAACAAGGTGAACCAAAGACCATATTAACAAACGCGCAACTCAGAAATGATTTGTACAAAAACGGGTTTATTTGTAATGGAATTAATTATTGTCGAATGAAAAGATCTACCGGATCTGCCCGCGTTGGTAAATGTCTCTTTATAAACGAAACTCTATTCAATCCACTCCTTAAATTTAGCTCTAGTGGCATTGACTTAAAATATGGACAAGAAATTGATCTAGCAGCATATGAGGGATATATTGCGCTCCCATCTAGTAGTATTGTAGGCACTCTCCCAATTAAACCTGAAAATATACTAATGATAGACGATTATGATAGTGTTTTCAAAGATGATGTGATTGAAACTCACGACGAGAATGGTTGGCTGAGAACTACAGAAAAAAAATGCGATATTACAAATACCATTTGGGATGGACAGTCTCTTATGGACATTTCACTCTTCGCAGAATACTCGGAGTACGGAATGGTTCTTCTACGAAATCTTATGTTTAAGTCTTGTTGCTTTAATTGTAATATTCAACAATGGTTCAAAGATAATAATATTACCGATGTGTCGCAATTAAATGGTAAAACTAGAGCTGCGAAAATTGAAGATGTAAAACTTATTACTACTCCAAGCAGCATTAAGTATCTTAAATTTAATACGTGGGATAACTGGCTTAATAATTTATATCCCAACTTTGGCATTGTTAAGCACGATAAAAAGACTCATTTTTTTGGAGGTCGCTTAGTCCAGACTCACTATCAGCTTATAAATACTCTTCAGATGTCAAAAGATGAAGTTCGTGAGTTTTTACAGGAGTCTTTAGACTTTGCTCAAATGTTAAGAGATAGACCAGAAGTTGTACGTCACTATATTAAATATCCCGATATAGATGAATTAGATCCACTAAGTAAGCCTATATGTACTAAAAACGATGTGGTATACAATTTTTTATGCATAAATGAAAACTTTGTAAAAACGAAATATTATCAAGAATTTTTAACTGATCTACTTAGATCATACTACAAAAACTTAAAAAATGGTCATGTATATGTTCACGGAAACTACTCTACTCTTCTTGGTAACCCAATAGAGATGCTGCTACAATCGATTGGCAAATTTAAAGGTAAAAGTCAAATTGGAATCGGTAAAATACATAGTACACGTTTCAAATACAATAAAACTCTATTGGCTAGTCGCAGTCCTCACGTTACAATCGGGAATATTTGGTTACCACATAATACGGAAAACATATTAATAGACTGTTATGTTAATTTAACCAACGAAATAGTTTGCATTAACTCAATAGGCGAGAACGTATTGCAGCGATTATCGGGTGCTGATTTTGATAGTGATACAGTTATGCTTACAGATAATGAACTTCTAATAAGAGCCGCAAAAAGGAATTATAATTTATTTAAAACCCCTACTTCGTTTGTGTCAGCCCGTAAGGTTAAGAGATATTACACGCCTGAACAACTTGCAGATCTTGATATAAAAACCTCAGTAAACAAGATAGGGGAGATTGTAAATCTCTCGCAAGAGTTAAATTCCTTATTGTGGAATAAAATGTATAGTGGCGCCAGATACAATGACATAAAAGAATTATATTATGATGTTTGCCAATTGGACGTTATGTCGGGAATTGAAATAGACAAAGCAAAAAAAGAGTTTGATATTGACAATAGCAAGGAACTAGATAAGCTTCGTCAAAAATATGATAACGACGTTAGAGAATTTGATTCTGATGAAAATGGTGAATTAATCAAGGGAAGAAAAAAAATGCCACACTTCTTTTCTCATATTTCAAGACAAAAAGGATATTATAACCCAAATAAAAAACATTACTGTAAATATCACACTTCTATGGATTACGTACAAACAATCATTAATGGTTTTCGAATTAAGAACCCATATAAGAAAGATTGGTTGCCATTTGTTTCTATATTAGACAACTCATTATTCAGAACTTCTGGCGTAAACCAGCAACAAATAAATAGGATTTATAGTATTTTGAATAGATATAACAATGAAAGAAAAAATATATTTAGTTCTGAGACCTTTACAAAAGAAGATAAAAATCAAAGGGCACTTGTATTAAGAGAGCGATTAATTGCAGATATCGAAAGTGAAACAATGGGATTTTCTACAATATACAGATTGCTATCTTCTATTGAAGACAAAGAAAACACACAAATTAAAAATATATTATTAGAAATATTATTCTTATGTGGGAATGCAAGTTTTAATAAAGCAATCATTCAATCCAAAAATAAAATCATTCAGATTGAAGAACGTGGATCTGATATAAGTTTATTTAATATTGGATATAAAATTACAAAAAAAGAGGTGAATTCGGAAATCAACATTGATTTATAGGCTTCATATGAGGGCGAAATTTAAGTTACATAGGAAGGGGTAGCTTTCTAACTATTATCCTTAATGAATACTACCCTATTCCATTGTAAAATCTAAGATATTATCTATTATATCAGGGGAGGTATTACAATACAACAAGAAAAAATATATTATAATCAAAATGATGTAGCCAAAGAAATAACAGATAAAATTAATTATTCAACATCCGAAGTCATAAAAGTACTCAATTCGTTGGGTGATGTGGTGAAGGATAAGTTTAGTGAAAGTAATAACCCTATAGAACTCAAACTTTTTCCGGGATTAAAAGTAAGTTCAAGATACTTATCACCAGAGGAATCAAAGTCAAACTTAAAATTACAAAATACAGAACATTTTCTTAGCTTAACATCTACATTTACTGATGATTTTAGAAAAAAAATTAGAGAATTACATAAAATAGAACACTAAGTTTCATATTTCATATTTTCTACTCTATGCCAATTATAACAAAGCCAACTCTGGCGGTGCTATAATTGGCTTCTTTACTGATATTAGCTCAGCTAGGTAGAGCGCCTGTTTTGAGATCAGGAGGTCGAGTGTTCAAATCACTCATACTCAGTTACCGTATTTTACGGAATACAAACAAGAAAGAAGGTTTTATCAATAGTTCAGATTACAAAATCGGAAAGTGTTGAGTTACAGAAGTTAGGTTATTCATTTGGGCATGAAGGTGATTTGCATCATACCTATAGTCGATACAAAAAGTATTATTTCACAGAGTCTCGAAAAGGTATGGCAGATTTAAATAGGATCAGAAAATCAAATATTGTAAAACAGATAATATAGTTGATTTGGAGAGTAGGTACTGCTCTTCTATTTTTATGTAAAAATCTAAGAATGAAAGGAATATTTTAAGCAATGGGAAAAAGCAAATTAGTATATAAGAGAAATATAACAGATAAGTTATCAGTTAAAGGTGTTCTATCAGAGGATACAACTACTATTACATATGTGGACGAAAATGACATTAAGCAGGAAGTAAAAATTGCAGATTTGCTCAATGCGTTTAAAAACGAAAGCATTGAGTTTGGAGTGCAGCTTAAATCCGATGAGGACCTCGAATTAATTGAATCTGACGATGAAAACATTGAATCTTACGATGAAGACAACGAATAGGAAGGGTGGGCTGACGTATAGACAGTAAGGCATTAAGACAGCCAAATGAGGAACCTAAGGCTTATCGAATAAGATTGTATAAGAACAAAGAACTGTATGGATTAAGTAATCCTGAAATTGGCAGGTTGTGTAATGAGGCTTTTGGAGTATGCTATGACGAATCTGCCCACCGAAAACATATGAAAAGTTATTTGGAGGGTTTTGGAGACGCGAAGGCCGAATCATGCGACTCCGATAAGCACATGAAAGAGCTTCAGATTCAGAAACAGGAGCTTCAAAAGGAAAAACAGAAGCTTTACGATGAACGTACTGGTCTTAATAAAATATTACGAGAACAAAGTAGGCGAGAAGAATTGTTTAATATAGTAAAAAGAGCAATAGATGATTATGAGCCAATCGTGTTTGAATATTCGCCATCTCCCATTATCGATAGTGACTCAGATATAATCATTCACCTTACAGACGTTCATGTTGGCGTAGATATTATAAGTCCTCTTAACACCTTTAATTTTGATATTTTACAGGAACGACTAAAGAAATACCTTGATGAAATATCCGATATTAGAGATACATATAATTCAACAAATGCCTATGTTATCTTAGGTGGGGATATGATCCATGGACTTATACACACAAATGCAAGACTCGAATCTAAAGAAAATATTATAGAGCAAATTAAAATGGTATCTGATATCATCGGACACTTTATTGATGAATTACGATATATTTTTTCAGGTGTGTTTGTATATACAACGCCAGGTAATCATTCTAGGTCTACTGCTAATAAAGATGAATCAGCTCATGGTGAAAATTTTGACTTGTTAATCCCCTATGTTCTACGTAAGGATTTTAATAATGTCAAAAATGTGTTTATAGAAGAAAACACACTGGATATTAACATTGCAACATTTGGGGTTAGGGGCTGGAATGTTTATGCGAGTCATGGAGACAAGGATAGCGATAAAACAGTGGTATACAATATGACTAAATTAGCTAGAAGAGCTAAATATCCCTTACCAGATTTGTGCTTCTTAGGACATCGGCATGCAAATGGTTTAACTACCGTTGATGAAGTGAAAGTAATTCAGTCTGGTTGTTGTGATGGGATGGATTCCTACGCAATTGATGGACGCTTTGTGGGAGCACCTGAGCAAACAGTCACTGTCGTTACTAAAAACAAAAGAATCAAAGCATTGTGTGATATACAGTTAGATTAAACTTAGTAATCTAACAGCAATGGATACGAATTAATGACTTTTAATATGAAGAGTGGGTGTTACTACTCTTCTATTTTATTGACAAAAAAGAAAGAATGAGGATTTATAAAATATGAACAAGACAGACGTATTAAAGAACATTGCAGAAACTACCGAATTATCTCAGAAGAATGTTGATGATGTATTAGCAGCATATGCAAACTTAGTAAAGGAAACTTTAACTTCTAATAAAGATGAAAAAATTACACTCCCAGGACTTGGAGCATTTTCTGTTAAACACGTTGGCGAAAGAAACGGAATTGTACAGCTCGGAGATAAAAAGGGATCTACATGGACTACTCCTGAACATGATGAAATCCGCTTTAAGATTTCGGGTAGCGTAAAAGAAATCTGATGGGCGGTGATGTGAATGTATGATGTTTACGTAAAAGAGATTAAACTTACAGACGACGAAATTACCATTTTAAAAGAAGTGCTTGAGGTACGTCAGGATAAATGTGTATCTGTAGGTGAAACAGTTACTATAGAAACACTTTTGGAGAAGTTAGATTAATTTATGAATCGTATAAGGTTCGTATCTGTTAAAGGATGCGAGCTTATTTTATTTAGAAAGGAAGTGAGTAAATGGCAAGAAGTACAGTTTATAACAGTATTACCAGTCCTGATAAATTGGCGAAAATAAGCACTGAAAACAAACAGCTTGGTGAAGATTGGTTAGAGTACATGCAATCAATTGATAGGTCCCCGCAGTCATTAGTAGCTTATCGGTCAGATTTGAACATATTTTGGGTTTGGAATATGGAGTTTAACAATAATAAATTCTTTACAAAACTAACCAAAAGAGAGATTGCCAAATTTCAAAACCATGCACTTAATACATGGGGTTGGTCTCCTAATAGAATTAGACGAGTAAAATCTTGCTTATCCTCTCTTTCCAATTACATAGAAAATGTATTAGACGACGAAGAGGAATTTGAAAACTTTCGCCCAATAATTCGTAAGATAGAAAATCCCAGTAAGGAAGCCGTTAGAGAAAAGACTGTGTTGCCAGATGAGGAAGTGGAACGCCTGTTAAAAACTCTTGTAGAAAATAAGCAGTATGAGCGCGCCTGTTCAGTAGCTATTGCCGCATTCTCTGGGATGCGAAAGACAGAATTACTTGAAATGAAGGTCGAGTTCTTTAATGATGAACATTTTGTGTATGATGCTATGTGGAAGACCGATAAAATCAGGACAAAAGGATTCGGAAAGCTTGGAAAACAGCTCAATAAATTTATACTTTTTGGTGCGAAGCCCTATATTGATTTATGGCTAAATGAAAGAGTAGAGAAAAATATTGTTAGCAAATATTTATTTGTTTCAAAATCAATAAATGAGGACGGAACATTTACTTGGAATCAGAGAAAGGACGTTAGTCATTGGACTGAGCAGTTTACCGATATATTAGGAGTCGACTTCTATTTCCACTGTATGCGACATTATACCTGTACCAGACTTCATCGTATGAATTTACCTTCCCATGTTATTCAAGAGTTTTTTGGTTGGTCATCTTCAGAAATGCTAAAAATCTATAATGATTTAACCGCTGAAGACGAATTTGAAAAGTATTTTGACAAAGACGGAGTCAAAGAAGTAAAACAGGGATCTTTGACTGATTAAATCCGCCTTTCATTGCCGTGATTTAGTTATTGTGAAGTTTTACTTGCTCCTTCATCTTCTCCAAAATATGTACTAAATCGTATCGATTGTAGCTTTCATTGAATTCTCTTATAGAAATATAAATACTTGTTTCATCAAGGAGTACATATCTTTGTGTCATAGCATTATAAGTATTAAAAAAATCATTACAAAGAGTTTCTTCGTCACTTGTAATATCGAAGACAAGACTCAGAGAATCTATCAATTGCTCTTGTTGTCTTAAAATGGTTCCTACGTCATCACTCATTGAATATTGACTTTTTTGTATTTCGCCTTCCCACAAACTTCTGTAATAATAAGCTTCGCGTTTTTCTATAGATGGATTTCTAATTGGCAAATTGTAAATTGCTATCTGATATGTATCAAAATAACCATTTAAAAAATCATTCATTATTTTTACTTCATGATAGACTTTGTATCTTTTTTCAAAAAGAGCTATGTTATTTTGTTCTTCTGCAATCTGTTTTGGTATAAGTACTGCAACAAAAATTGCAATAGTCGATATAATAATACCTAAACCTGATATAAATAAAGATAACCATTCATATTTCCCCGGGTTGGAATGATTCTTAATTGCTGTAGTAATATCACGTGTCGATTTTCTTATTTCAACTTGCATTCTTTTATCCATTTAATTTGTCTCCTGTACTGTAAAAATTAACACTAAACTCACTCATATTATTTGACTCAATTATAACAAACTTACACTTCAAAAAATAGTATTATTTCTAAATTAGCTGCCGGAGCAACGAAGCAACTCATGCTGATAGTAAAGAGAGAGTCGGCATTCGGAGACTCTAAACCCATACCACAGGAAATGAAAATCCTAAACCAAATTAAGAAGAGTATTACTACTCTCCTATCTTACAGAAAGGAGATTTATATGAGAGATATTACATTATGCCACCCTAGGCTACAAAAATTAGCAGCACAATTAATTCAAGAATGCGCAAAGCAAGGACTTAAAATTGCAATTGGAGAAACTTTTCGTACCGTTGCAGAGCAAGATTCTCTATATTCACAAGGAAGAACAAAACCAGGTAACAAAGTAACCAATGCTCCCGGAAGTACATACAGTTCCTATCATCAGTGGGGGGCAGCCTTTGACATTTACCGGAATGACGGACAGGGAGCGTACAACGAAACCGGGAACTTCTTTGGACGTGTAGGATCTATTGGAGTGTATATTGGACTGGAATGGGGCGGAAATTGGAAATCACCAGTAGACAAGCCGCATTTTCAACTTCCAGACTGGGGAAGTTCAACGAGCGGTATTAAAAAGGTATATGCTAATCCAGACGACTTTAAAAAGACGTGGTCTGCTATAAAAGAAGAAGTCACTTCCGATAAGAAATCTGGTTGGCAGCAAGAAGGTGACAATTGGAAATACTACAACGGAGATACGGGTCTTCCAGTCTGTAATGATTGGGCACAGATTGATGGTAAGTGGTATTGGTTCAACGGTTCCGGGAACATGATTAAGAATACATGGTATCAGCATAAGGGAACATGGTATTACTTAGGCCCTGATGGTGCAATGTGTACATCTCAGTTAGTTGAAAATTCAGGAAAAATCTATGCTGTTGATACTGATGGTAAGATGGTAACTGGTGAAGTGATTCTCTCCTCTTTAAACGACGGAGCATTAGAGTATAAAGGATTATCGGACAGGAGCACGCTATGACATATAAAATTATGACATCTACATCTAATGGAACGAATGAATATTGGTCTTTTGTAAAGGTAGATTCTACTAGTACTACAGACTTCTCTTCTACTGTTCTTGATGATGTAGAGGCTAAATTGAAGGAATTAATGAAGTCTATTCCAATTACAAAAATAAAAGTTATTACAGAGATTGCTTTTACTAGTGATCTCATTTTTATTTAAGGAGATATTATGGCAGGAACATTATTAAGGATTGGCGATAAACCAAACGTAAATATGTGTGAGTTTGTTGTAGATACAGAAGAAGAAATTGAATATCTTCCCACCACAAAGAAAAAAGCTAGTGGTTTATTTAATAGTAGTCCAGATTTTGATGTTTGTCCTCCTATTGGCAGTACCTGTTGTGTAGGAAATGAAAATGGAGATTTAATAATTTATATGCTATTTACGTTTGGTTGGAGGAAATTATAAAGAACGTATAAACTACAGCATGAATCTTTATTACTACTCTCTTTTTTACTTGAATCTGCACTTTCATTTGGAAATCAAAATATAGAAACAAGCACTACTGCACTGGAGGTAAGAGCTTATTTTATTGGAAAGATAGGTGGCGGCATTTTGATTACATACGAAGATTGTATTAATTATATTGAAAATATTTTACCTACATATTCACCATCAATAATGAATTGGAAAACTTGGCAAAGTTCAAATAAAATATCACTTTCACAATCTCAAAAGAAACTACTTAAAAATTTAATTGAAGGTAAAGTTACAAATTGTCCGAGATGTATGGGGAAAACATTTGTGATTCATCTATATGCTGATTACTTAAACTACATAACTGATATGTGTAAGTATGATGATTCAATTAAGGCAGAAGATTATATTTCTGGATATGATTGCTGTTTAGAAAATCATTTATTGTCACACAAAATAGTTAAAAACGCTTTATATCAAAACAAAGAAAAAGCAATGATAGAGTATAACATACTCTCGGATGAAATCGAAAAGTTTATTCCTGAAAACGAATTAAAAAATTTTTCAATAGGATATGAAAACTAGACTTGTGATATCTCGAATGAGGTATCATTTTTTGTATTGCAAAATTGATACTAAAGCAAAGGAGGCATTATAAATGGCAAGGAAACCCAAAGTTGCCGACCTGAATGATAACTTTGACGATTCTCACGTTTATACGTGCCTACGATGCGGAAGAAGTTATGAGAACCCCGTTGGCAAATTCTATAAATCTCAATGGTCAGAGTGCTTCACAAAAAACTCAAAGTTTACACATATTTGCAAGGACTGTGTGAATGAACTTTTTTTATATTATGAGAAAAAGTACAACACAAAATCGGCTTGTATTTTTATGTGCTATAAACTTGATATTCCGTACTACTACTCTCTTTTTGACAGCATCATAAAAGCTAACAATAATTTTAGTATGGGGCTTTATATGCGTCAAATTAATGGTCGCCAATATCAGTATCAAGACTTTTCGCAATCAATTTTAGCTGGCGAAATAGGTAAAACGGCCATTGAAGTTGAACAAGATAAAGAGGTTAGGTGGTCGAAACAGGACAAACAGAATAGAGATTATGCCATTGAACTTATTGGCTATGATCCGTTCGAGGATTATCCAGAAGTAGATAGGCGTTTCTTATTTAATCAGCTTGCTCCATATTTAGAAGACGAAGATTCTGCTGAAGACGCATACAAGCTTTCCCAGATATTGCAAATTGTCAACAACAATAAACAAATTCATGTATGCGATAAACGAATTGCTAATTTAGATCCGGTTAAAGACGCTAATGACATTAAAACTTTAAATGTTATAAAAAAAGATCTTGTTGCTAGCAATGATAAAATCGCAAAAGAAAATGAAATTTCTGTAAAAAATAGATCTAATAAAGATGTAGGTAAATCGACATTAACATATTTAATGCGCGATTTACGAGAGAATCACTTCGATAAAGCCGAAGCTGATTACTATGATCAATTAAGCGGGGATGGAACACAGTGGGCAATTTCAGTATCTCAAAAAGCACTTTTGGATCATTGTTTATTTGATGAAAACGATAAAAAGGAAGTATATGAAACACAAATAAAATTAATAGATGACTTATACAAGGAATTAGACGATAAAAAAGAGCAGGTTCGTCAGTTACTCATACAGGTCGATGAGCTTAAATCACAATTGTCCACTGAAGAGGACGGTGACAACAATGGCTCATCATAAGTTAATATCAGAAAGAAAAAAGCGAATTTGCGAGTTAGATGCTAAAAGCATCGCATACTACAGGCGTAATCCCTGTATTGCTTGTGAAGATTTACTTGGAATAAAACTTATAGACAGCCAAAAATACATATTACAAGCAAGTTGGAATAAACCGCACGTTCTATGGTGTTGTAGTCGAAATTTTGGAAAGTCATTTTTGGGTGCAATTTTTATGATTCTTAAAGCAATTTTGTATGAGAATCAGGCAATTTATATAGTAAGTTCTGTCGGCGATCAGTCAAAAGAAACCTTCTCAAAAATTGAAGAGATTGTTCTCCGCATAGGAAAAACCGCAGCATCTATAGATTCTCTTAAAGATATTGTAGAAAAGGAAACCAAAAAATCAGGCAATAACAAGACAGGATTTGGACATGCTCAGTCTGGCTTCCATGTAGAATTCTATAATGGTAGCGAAATATTTACTCTTAATGGAAATCCTGATAACAACAGATCCCGTAGGGCAACTTTAGTGTTTTTTGATGAAGCAGCATTTTCATCTGACGAGTTAATTGCAGTTTGCGAGGCTTTTGCAACACAGAACACAGAGTTTAAGACTTCAGTTGCAAAAGGTTTTAACCCCGATACTTTAAAAAGAAAATGTCCCACTCAGTTAGTCTATGCTTCATCTCAAGATGACATGAGCAAGATTTTTTATCAGCATTATAAAAACTTTACCAAACGAATGATTGCCGGTGATCGAGATTATATCGTTGTAGATATGATATGTGATACAGCTATAAAAACGTTCATGGAGGGCAAACCATATACTCCTCTTCTAACGCAAGATAAAGTTGATGCAGCTATGAAGGCCAATAGAGAAAAGGCATTAAGGGAATATTATAACCAGCCTACTCGTGACGGTGGCGTTAATCAAATTGTTAAATGGGGAATCATACGGCGAAATGAGTGCTTTTATCTGCCACAATTATCTTACAAACCAAACACTTCTTTATGTCTTGCTTTAGATCCCGCCAGAACAATTGACAATTCTATTCTTGGGGCTATGAATATTGTCAATGATCCCAATCTGGGCTATATTGGCGAAATTGTTAACTGCGCCAATTTATTTGATAAGGCTAGTAAAAAGGGCTATAAGTTAGATTCAAATAGACAGTTGGCAGAAATCAGAAAATACCTTGCTCTTTATAACGGACAATATAATGATTACCAAAACATTGATTGTTTGTTGATTGACCAAGGAGCTGGTGGAGGCGGCGTTTCTACATATGCTGACGGATTACTTAACGATTGGGTTGGAGAAGATGGTCGGCGTCATAGAGGTTTAATTGATGCATCACATGATATTTACACCGGATATAAGGAACTTTATCCAAACGCTATCGACAAATTGAGACTAATTAGTCCTAAGAAATACAGAACGCAAATGGTTGACGAGTTTATAGAATTAATGGATTTGGGTGTCATTAAATTCCCATTTGAGTTTAAGCAAGAGTTTATATCAATGGCTAAGAAGCAAGAGGATTCAGATGAAGAGATAATTGAAAAATATGAATTATCTGATAAAGAAATATCCGCGTTAGCAAATATTGATCTAATGAAGCTTGAAACTACCTCAATTTATAAATATGAAAATGCAGAAAAAACCACAAAAACATATGCTTTGGCAAAAGATAAAGAGAACTCGATGCATGATGATCGGTTTTATGTTCTTATTATGTTAGCTCATAGGCTTTATGAACTAAGACGAGGACAAATAATCACCCAAGAGGAACAGCCCGCTGACTACTCTTCTGCTCCTCTATGTTCTTCTTCAATATCTTATGATTAGAAAGGACGGTGAAAAATGCCCGAAAATACAAATAATGAAGACTATGAAGTAATAATTCGTTCTACCTCAAACGATGGCACAGAAGTTATTACTTCCTCAGATACCATCACCGATAAATGGCTTGCCAGTGCAGTCGCTGGTTATGATCCATCAAACCAAAAATATTCTGCATATCTAAAAGATGGCAATTCACCGTCTGAAAAACTAACACCAGAGTATATAGATGAATTGGCTGATGGTACTCAGAATGATTTAAGGAAGATACAGATTATAAACTCTATTGTACGCAAAGAAATCAATAAGGACGGAATCATTGGTAAAACGCACGAGTGCATAACCACAAATATTAATACCAAAACAAAATTATCATATGATATGGATATCTCCGGACGAAATAAATCTAAGCAACTTCAGCAGGTTAAAGATATTATTACGGAATTTAATCAAACAATCAATATCAAAAGGTTTATCCGCAATTCAATTCCAACAACATTTGATGAGGGTAATTATATTTGTTATTTAAGGCATGAAAATAATCGTTATAAAATAGATTATTATCCCATTGGGGTTTGTGTTCTTGGTGATTATGATATAAACGGAGATCCCATTGTACTCTTTAATATAAGAGAACTTCGTTCAAGACTTCAAAAGATTTATAGAAAAACCAAGAAAAATAAACCCTTGTTTTTTAGTGATATGGAAGAAGAAGTCAAAGCAAATTATCCGCAAGAGGTATACGATGCTTTCATTGCTAAAGAGGATTTTGCAAAATTGGATTTTAAATATTCCGGGGTAATTAGAATAAATAATATGAATCGGAATTATGGCCTTACCCCGATTTTTCGCACGTTCAAAGATCTTCTTATGCTTGACACTTTCGACAATGCTGACAGAGTGAATAGTAAAGCTAAGGCAAAAAAGATAATTCACCAAAAACTTCGCAAGGAAGTAATGGGAACCGAAGGCAATAAAAAGGGCTTTGAAGAAATGAGTTATGCGCACCAGAACTTTATGGCTGCATGGAAACAACCAACTGTAGTAGTAACTACTCCTCCGACTGTAGAAGAAATATTATATGTAGAACCCAAAATAGAACTTACAGATACAAAGACTGTCAATAACTATCGTTCTCGTGTATTAGCGGCTCTTGGTATCAGTTTTCTAATGGATTCGGGTAGTCAATCTGTAAGTACTTCTGATATCTCTGTAACACAGCTTATGCGTACCATAAATATGATTTCTGAACAAGTCGAGGATATCTTGCAAAAATGGTATAAACAGGTATTAGTAGACAATAATCTACCAGTTGAATTTTGCCCAACTATCAATGTTATTGACAGTGAAGAGCTTAGTTTTGAAATGCGAAAAGACTTAGCCTCCACTCTTTATACTATATTTAATGGTTCTCTTACATCAAGTTTAGAATTGCTTGGCATAGATGTAAATGATGAAAAAGCAAAACGATCCAAAGAAAACGACGAAGGATTTGAGCAAATTTTCAAATGTAGACAGACCGCATATACATCTAGTGGACGAGGCGAGATAACTGAACCACAGGGCAATAAGGGTGGGCGACCTACTGACAACAAAAATAAAGCTAAACAAAAATACGATCAGATCAGACAGGAGACATTATGAAAATAGAAATTAGTTGTCCCTGTTGTGATGAAAAGTTCCAAGTTATTATACCTGTCATCAATATTGACGAGGAAAATAATCTAAATGAACAAGCCATTTTAGAGCAAGAATTGTCTGCAAAGCACAATATTCTTCTAGGTTAAGGAAGGTGGTGAAAAATGAATACAGAAAATATTTTTATCGCTAGTGAAGTTGTAGAAATATCAGAAAGCAACACTTATTTGGAACTTACAAGTAGAATTTGCTACTACGATGACACTAATGCAAATGGTGTACTACTTCCATCCGACGGAGCTGAAGACAAATCACAGACCTTAGTTAACATGCCAGTTCAAGCAAAATATAGAACTAATATTGTGGGCCTGCCAACATTCTCTGGACATGAAATGTCAAAAGATCAGAACGGTAATATTTCGTTTGGTACTCAGTCTATAGGCACTCATACCGAAGTATATATAGAAAATGCCAACGTAGATGTCCGCGGAGTCATTAAAAACTTACCTTGTCTTTATGCAAAATATAGAATATGGAAAAGATATGAAAATGTGGTGGCTGCCGTAAGGCGGCTTTTTTCAATTGGGAAACTCTTTGGTAGTTGGGAAATCGTCATCTCTTCTTACGAATATAAAGATGGGATTAAAACGGTGGCTGATTATGAGTTTTTAGCAAATACATTACTTGGATATGAATATGCAAAACCATCATACGGAGTAGATGCAAAAGCATTATCCCTTTCTACAGATATGAGCGATGGATTGATGGTTGCAGAGGCACTATCCCAAGACATTATAAGTCATGGTTTAGATAAAGAAAATAAAGCAAAGGAGGATAATAATTTGCAGAAAAAAAATGTAACACAGGTTGCTGAAAATAATGCAGAAGGAGCAATTGAAAAAACTCCTGTTGCTACCTTAAATACAACCAATAATGATACAACTGAAATTTCTCAGCTTACTGAATATGATTTAAGAAAAAAGATCCGAGAGGCTTGTAGAGCAAGATTAGACAAGTGGTGTTGGATCTCCTTTCATTTCCCAGTAGAAAAAGAAGTTTGGTTGGAGGTTGATGATAGGGAATCTGAATTAGACTTTGTTCGTATGACCTACGAAGTAAACAACGATACCATTACTGTTTCTGATCCGGAAAATGTGAAATTGACAGTAAGTATTTCTGAAATCAACACAAAGGTGGCAGAATTAGAATCAGAAATTTCAACAAAAGATGATGCTATTATCCAATCAGGAGAAGAAATTTCAAAACTCAAAGCAGAAGTAAGCACTCTTACTCCGTTTAAAGAGAAATTTGAGAAAGATGAACAGGAAAAGGTCGCCGCTGAGTTGCAGGAAAAGAAAGATACTTTAGTGTCTTCAGTTACGAAATCAGGTTTAATTACGAAAGAAGAGATTGAAAGCTCAGAAGAATTAAAGGGGTATGTTGATACTTTGGATGATAAATCATTGAAGGCAATTTTAGCTGAGAGATATATGGAGTCCTTAAATGGTAAGGAAACTTTAGTATCTGAAAATCTACATACTGATGAGATTAAAACAGCAACCGCCTCTGTTAATCTGAATAATTTAGAAGATGAGCAGTTAGACGTGAAATCTATTATGAAAAGCTACTTAGGCAATTAAAAGGAGGAATATAAAATGTTAAGAGAATTACAGACAAATACTGGTAAGGTATATGACGCTACAAATGTAACTACTGTAGATGTGGTAGTTGGTATGGGTGTCGTAAAAGATTATACAAAAGACAAAGAAGTTGGATTCCCAGATGCTCCTACGGATAAAGGAGTATTTTTTGTTACAAAAGAAAAACGTGCCGAGGGAATTTATACTGGACTTGGTGAATTTTCAGATTATGAAGAAATGTTTATGGAAATTAAGGCAGGTAATGGGGTTAAACTTATTTCCCCGGTGTTTCCTGAGAGATATGCAACTGATCAGTTTACTACAGGTGCAGTTAAAGGTGACTATTTAGCACTTGGTACAAATGGTAAATTTGTAAAATCCGAAAGTACCACGAAACTCGTATATAGAGGGACTAAGGTAATTGATACTCATACTCTTCATGTTATTGAAGTGATTAACTAATTAAATAAACACTAAATTGAACGGCAAGTAAGAGCCGTTATTTTTATGCCAAAAATCAAATGGAGGAACAAGAATGTTAAAAACAGAAGTTGCCGAATTAATGAACAAGGATGGGCAGGTTTTTAGTATCGCCCAGAAGATTACATACAATAGAAATCTTTCTGTAGAGGAAAAAGAAGTGTCTGAGATTTGTGATGCATGGGTAAAAGAGATTGCATCTAATGGAAATGATAAAGATTGCGAAATTGCAGCGTTTATCAAGAGAACTGCTATTGACGAGGTTTACAACGCCCCTGATGAGTTATTGGATAGATTATTTGACAGGGGAACTGTAAGTGAGTTTGATGATTATACTGTAGACAAAACTCCGAAAAACACTATCGAAGCATACGACGCTGTAATTGGTGGCAACGTTGATAAGTCCTATATTGACTTTGCTTCTTTAAAGCCGACCTGGAAATCTGCCCAGGTAGAGTTTGAGCTTCCATATATTGAAATGAGACGTAACGGCTTTAAATCTGTTGCTTTGTTAACCAATTATGCGGTGGAGGCATTAAGAAATAAGCAGTTTTATGATCTGTTTACTACCGTAGATACTGCAATCACTGGCGGAGAACAGGCAATTACCGAAACGGAAGCTGCACCATCTCTTACTACATGGGATAAATTTAGCTTGTATCTGTTGGATAGAGATGCATCTCCTGTTGCAGTCACCCTTTCTAAGTATGCACAGGCACTTGGGAGAATGACTGGACGAGCACAGTATTTATCTGAGGATATGAAGAATAACTTCAATAGATATGGACTTGTAAACTTTAACGATGGTATTAATATTGCTTCTATCTCCGGTTCTAAGAAACTCGTTTCTGGTGCCTATCTCCTACCCGACAAGAAAATTTTTGGTATTGCCGGTAAGATTGGTACGCTTGATCAGAAGGGCGATCTTAGAGTCTATGAAACAATGGACAACAACGAAGAAAAAGTAAATGTAAAGATTGCTGGATTTGAGTATGGATATTGTATTACAGACATTAGCAAACTTGCCAAGATTACAATGGCGAAATAAAAAATAAATACGGGAGAGGTTAATCCTCTCCTAGCAAAAAGGACGGGTATAAATGATTAAGGATATGAAAACGATTAATCTGCTTAATTACAATGAAAATGTCGTTGTTGTATCTACAAAGCATGATAGTTATGGAATCGAGCCAGCGATTGACAGTGAAACTCCAACCATACTTCCACTTGATTTAGAGGAAATACTTTACATCAATGGAAATTCCGCTGCATTTAAGAGTGGTATTTTAAGATTTCCAGAAGAATTTGAGAAAGAATTGTACGAGGACTATTTAAGAATCCCAAATTGGAAAGAGTTACTGACCATTAAAGAAATGGAGGATATTATCTTACATCCAACAATGGAAAAGTTAATGAAACTGGTTGGTATAAAAGATATTGGAACTTTTGATAGGCTTAGGGGAGTGTTTACTCGACTAAAGAACACTACTGACAATGATATTTCCATGCGTGTAGAAAGAATTATTAAGGCAAGAGCAGAAGAACTACGAAGAGGCATTCGTAACACTGAAATAGTGATTAAACCAAAAGATATTACTTCTGCTATCCAGACAGAGGAAGTAGTTGCTATAAAAGAGCAGAACGTCGTCCTGCAAAAACAAATGGCTCAAATGCAGGAAATGATGGAAAGAATGTTTGCATCACAATCCGGTAATATTGATGCTAACGATGACAATGAAGAAGTAAAAGAAGAGCCAGTTAAGAAGCCTGGAAGACCTAAGAAAAATTAGGGGGTGCATATAATTGTCAACACCATTTGATTCTTTAATACAAAAATTCTTTCGTAAAATAGAAAAGGATAGAGACTTTTTTTCTTATTATAATGTTTCATTAGACGAAGCCATGGTTTTAGCAAAGAGTCAGGCGGTAAACTATTTGTATGAAGCAATAGAAAGATTGGTTGACGAATGCACGCCTGATGTAGATTTTTTTGACTATAGCGAGGACATGGCAGAATTTAACTTCGATCTAACAAAAAAAGAACAAGGTATTATATCCGACTTAATGAGAGAAGTTTATTTTAACAGGGATTTATCTTTACTTAAAGCATTTAAGATATCAATGACTCCCAGTGATTTAAATCAATTTTCACCAGCTTCCGAAAGAAAAACATTTACCGATATGTTGAAAGAAATCAAGAATGAAAATGTGGCCATGATCTCACAATACGCATCTGTAAACAGATTGACTGGGAAAAAAAAGTTGATTGACTATAGTCAATGTTCAGAATAGGTGGGCTAATGGATATTACATATTTTCAAAAAATAAACAACGCCTATAAATCTTTTAATAAGCAAGAAACCGATTTATACTTGCTCAACAAACATGTAGATGATCATTTTGCTGATACAATTGATTATCATGTAGTTACTAGAAATGGACAACCATATGAGTTAATTATTATTAGAGATGCAGAAGGAAATACGTTTAAGAAGAAAATCAAGACCAAACACTCTACTCCATTTAATCTAGGTGACTATATTGAGTGGAACAATCAGTACTGGCTAGTGACTCTAATTGATCCAGACGAAAAAGCATATCATTCGGGATATATGTATTTGTGTACAGTCCCTTTAAGGTGGCAGAATTCAAAAGGTGAGATTGTCCAGAGATGGGCATTTTCAGAGGACTTTACCAAATACTCTTCTGGAATTTCAGCTAATAATACAATTACAATTGGTGACAATCAATATGGACTTACTATTCCGATTGACGAAGAAACTAAGCAACTCAAAAGAGATATGCGTTTTTCAATTGATTTAGATGATGCAAAAGAGCCAGATATTTACAAACTTACAAATCGTAAAGTTAATCTAAATAATTACCAATATTTTGGTCGAGGCAGTAATATGAGTCTTACATTAACATTTGATGCTTATAATAAGGATCTAGATAAACGTATTATGCTTGACGATGGAACTGAGGCTTGGATAGCTGGATATATCTCATCTTCCACTCTCCCATTAAATCCAGATCCAGATGAAACAGCGAATTTATTTGCACACATTAATTATACTGGTTCCAATATTATTCGCATTGGCGGTAATAAAAAGAAATTTACGGCTTCGTTAACGGATAAAAGTGGCGACTATTTGGACATGACACCTATTTGGGCTATTGAAACAGAAGGTCTAGTAGAAATGGTCATAGTAGATAACGAATTACAAATTTCATGTGATGACAAAAATATGGATCAATCAACTTTAGTAATCTCAGTAAAAGATGAACATAGCGGATTTTCAACATCAATTAATGTTTTGATAAGTGCATTTTAGGAGGTGTTGAATGACTTTAAAAGATATTGGCGAATACAAATCCGATTTAACGTCTTTCGTTCTAAAGTCGAACGATATATGCGAACTAATGTTAGGGAAGGGCTATAATCAAGATACTGTAGATGACAGTTTAATCTATAAATACGTATTTCCGTACCTGTACGTAAATGATACTCAGGTTGAAACAAAGTCCTACATATGTATGGAAGTCGATGTACCTAGAGTGGCTAATTTTTCGGTTAAGGACATGAAGATTATTATTTGGTGTTACTGCCACAAAGATAAAGATTATATGAGGTATTCAAAAAAAGGGTTTTTAGGAACAAGAGCTGACATTCTAACGGACATGTTAGATAGAAAACTACAAAGTTCAAGAGAATTTGGAATTGGGCGCCTTCAACTAAATTCTGTCACATATCTGACTATAGGAGATAAATATTACGGTAAACAACTTATATATAGTTGCTCTGAATTTAACATGAAAGATAAATTATAAGGCGGTGATTCCTTTAAATAAACCTGACCTAGAACATAAATTGCAGAAAGGCAGTATCTTGTATCTCGATGAAATACCCACACATAAGGTGACATTGGGAGATATGGCTGATTACGGATTTACGAAGGCGCAAAGTATTATTTCTTTAATGTGCATGGACGAAGATAAAGCTAAAGAATATTTATCTGATGCAGAACAATCTTCTACTTTCCTATATATTGTACTAAATCTGCTGCAAGAATATAAAGCATTGGAGAATGGTGAAATACAGTCAAGTACTAACCTATTGTGTGAACTGATCCCCTCCTTTTTAAGTCTATTTTTTAGGGAGAAAGTGATTTTTGATTTGAATTATGGATTTATTATTGGAGATGAAAACAAACACCTCTTAAATAGTATTAACTATGATAAATTTAGACAAATCCTTAAAAGCCGAAACTGCCTAATAGACATTAATCAAATGGAGAATATGGATAATCCGGATAATGATATGGCTAAAAAATTATTGGAAAAGCGCCGGGTACTCAGAGAAAAGGTCAATAAATTAAAACGATTTGGCGATGACGATGAGGATCTGACAATGGCCGACTTGATAAGTATCTTTGCAGAGGCAGAGCACATCCCATTACAGAATGTTTATGACTTATATGATGTATATCAATTCAATAATCAATTTAATCGTCTCAAAATAATGGATGATTTTCACGTTAATATTCAAGCGTTACTTGCTGGTGCAAAGAGTGATGAAGTTAAACTTCAGCATTGGCTTTCAAAAATAAAACAAAAAGAAAATTAGATCAGTTAATTGCTGATCTTTTTTATTGCAAAAATTAAGGAGGAAACAAAATGGGTGCTAATACAAAATTTGGTGCTAAAGAGGTCATGGATGTAATCTTATATGACATGTCTACGAGTAAGCCAGCTATTTTCTTTGATACATTAAAGACATCTAGTATTGAGGTGACATCAGAAAAGGTTTATGCCAGAGGTGGCAAAGGTAATGCAAAGTTAATTACATGGGAACTTAATAAAGAAGGTAAACTTACGATTGAGGATGCTCTTCTCTCTCCAAAATCCTTGGAATTAATTTCAGGTGTGGCAACCGTTACTGGTGCTCAGACCGTATATATGAGACAGGCTACAGCATACGATACAACTGGGTCTACTCCAGTTGATAAAGGTGAATTATTTCCGCTTACTGCCTCTCCGTCTGGCGTAATTGAATTAGCATATGTTCCTAAAGAGGCTGCATCTGGAATTCTTGTATATGAAGTTGAAAATGACTGTGGCACAGCTATCGTTATGACAAACGCAACTTTAACAGGCAAAACTTTAACCGTACCTGCCGCTGCTGACAAAAAACTTGTGGTTTACTACACATTCTCCAGTGCTGCATCTACTGAGACATATGTAATTGATTCTTCACACTTTAGTGGTACATATAAACTTGTAGGTAATACTGTTATTAGAAACAGAGAAACCGGTAAAGATGAAGCATTTCAGGTTGTTATCCCTAACTTAAAATGGAGTTCAAATTTGAATCTGGACTTTAGTGCAGAGGGTGATCCAACTCCAACTTCATTTGAATGTGAAATCATGAAAGCGCCTAACAGCTCAACAATGATTCAGATGACAAGATGGGCTTAATCCCATCTTTCATATTTAAGGAGGGCTATTCGTGAAGCTAAAAGTAAAAGAAGTAATTAATGATCGTGATTACGATTGTGTTATTGTAGATATTGACAAAATTTCCACACAGATTGTATTCAATAAAACTGATCACGTTGAACGATATATCGGCAAAACAGTCGAATTAATTTGTGACAATGGAAAATATACGATTAGAGAAGCGCCGACATCGGTTTCTGAGAAATAATGATTGAATAGACTAGTGTAGAAATAGGGATACATAGCAATCTATTCATAGAAAACTATATATCCCTATTTTTTACTTTTGAAAGGACTGAAAACGATTTACGAAACAAAATTTGACAAAGAGTATCAAAGCCAATATTTGGCTGAAATAAACTATCTGACCGAAATGGGAATCAGATATACTTTTGTGAAGAAAATAAATGGTTTAATTACCTATAAGTATGAGAAAACCAAAGAGTTATTTGAAGCATTGGCTGAATTTTATTCCTAAAAAACGAAATAATATTAATAGGTTACGCAAGACAATGTGTGTAAAAGTGGATAACATACCTGTGAGGATTTATCCAATAGTCAGGAAGGTTTGCCATTTCCCCTTATAAGGAGATCATCTCATGAATGAAGTGCTACAGAGTATTAACATTATGGAAGTATTATCCACCATTTGGACAGTTGTATTAGTCCCTATCTTGGGATATGCATGGAAACAGTCCTATACATGGTTACAAACAAAGAAACTAGATAAGTACGCTACTATCTTATATGCAGAAGTTGTAAAATCCGTCAAATCTGTTTACGAAGTTGAAGTCAAGGATATAAAAAAAACATCTGATTGGACACCGGAAAAACAGATGGAAGTAAAAGAGTTAGCTAAAACCAAAGTATGTCAGGCATTATCAACTGCTATTTACAAATGTTTAAAAGAAGCCAATTCAGATTTTGAGGACTATTTAGACTCCTTAGTTGGCACCGCATTATTTGATATCAAGAATAACGCGTTATAATTCGAGAGGCAGGTACATAATGAGTGAACGAAATAAAAGCACTGTCGCAAGTTGATTTTCCACTTGTGTTATCAAGCATATTCATAATTTTTACAGGATTTAAAGGTATTCTTGCACTTTTAGAATGGATCGCTGATAAAACCGGATTGGAATTTAAGTGGTTAAGAAAAAAGCGTGAGGATCATGAATTATTAATGAAGACATCTAGTGAATTGGTTGAACTGAGAAATCAGAGAAATATTGATGTTGAAGAATCTATTAAGCATGATGTGGGAATTAGGTCAGATTTGGCAGAACTAAAAACCATGTTTATAGATAGAGAAATTGATACTATGAGATGGGAAATAATTAATTTCTCTACAATAGTTTCCGATGGCAAGCCATGCAACAAGGATAGTTATAAACATTGTCTTCGCACATATGAAAAATACGAGAAGATGCTTAAAGACAACCATATGACCAATGGAGAAGTTGATTTATCAATGGAAATTGTCAATGAGTCATATAAAGAAAAACTTAAAAACGGATTCTAAGTTGAAAGAGCGATTTCATGTAAATGATTTCGCTCTTTTTATATGTTAAAACGGAGAATAACTGTATGAGCAACAATAAGTTGATACAGGTATTTTCAATATCTGTGTGGAGAGAAGTTATTGACCTCTCCCTTGGGTAGTGAATAGCGAAGGTCGCTCCTTTGCGAAGTGGGACTCCTCTGACCACGTTCACTGCTCTTCTACTCCAGAGGGACAAAATAAGAAAGAACGAGGATAAAACATGAACGAATTAATTAATGTATCAGGCAACGGCAATAACACAATTTCTACTCTTGAAATTGCTGAGATGATGGAAATGAATCATTACAAGGTTCTTGAAAAGTTAGAGGGAACCAAAGACAAGAAAACAAAAGGAATAATCCCAATTTTAAACGCCCACGATTTTGTGGTGGTTGATTATTTTATCAAAACGTCTTACATTGACGGAAAAGGTGAAGAAAGGCCCTGTTATGACGTAACTCGTCTTGGATGTGATTTCTTAGCCAACAAATTTACTGGCGAAAAAGGTATCTTGTTTACTGCTAAATATGTGAAACGATTTGCTGAAATGGAAGAAATAATTTTATCAGATGAACATTTAAAATCAAAATTATTATTATCAATTTATGATGGCGGACAGAATGCTATATTAGCAAGCAAACAATTATCTGAGTTAGAAGTCAATGAGGCTACTGCCCCACTTATAGCAGAGAACAAGGAATTAAAACCAAAGGCAGAATTTCACGATGCTATCCAAGTTTCCGAGACTTCCGTTTCTTTTGGAGACTTTTCGGCAACGCTGCAAAATAACAAAGAGCTTAAATCAAGCAAACTGGGAAGAAATACGGTTATGGAATGGTGTAGGGATCAGGGATATTTATGTTCAAGTTATGATTTAAAAAATAAACCATCTCAGCAAATGCTTTCTGGTGGCTATATGGAATATAAAGAAAATACAAATGAGCGTAACGGTAGAATTTTCATTACATACAAACCTTTGTTGACTGGAAAGGGTCAGATCTGGTTGACGAAAAAATTAATTGATTATTACGAAGAAGCGGCTTAATTCCGCTTCTTTTTATATTGCAGAAAAGGAAGTGAAATTATAAAACTTATCATAGATAACAACGTTGTAGAAAAATACAATCAGTATTACTTTTCTCAACATCCTAAAGCAAAGAAGAAGCCCATTGATAAGCCCAGACATCCTTCCATAAACCAGTGGTGTATTCTGCCAAGAATACAAATGAATGCTTTGAAACAGAAGTGGAAAGTGTTTGGAATGTGGCTTATTGAAGATCTAGGATATACGGATATGAAACTGGACAGTTTTGATATTATCATAACTGTCTTTTTTGAATCGAGAAGGCGACACGATGTAGATAATCAAGTACCCAAATTTCTTTTGGATTCATTTACTGAATCTGGATTCATTGTGGACGATGATGAATCACATTTACATTCACTCACATTAAAAACGGGGTATGACAAAGAGAACCCACGTACAGAGATTGATATTATTATATCCTAATATATTATAGTTGGTTATCCAGCCCTCTATACCTTACCATTATTGGTAAATTTGCACAACGAAAAATCACAAATCAACGTTTAGGATGAGAAACACGACGTTTAGGAAGTGTTGCTCATTTGCAACAAGTTTTATGGTATATTAAATGCATAATAAATTTATTAATACAAATACTACTTACAGATAATTACCATAGTAAGGTGGTGCTTGTATGAGAATTAACCTGCGCAGTTTGAGACTACAAAAACATATGACAATGGACGACTTGGCAGCAAAAGCTTTGGTTAATAAGTCAACTATAAGTAGAATTGAATCAGGCGATAGTATACCGTCAGTAGATATACTATGTCGTTTATGTTGTGCTTTAAAAGTTACCATGTGCGGAAGGGGTATGTACGATGACTAATGATGAGAAAAGTTTTATATCTGTAACGGGAATAAAATTTGATGCTTTTGGTAGTGAAATTGTAGATGCATTTAATTGTGGCACATTTTTACAGGCGGGAGAACGTATACAAAAGAACGGTTTAGATTTTGATGTAACATGGATTCTAAAACCCTTGGAACTTAATATGAAAATATAATAAATACATATCAGAGCTGCCTTCAAGGTGGCTCTTTTTTAATGGAGGAAAAAATGATTACTTATATTAAATCAAAAATATTTTGGGCAATGTTAAAAATCGAAATTTACAAAGCACTCTCTCACAGTGACGATTATGTTGAGTTGTTCACGAAACTGGCGATTGCCGCCAAAGACATGACACCAGATGAGGTCAAGTCTGAATTTATGAAGACTTTTGCTGGGATTGTACACGATTATGCCCACACAGAGGAAAAGTAATGACAACTTTTATTAAGAACAATGCTGATTTACAAAAGGCATTGAAACAACAGATTTATAGGTACATGGTTGATATCAAAGAAAAGCTACCAAATTATCTTGAAGAGTTCATTATGTCAGAATTCTATGACCTGTACACACCCTCGTCTTCGTATAATAGACAGTATCGCATTATCTCTGCAATTATGACCAGTAAAATTAAGGACATCGGAAACGGTTATGAGTTTGAATTATATTTAGATCCAACTGCCGTATCTTACGATCCATCATTTTGGACTTCTCATGGCGTTACATATTACAAACAAGGGGATTCTGCCGATGATGTATTTCAGAATATAGCAAATGGTATACATGGCAGTACTGAATATGGAGTAACTTCAGGACGGTTCTGGGAGAAGTTTCTTAATGAAATTGGAGAAAGCGGTATTTATGATATCTTTGTAGGATTTAAAAAATATATGAGCGATAAGTGTCATCTAGTTATTAAATAAACTAAAACTCGTAGAGATCAATTTCTATACAAGAATCAACTAGATTTAAAAATATGGAAAACTGAGTCTTTAGATATCATCTTGGTAATTCTTTTAACTTTGTCATCTGATAATTCTGGATGTTTGCATATCATAAATACGACTATGATTTTTGAAACATAACATATTCCAAAAGCAAAAAGGCTACAAGCACCGACTCCTGAAAAACTTTTTAAAACTTCTAACAATTCTACCCTCCCCTCTGTAAGCGTAATATAGAATTGGAGAATTATAGCGACCAGAACATGGGCAACAAAGACCATTTCTTAAACTAATAGTGACGGAACAAACCGCTATGTGACTGGCTCAGAGGATATTGTTTTGAAACGACCAGTCCAAAATCAGCCAGCAGACCTAAAACCAAATTCAATCCCTAATAAAATAGTCGACTTATGTTCTCATATAATTTATAATTAGGTAGATATATGAAAGCGGTTAAGGGGGAATGATATGACGAATAAAATTGATAATGGTGGAGCTATAGCTATTAGAGGTTTTAACTATCAGAAAGCTTCAATAATATTGGTGATGATTCATAACTATCAGCGTGATGGTTTTTCCGTGATTCCAGAAGCAGATGATGATTTTCAAGTTCATGTTGATGGAAAGAATATTTTCATACAAGTAAAAGGGGAGAAAAGCATTACTTTAAATAAACTTGTAAGCAAACAAATCATAGAGAAGAATCTAGTCCCGGGGCAAGATGATGACACTAGAAAAATATTTGTTTGGGACATAGGAAAGTCTTTCCAAAATGAATTGGTAGAAAATAAGATAGGAAATATCATCTCCCCTCTTTTAAAGTATTCAGATGAGGATTCAAAAAAAGTAATCAGCGATTTGAATTTAGATGCAAACCAGCAAAAAAGATTAGGTAATCAATTTCTCTACAAAACACCTTTTACCAATGACTTGACAGAAGCTATAAAACGGTTATTTGGTGAGATGGTAATCCAAGAATTGCATATAAATAATGAAAGTGGTCGTGCTCTTTTGGCAGAGCTAACGTTGATGATTGACCAGAAAAGCGAAATAATTTTACATAGTGATAATTATCATGAAAAAGTAATTGATGGCGAGTATTTGAAAAATATTTTCGTTCGTGTAGAACAGTTTAGAATGTTTGATGAAATTCTTAATAAATTACCATATAATGCTTTGAAGAGAGAAAAAATCAAGTATGAGAGAGCAAAAATACTAATAGGACATCAAAATATAAAAAAGAAAGTAAAAGATGATTGCGGTAGCTTAGACTTGGAAAATTTGACAGAGCACGAATTAGTGAATCAAATTGTTGAGATAGTGAGAAGTCATGATAACACCATGAGTAATGATAATTTAATGATTGCTATAGCAACAGAATGTCTTTGTGAATTATGGGAGGACGAATTATGATAATTGAATCATTAAAAATAATTGATTACAAAGAGAAAACAGCAGCCAACTATAATTTTTCTGATGGAACGAATCTCATAGTGAGTGATGGAAATAAAAAGGGGAAATCTAGCTTGTTGAAATCCATTTATTACACACTTGGATTTGACATTAGGCAATTTCCAAGTGGCTGGAATATAGGAGATAAAGTGTTTCAGCTCAAGGTTAAATTTGAAAATGAGCTTTCCCACTCTATTACAAGACAAGGAGATATGTATAAGGTCGATTCTGATGATACTCCGTTAAACTCAAAAGAATATTCTGCATGGTTTCAAGAAATTTTGGGGATTGATATGAAATTGCCGAATACAAAAACAAAAAAGTTACATTCTGTGTATTCTTCCGCAGTAATACTGCCATTTTATATTGACCAAGATGATTCTTGGGACGGGGCAATATATCGAAAAGTGTCAGATTCATTAGGGCAGTATAATGATGTGCCGAAAGGAATATTTGAATATCTTTTTTCAATCTCGGATATTGAAGTTCAAGAGTTGCAAAATAAAATAAATCAGTATACTGAACTTATCAAAGAATGCGACAATGCCATTAAGAATCTAGGCAAAGTATTAAGCAACTACATGGAAAAAATATCTGACATTCCAGAGGTTCCAGAAATTGATAAAGAGAAGTTAAACGAAGATATCAAACATTACTTGGGCTTGCTCAATACATACACAGATAACGCATTAGAATACAGAATAAAGTTAGTAAAAAAGAGTGAAAAATTGGATTTACAAAAACAAGATTATGATGAATTATCTCAGCTACTGACAATGAATAAGAAACGGCATAAGGACATTGAATGTGAATGTAAATATTGTCATTCAAAATTAACTCAAGAGCAATCACTGACAAGGTTGGGCTTAAACAATAACGAGTTTGAGATAATATTTTTAAAGGATAAAGTATTTAAAAATATTGAAAATCTTGAGCGAGAAGTGGCTGAGACCAAGTTATTGAAATCAAAAATTGATTTAAAAGTAGATGAATTAAATGATAGAATTAAAGAATCAAAGGAATTGCTGACTATAGATGAGTATATCAATGCTAGAGCAAAAACCGTAGCTGTAACAGAGATGGAAAAAACCGTAGAAAAAGAAAAATTATCAAAAATTGATTATGAAACAAAGAGAAAAAATAAGCAAGCAGAAAAAAAAAACCTATTAAAAGAAAAAGCTGATTTAAATGAAAAAGTCTTAACTTCGTTTGAGAACGTTAAGAATAAAATTAAAGTCACTTTAAGTCTTGCAAATTCAGATGATTTTAATTTTTTACAATTCAAAAAAATTGATGGTAGTGGAATGGATAAAAACACCAAATATTTAGGTTGCTACTTAATGTATTTTTCATTGATTGAAAAATATGGGGTTTATCAAATTCCTTTCTGTATGGATTCTTTTATAAAGAATGAGATTTCGAGAGATACTGCCGAAGCATTGTTTTCAGCAATTGAGAAATATTTTCTGCCATTAAAAAATCAAGTTTTCTTTTCAATGGTAAATGATAATTTGAAATATCTAACTGACACAAAGAATTATCATATAATTCAAATAGAAGAACATCTCCTAAATAAAGAAAATTACAAATCAATAAGTTCACAGATTTTATAAGTTAATAGTTGACAGTTGAACAAGTAGCCTAAAAAGCTACCTGTTTTTCTCTGCACAGAAATACTGAAAATATCTTTATTAATCCACTCTCCTTTCACAAGGGGAGTTTTTGTTATGTAAAAATGTGAAAGGAGCTTTAAATGAACGATTTTAGAGTATTGCTTCAAGCGGTATTAGATTCAAGCGGTATAGGAAAATCTGATATTGCAGAAGTACAAAAGGTAGTAGAAAAGTACCATTTGAATCTTAGTGCCGATTTAAACAAGGCTGAATTAATTAAAACTGTAAAAAATATAGTTCCAGAACTGGAAAAAGAACTTAAGAAAATTACCGGAATTGATATTAAAATCAATGATACTGATTTATTGAAGGCAATTAATCAAATTGAGAAAGATAGTGTACGTGCAGCCAAGGCCGAGGAAAAACTTGTCGATACAATGGAGCGTGTTCGTGGCAAATCAGAACAGATTGCAAAAGCTGAAGAAAAACGTTCTCAGCTTACCCAGAATAAAGCCATCAATAAAGCGTTAGAAGACGAATATATTGCCGTAACAAGAATAAATCAAGCTATTAATTCTGGAACTAATGAAGCAAAAGTTGAGACTTTAACTGCATCTTTTAGGGGATTAGGGTTATCAACAGAAGACATACAGAAAGAATTATTGGGTGTAAATACTGCGTTAAAATCTCTTGGTGACAGTTCTGACGGGAAAACTCTAATTAGCAATGCAAAAGTGTTGGAGACAGAATATGGTAAAGTTGAGAATCAGATAAAACAGCTTACTTCCGCTCAAAAAGGATTTACGACTGAATCTCAGAGATTAGCCAAAATCAATTCCGTTAAAACATGGGCTGATAATAACAGTAAGGCTATGAAGAGTCTCGGAGCAAACGTCAACGGAGTTCTTGATCGACTTAACAACCCCAATTTGTCGGTGACCGAATTTAAACAGCTTAATGCAGAATTCGAAAAAATCAAATCTAATACTAGAGATATGGGATTACTGGGCAAAACATGGACAGATTCCTTTAAAGATATGGGAAGTAAGTTTTTCTCTTGGTTTACTGTTTCAGGTGGAATAATGTTAGCTGTAACAGGTCTTAAAAAGATGAAGGATTCGGCAATCGAATTAAACGGGGCAATCACCGACCTTGATATGGCAACCGGTTCTTCCAAGAAACAATTAGAATCTTATATCGCAAGTTATTCTAAATTGGGAGATGAATTAAGTGCCACTGTTACAGACGTAACCATCTCAGGCACCGAATGGCTTAACGTTTAGGTCATTTAAAACTCCTTTAATTGCTGGAAGGCCCTTAGAGCTTCATAAACTACAACATAGATATGAAATATGGTCAAGTGTGAAAGTTAAAAATTATGATGATTGGGTGATCAGCAGGTAAGTCTCGAAAAGAGAAAACTTCAACGACTATTCCTATATGGAAGTACATTCAAGTGAATGGAAATGGGGAGTATCTACTTATTGTAGATAAAGATATAGTCTGTTCTTATATGAAAGTATAAGAAAATTTTCGGTTTGTATATGTTAAAAGCATGGTAGTTAATTGGTTTTACAAGAATATGTATGTGTAAAAATTACGAAATATAATATTGATCACTATATTAACATGGGTTATGATGCGGTAGATGGATATAATCTAATAGTAAAAGTTTTTGATTTGTCAAAGGGATCTGGAGTAAAAATAAAGGTAAAATGTGATTATTGCAAAACAGACTTTTTAAAGTCATACAGAGACTATCTTAAATCTCCAAATGATGTTTGTTGTAATAATTGTAAGAAGTATAAATTCCAAAAAACAAATCTAAGAAAATACGGTGTAAATTGTACTTTACAAGAAAAATTTACTCGTAATAAAACCAGAAAAACTTTTATAGAGAAATACGGTGTTGAATATCCATTGCAAAATAAGGAGATACAAAAGAAATGCTTTATAACCTGTATCAATAATTATAAAGAGATAACCGTATATAATAATATAGAAAGTATAGATAGTGCAATATGTAACGATAAAAGGAAGGTTAGAAGTAGCAAACAGCAAGATTTTATACAATCTATATATAAAGGTTATGAAAATGTCCCTATTGGTAAATACCATACGGACATTTTATTTTTTGATGAAAAAGTTTGTTTTGAATATAATGGTGGTGGGCATTTTTTAGATGTCATACATAATAAAATTTCAATAGATGATTTTAATCAAAAAGAATTAGAAAAATATAAATATTTTTCTAAAAGTGGATATAAAACCTTTGTAATAGAAAATAAGAGTTCTACTATGCTAAGTGAATTTGAATTATTAAAAATTAAAGAAAGGGCTTTTAACATATTAACTCAAAAAGATATTATTGTATACATATATAACTTTAAAGAAAAAACCGAAAATCTCCTAAAAATTAACGACTTTTAGGAGTAACAAAAAAGAAAACAAGGTAAAAGTATAGCCGAAACCGAAGAGCTAATTCGTGATTCCATGATACTGTCAAAGGTAGGAAAGCTAGATTCTGCCGAATCTACCAAGTATCTTACTAGTGCAATGAAAGGTTATAATGTTGCAGTTGGAAATACCCTCGGTGTTGTGGACAAGCTTTCTGCGGTAGATATGGATTCTGCTACTGATGTAGGCGGACTTGCCGAAGGTATGAGTGAAGTAGCATCTAGTGCCGATCTTGCTGGGATTTCAATGGATAAACTACTAGGGTATCTAGCTGTTATTGGCGAAACAACTCAGGACAGTATGTCAAGTGTTGGCCGTTCATTAAATGCCATCTTCTCTCGCATGGGCAATGTTAAGCTATCAAGACTTAAGGACTACCAGAATTCAGGTGAAGATCTCAGTAATGTTGAAACTGTGCTTCGGGGGGAAGGAATTAATCTTCGAGACAGTCAAAATTCATTTCGTAATTTTGGAGATGTATTAGATGAGGTTGCTGGTAAATGGGGGAGTTTTTCCGAAGTATCACAACATGCAATTGCAAGCGCATTTGCTGGGACTGATCACATCAATGACTTTCTAATCTTAATGAGCCAATATGATACTGCTTTAAAATACACAGAAACCTCGTTGAGTTCCTCTGGTAGTGCAATGGAAAAATTTAACGCATACCAAGATTCTGTTGCTGCTCATACAGAGAAACTTCAAAACGCATTCATTGGTTTATCGGATAGTCTAATTGATTCTGGAGCAATAAATTTCTTTCTTGATTTTGGAACTTCCTTAACGAAAACAGGAACAGGTATTATAAATTTTCTCTCCCCATTAGGCTTATTAGGGGCAGGAATAGGAGCACTCGCATCAAAAAACTTATCATCACATGGCCTGGATTTTCATGAAAATGGATTAACGCAAATCTTGCATGGTTCAGGTAAGTCCTACTGCCATGGCTAAATAACCATAGATAAAACAGGAACGAGTCTATTTAATAAGACAAGAGGACTTTGGATTTGTAAACGCTTTATACGACCATGGGTGGCTCCGTGGTTTACAGATATGGTAACAACTGTACTAGGACTGGAACGGCTCATGTAACTCATAATGTAACATGGTGACCCAATCAGCGGACAGGCGTACTCTCTTTATGAAAAGTGCCGGTCTCATCGACTACCAGAGCGGACGGATATTATACATGTATTCGTTAAGGTATAGTCAGCAACCTATTGTTGAGTGCAATAGTGAAAAAGCCAACCGTAACTATACGGTGCGTATTAATAGTAAGTAGCTATACTTCTCGTTAGATGACTTCCAAAAACATTAGCGAGTAAATAGTAACACAACACATGAAAACCATATTTCATATGCTGTTAATGCATGTTCCAATGTGTATAAGATATAAAGATTTACTTACCTTTAAATATCATAAATTAGAAAGATATAGGTGAAACATAATAAATGGGAATTGATTTAACAACTCTAGCCGCGGGTAAGAGTTATACAGACAAAGTAGCTGAGGAAATTATCACCTCAGATCAAAAAGAAAATATTCAAAAGCTTACTTCTGGTGGCGAAGGAAATAAAGCGTTATTCGACGATGGAACTTATAAAACTGTTTCTGGAAGCGCAAGTGATTATGAATCTCTATATAACAGGCCGGTAATCAATGGAGTGGAATTGGTGGGGAATAGAACGCCCGAACAGTTAGGGTTTTCTGATGCTGCTACGTCAGGAAGCTATAATGATTTAAAGGACAAGCCTGAAATACCTACACTGATATCACAATTAGTAAATGATTCGTATTTTATTACAATATCTGTTTCAAACCTAATGAATTATTATAGTAAAATGGAATCTTATTCAAAGACCGAGATTAATTCATTGATTGCAAATCTAAATTCATTGACTATTGAGATAATAGAGGTTCTACCATCAGAAAATATCTCAGCAACAACTATGTATTTACAGAAGGAAACAGATAAAAATTCATACCTCCAATGGCTTTACTTAAATAATGAATGGGCAAATATAGGTACCACAGATATTGATTTAACCAATTATTATTCTAAAGCTGATACCGATGATTTACTGAATAAAAAAGTAAATATAATAAATGGTTTTGGGCTTAGTCAAGCAAATTTCACATCTGAAGAAAAGCTAAAATTAGCATCTCTTAGTAACACAGGAAATATTATTGACAATAATACTACTTCTACTACTAAAACTTGGAGCAGTACTAAAATTTCTGATGAAGTTGCAACAGTAAGTAAAAATGTTAATGATATTAATCTTTCACAAAAAACAGTAAACACTCAATTAGAATATTGTTTTGGAAGTCTAGCAGCAAATCCCAGCAATCAGGAAAGTATTACTGTAACCACTAACACAAATGATACAATAAAATTTATTCCTTATGTTAATAACAATATAGAATTTGACGTATCTACATGGTCATATACATTAAAAGCTAATAAAACATATTCTATAGAGGCTCTTGCAAGGATAGCAACTCCTAATTCAAAATACTTTTATCTAAATATATATGATAAAACAAACGCTAGATGGATAGGTACAGATGGTTTAAGTGCTACAACCAGTCCACTATCTCAGTCTGTTTTCCAATCAAAATGCGTTATTAAGCCAACAACAAATATTGAAATTTGTGTAAAAGTAAGAACCACTGGTGACGAAACCCCAGTTTCAGTTAATGCTTCTTATTTTATTATTCAGGAAATAGGAAGAAACGTTACTATTGATCCTGTGGAACACATTAATACTGCAAATGGCATTGAAGACACTCCTGTTGGTAGTATCCTGCCACAAATGGGTAAAACTGCGCCTAAACACTACCTAATTTGTGACGGGGCGATATATAAAATCGTAGAATATCCTTATCTTTCTCAATACATTAAAGACCAATTCGGAACTTTTAACTTCTTTGGTGGAGATGGCTCCTCTACTTTTGCCGTACCAGACTTAAGGGATGAATTTTTACGTGGTTATCATGAAAATAATTCAAAACAGTTATCAGGAGAAATAGGCGTCCATCAAGAAGCGACTCAAATTCCAAGTGGATATTTTTCAGCTACTAACTCAAGATTATATGTTGCTAATAATACAGTAACTCCATATGTTTCAAAAAATTATGATTCAATATCTCAATATCAAAATGGAACAACAGTTGTATTTGCACCCTCCACTTCTGAAACAAACAGATATCCAGAAAATATTGGATTTGTTGCTCCTAGACCAACTAACGTATCAGTCCTATATTGCATTAAATACGAGCCTACTTATTTTATAAATATTAATGGTTTAGTAGATGAGATAGTATTATGGGAAGGTAATGTCGGGACTACCAAGGCTACAACTGTAGCAAATTCAATTAACTTAAAAGACTCATTTACAAATTACGATAAAATAGGTTTTTTCTTTACTTGTATAAGAACAGATGGCTCTTTGCGCCCACAATATAAAGAAATATATCCTAGTCAGATCATTGCTTGTATTCAATCAAATACAAATATAAATCATACAATTTCATTAGTTTGGGGATTTTCTAATGTAGTTGATTATACAGATATACAGAGAACCTCTACTAATCTTAGATTAGACTTGAATCAATATCAGTCTCGACTAGATAAAGTCATTGGTATTAGATATCGATCAACTTCCGGTACTGGAGGAGGCGATGACACCACGTATACCGATTCAGAAATCAGAGATTATGTGGAGGGTATATTAAATGGGAATCAGTAAAACAAACTTAGGCGTTTCAGTAGAAAGTATTTTAAACTTTATTACAGGAAAAATCCCCAGCAGTCACAATGTGATTGCTGGAAGGGATTCTAATGATGCTCACCCTATATCAGCCATAAGCGGATTACAGACTGAGGTAGATAAGGTTAATTCTATAAGTATAGCGCAGAAAACAGTAAATCAAAAGAATGTTCAATGTTTAGCAGGTGTTGTGGATGGACTAGCATTTACACCGGCGGTAAATTTGGCATTACCGTTTACTCCTACAGTGAATAATGGTATTGATTATGATCAAAATACTAAAATGTATAAATTAAAGGCAAATGTTACGTATAATATAGAAGCCTTGATAAGACTAATATCTTATCAAGGATATATGTATTATAGTTTACATGATTATACAAATTCTAAAGTACTTGGTAAAGCTGGAGTTTGTGAGTCTAATGTTGGTATAAATCAAGCAATATTACCATCCTTTTGTGTAATAACACCAACAACTGATATTGATGTTGGTATTAGAGTAACAGTTATAGGAGGCACTCAAACAGGTGCCAAGCTACAAAATACATCTTATTTGAATATACAAGAAGTGGAAAGAACTATAATTGATCCTGTAGAATATGTAAATTCTGATAAAGGAATTGAGGATTGTCCCGTAGGTCATATACTATCACAGATGGGTAAAGTGGCACCAAAACACTATCTTATTTGCGATGGTACCATATATAATATTGTAGACTATCCGCATTTATCGCAGTATATAAAAGATCAATTTGGCACATTCAATTACTTTGGTGGAAACGGCATAACCACATTTGCAGTTCCAGACTTAAGTAATGAATTTTTAAGAGGATATTATGGAGATAAAACAGAAAAACTATCTGGGGATATAGGAAAGCATCAAGATGCCACCCAACATATTAATTTTGTAGTAGATTCAGGTTCTCATATTTATCTAAATGGGGAGTATGGTACTAGTGGGGTATTAACCAATGCCATAGATAAATTAATTCCATCATCTAATTCAAGAGGATGGACTAACACAGGTTCGTTAACAAACTGGTCGGCTGTAGGTGGATATACTAAATACACATCGCGCCCTACTAATACTGCTGTTTTATATTGTATCAAGTATGAACCTACATATTTTATGAGTATTCAAGGTTTAATTGAGGAAACAGTATTATTTGAAGGCAATATAGGGACAGATGGTACTACGGCAGTTTCTAATACAATTAATTTATTAGATTCTATAGACAATTATGATAAGTTGGGAATTTATTTTTACAGTATATATAATGTATCAACAAAACATTATGATTATAAGGAAATTCCTAAAGATGAGATTATTCCTCTTATAGATTCAAAACCAACCAACACATATGTTTCGTGTTTATTTGGGTATCAGACATCTCCCGCTTATACTAATATTCTTCCTGTTACTTCAACACACAGTAGCCTTTTTATTAACCAAAACCAATCTCATATAACAAAAGTCATAGGTATCAAATATAAAACGTATCAATCATAGGAGGTTTTTAACATGAAAGTTCAGATAGATAGCAATAATTATTTAACTGGTAATTATTGTTTAGTTGGTGATCTTGATAATTCGATACCAATGGAAATTTTACCAGAAGGTGAACAGATTTATTACACTGCTTATAAGATTGTATCAGAAGAAATTGAGAACAAAATCATAGTCAATGAAGAGGTGAAGAGACAAAGAGAAGTTAAATTTCCTGTCTTCGATGAGGAAGGAAACGAAACTGGTGAATTTAATACTGAAATTGTAGATTATGTAGAAATAGAACCAGTAGAAAGAATTACTTATGAAACCAAGTATCACTATGAGTTAGATGAAACTAAAAAGAAGGAAATAGATGATTTAATTGATAAATTACCTTCTGATGATGGTTCAAAACCTATCACAATATCTGATGTAAGTAATCGTGTCACAAATGTTCAAGTTGCACTATGCGAATTATATGAGCGCTTAGAGTTATCATAAATCAAATTCATATATAATACTTAAGCTATTTTATAGAATTAATACTCTCTCCATGTTATAATACATAAAACAGTTATGGGAGGAATTTGTATGAGAAAGTTTTTAGCGCTATTAATGTCAGTTATCATTACTATGAGCAGTACAATTATATCATTTGCTGGAGAATGGAAACAAGATAATGTGGGTTGGTTCTACCAAAATGATGATGGAAGTCATGTTAAAGACGACTGGTTGACGCTGGGTGATAGAAAATATCATTTCGATTCTAATGGATATATGCAAACTGGACTTATTGAGGTTAATGGCATAAAGCATTACCTATACACAGATGGTTCTTTAACCTATAACTGGAACACTCCAGAAGGTTATCGCGTAGACAATGACGGACGAATACTTGACGATAATACACCTGGTATGATTTTTAGCGTTATCTGGGGGTCTGGACAAAAACTTGTAAAGACTAATCTTGTAGTGTGCAGATTTGTAAATGAAGGAAAAATGGATATAGTTGTAGATCCTGTTGCTGTAGTGATAACTAACGGAAAAACCAAAAATTTACGTATGTTCGATATGAAAACATTAACTTATTGTGATCAAGGAATAGTTCCAGCGAACAAACAAGAAACTGATTTTGTATTTATAACAGATGAACATCAGCAATTTTACACTAATGATAACTCAACCTTGGATATTACTATTAGCTGTGAGTCTTTCAATAATAATTACTCTCAACTTGTTCCAGTTGAGAATTTTGCTAGAATACACATAGAGGAATAAATACGTATAGAGAGTGGTTAAGTTCCACTCTCTTTTGTATGTTCACCCCCCGTTATCCAAACCTACGTTCCTGTAGAAATATAGAAAATTATGGTATATAATTAATGAAAAAACATATGGGGGAAATTATTGTGCCGAATAAAAAGAATAACAGTACTAGCAAAGTATTCTCTAAAGATAGTCAAATAGTAGAAATATCATCTAAACAGGAACAACTTCAAGTACAGGAAGTAAAACCGCCTGTAAAACCTAAGGAAATTAAACAAAAATAGTAGGAGGTGACATATATCACCTGGGTCACAGAATTAATTGAAAAAATGCCGGAGATACTACCATACATTGTATATGGATACATATTTTTAACGGCATATTATTGGATGTCTTTCAAAGATAACTCCGACTTTACAAATTTATTAACAAAAAGTATCGCTACAAGTTTTATATTGAAATCATGTTTCGATTTGATAATTGTAAAATATGAAATTATTTTTTATAGTGGAATAAGTAAAACCGTAATATTGGTTGCCATTAGTGCTATATTGGGATTCAGCATTGGAAAAATCATATCTCACAGGTTGTTTAATAGATTATTGCATAAGTTACATATTGGGCGAACAACGAATGAAAATATATGGGATGACGTAATTAAACCAAATACTTGGATAAGAGTTTTTATGAAAGATGGAAGTTCTTATTTAGGACAGTATAGATATGGTGAGCCTTTTAAGAGTGAACCGATTATAGTATTAGCGACTTATCAAAAGTTCGACAACGATACTGACATAGTAATTGATAATTCTCAAAAAATGAACGAATTAATTATGATTAACACGAAAGATTTTGACAGAATAGAAATTACATATACAGAGAAAAACAGTAAAAACTATTTAGTGACGTTCTTTTGTTTTTTATATAAAAAGATAAAACTAAAATAATATGAGCCACCTACGTTAAGTAGACTGGCTCTTTTTGCATGTGGAAATATAATTATGAAAGGATAACACGGCAGTAATATGTTGGAAGCTATATTGCTACCTTAAATTTTTCTACAACTGGTGGTGCGGAGCATAATGCTGCTAACTGCGGAACATACTTAGTAAAATGTTCAGAAGCAGAGTGAACGTCAAGATGCTGTTGACTTTCCCATGATTCCAACATTACCAGATGCGTTTCGTCGCTTTCGGATTGCACTAAGATATACTCAATGCAGCCAAATTCTAGACGTGTGGCAAAAATCAGTTTTTGGGCGATTTTTAGAGCTTCCTGTATCGAATTTGGCTTAATATTAAACGTTGCAATTACTTTTACCATTATAGGCACCTCCAAAAGAATTTATTTTTAGTTTATCATGTAGTAAGGGGAAACACAAGTATGTACTGATTCAAACAGCGACAATTACTATCGTGATAACGTCGTTTTTTGGTCATTATATCCGAACGTCTGTTTTCGACTATAAAAAAGAGAGCAGGACTAATCTCCTGCTCTTTATGTAATTTAAAAATCACTATTACAACTATTACAATGCCATTGTTTGCTTACTTTACCCATTGCAAAAACACCCCATAAAGCTACACTCCCAGCTTTAGCTAGGCCAGAAATTTTCTTTAAATCGGTGGAAGTACAATATGGACAATGAGGTTTGTTTCCTACTACATTTGTCATTTTCGTAGTATTAGAGATTAATTTTTATTATATAGACTTCTTATATTTTAAAATAATGTTATTGAAAATAACCTCTGGTAAACATTCACTTTGATATTCAGATACAAACTTTCTATCAGTCTTCCATTTTTGAGTTGCATCTTTCCAAGATGATATTTTATTGCCTCTTTCAATAAGAGTGCTAATATGATTTACTACATCTCTCCTATTCATTATGTTTGCTTCAATAACAGAAGATAAAATAATACGCCGCTGTTGCTCTGATAAGTTTTTCTTCGTCTGAACATTATAGCCATAGTTATAAAGAATGGATTGCTTTTGTCCCATTTCCATATCGTAATTATTACTTTGTCTCTCAGATGTTTCATCAATTACTTTACACATAACTACATCTTTTATTGCATTAAAGTCATCTTTGAGAATTGTAAAACGTTCACAGTCGAAGCAATAAGATGCGCTTATTTTTAAGTATGAAATTTGACCACTTTCATTTAATACCGGTATTTTTGCCATCAAGTCTTTTGATCGATGATTTAATGAGCATTTGAGCGTATTATTTAATACAATCACGCTATAAATATCTATTAACGGAATTTCGTCATATTTATCTTTGTTTAAAGTTATGTTTGTATTATCAAAGTTAAACGCTTCAGCATCGTAGTCTAAGACAAATAACCTTTTACAGTTTGGACATTTATTCCATTCAATTTCATCATTTAACAATTGATTATTAAGATTTCTTTGATAATAAATTAAATGTGGAATTAATTTAACATTACAAAAAGGGCATAAATCATCTGATACAAGATATGGAAATACCATCTTATCAAAAACAAACAATGATTCTTCCAATATTTTTGTGGTGTTATTTTTATGCGTTTTTTCAAATTCTAATAAATTTATGGAATTTATATAATCTCGTAATGCGATTGAATCCTTTAATAGTTCTTCGGCATTGTTATTTGTATTTTTATCTATGACAAGTTTATTAAGTTGATTAGCTATGTTCGCATTAATGATCTTGAATTCTGTTATTATTATATTAATATTTTTATTTATATTTTGAATACTACCTTCATTGTAATTTTGATATTTATTAAGAATTTGCCTTATCTCATCAGGAAACATAAAAATAATACCCCCACAGTACTTAATGATGATATTATTATATACCAGAAATTACCACAAGAATAGACCGAACATTTATTCGCTAATTCTAATTAAAAAAGAATCATGGTACTTTCAGAGGTTCGTTTGGGCAATTTACCACTCATATTTACAACTATTACAATGAAAGGTTTTCTTTCTTTGATTACCAAGTAATCCAAACATAACTATGTTGGCCACTTTTGCAGTTGTGGTTATACGTGTTATATTGGTTGATAAGCAGGTAGGACATCTGGGAGCATTGCTCTCCTCTTCTGTTACCTTAGTTTGCGATTGCGTCACTTTAAATTGTGACATCTTTAACTGAAATTCAATGGGATCTTTTTGTTTAAGATCGATCATTGCTTCGAGAAAAGAAATGTCATTGGAAACATTAGATAAAGTGTCCATATCTTCGGAGTCTATTACTGTATCTACTATTGGATTGTTACAGAACGGACATACATACGCAGTTTCTTCCCAAAAATTAGTATAACCAGGAAAGATAACCTGTTTGCAAAATTCAGGGTGATTGCGGCAATATTTACAGTATTTTACTTTACTCATAGATAATATCCCCTTAGTATTTATTATTTTCATTTTATCATTGTTTTTATTGGAAGTAAAGATAATGATATGCGTTTTTATCGCTTGCAAGCTACGACGCAAAGAATGGATTCAGTGGAATATTGTCGAATATAAAGGATCTAAAGACTACAAAAATATCCGACGATGTCGTTAATTATCTTAATAGTTTAAATGCAGGAGCAATTAAAACAACTACAAGTATTACGGGGTTGGCAAAGAATCTAGGAACTACAAACAAATCCGCCATTACATTTACTAAAGGAATAAAAGATGGCTCGATAACTTTAGTAGAAGGACAAACATATTTACAAGGTTACCAATCTTACCTTAAATCCACATCTTCTGCTCTCTCACTTGCCGACATAAAAACAAAAGCACTTTCCGTTTCAATGAAAGCGCTATCTACAGTTGGTTGGATGGCAATCTTTACGGTTGCTTCAATGGCAATTGGTAAAGGTATTGAAGCACTTAGTAATTTTAATAAACGTGTAGAGAACACAAAAAACAGTGCAAATGAGCTGATGTCAGCCTTTAGTTCGGCAATTAGCAAAGCAAATAGTAACGCAGATTCAATTGAATCAATGTCGGCAAAATATGAAACATTAGCTAAAGGGGTAAATAATCTAGGAGAAAATGTTTCTCTCACGACAGATGAGTACAAAGAGTATAACGATATTGTTAATCAGATAGCCGATATGTTCCCTAATTTAATTAATGGATACACAAATGAAGGGAATGCAATCATATCCCTCAAAGGCAATGTGGAGCAATTAAGAGATGCATATAAAGATGCTCAGAAGGAAGCATACAATATGTTAGTTGCTTCTGGCAAAGGCTCTGACGGTAACGACATCATTAAAAACTATCAAAATGTAGTATCTGGTTTCAATGGAATATATGCACAAGACGAAATGGGTGCAAAGCAAATTGTTGATATGCTAACAGATCTTAATTCGTCATTCGGAGATACGGATAAGTTCAAATCAGTACTGAAGGAATTCCAGAAACTTGCTAGTGAAAATAATGAAGCTTATCACAGTAAGGAATTTCAGGGCATACTTGACGATATTGGAATTAATGATCTATTCGGCAGCATTTCAAGCATAAACTCATTAGATGATGATCATTTAAGTGAAGCAAGCAATAAGATAGCAGAACACTTCTCAAAAATTAAATCTACTATTCAGACTTATCAAGCAGAAATTGATACAGTTCTTAATAATACTAAAACCCTTGCGAATGCCTATCTAATGACAAACGAGGACTACGAAAAATTAGACGATCAATCTAAGAATGCAGCCTCTATTATTGTAAACAGCATTAATGAAGGAATAGCTAGTGGATTTTCTTCGAAAGAAGACGTGGGCGCATATGTTCAGGAGATATTAGATACAATTAATTCAAATCCAGAAGTAAAAGAATCAATGGTTGGATTATTCACTTTAAATTATTCTGACATGCCTATTGAACAGAGTTCTGAAATTATTAACCAGTATATTAACTATATTGCTAAAATTCTAGGTGAAGACCCATTAGAATTAAAAATACGTTTAGGATTTAATGATTTTAATGACTTGGAAACGCAATATCGAAATGCCATTGAATCAGCCAAGAAAAAGTTTGGGCAAGATGAAACGGATTTCTTTAGCAAGAATTCTATTAACTCACAAGAGGAAATAGATAATTGGCTGAAAATTGCGCAAGGAGCTAATAGTGCTACGGAAGCAGAACGATTATATCTTGAACAAAGTAAAAAATCTGTTCCTGTATCATCTAAGGAAGAGGTCATAGCAAACGTTAATTCTCTATCTGAAGGTTTTGAGTCTTTAGATAAGATAATGAGTAGTATGAAAGATAAAAATCCTTTTGACTTCTCATTGTTAGACGACAAAAAATTTAAAGACAGTTTTAATGGCCTTGGAGAAGCTTATACAAATTTTATTGAAACTGTATCCGACTCTCCCAAAGATGTAAAGGGTGCTCAGTCTGCATTTAATGATTTAACTACAGCTTGGATTGATAGTAAGCTTGCATTGAATGGTTATACTGAGGAAAATACTAATCTGATTGCTTCAATGCTCAAAAACATGGGAGTAACTAATGCAGAAGAACTTGTAGCTTCACGACTTGCTAATACACAAGAACATCTAGCAGCTCAAAAGGCATATACAGCAGATATGAGTGATGCTCTCGCCAACGCCACAGCTAACGAAATACCTGGTCTAATTGATGAAGCAACGCAAAGTGATATAGCAAAGGTAGCTCTTGCTGGTCTTGCGTTGGAAAAAGCAAATGCAAACGGTACTGCTTTGGATACAAGCGGAGACATTGAGAACGTAATATCTCTAGTTGATGTAATTGGAACGGCAAGTACAGCTCTTAGAAATTATAATAAACTCAAATCTGGACAAATTTTTGACGTTGAAACTCAAAAGGTTAATAGAGATAAATTATTTTCTACGGGTTTTAATGCTGGGCAACTAGGTCAATCTGCGGAAGAAGCTAAACAGCTTGAAGATTACAATAAAAGAAAAGAAGATCTCAAGAATGCTTCTGAAAAAGAGATGCAAGATGCCGCAAAGGCAGCCAGAGCATATATGGGTAAAGGAACTCAGACCAATGTAATATATGGCGGAGCAAATAAATCCAACAAAGCCGGTTCCGATAAAAAGAAAAAAGATGAAACAAAAAATGATGTTGACTGGATTGCTCGTGGAACCAAAGTATTACAAGATGAGTATGCAAAACTAGAGGAGCTGGCAAATAAAGATACCGTTGCATACCTTGGATTAACACAAGAACAATTCGATAAAGCAAAGTCTATCTTTGATAATGGTCTTGGTAATACAACCGAAGGTCTGTCTGAGTTACAAAGTTTTGCCGATAAAGCAGGTTTGAGCCTGGGCGAATTTTATACGATGATTCAATCTGGCGCTCCTAGTGCATCAAAAGAAAATGCATTGCAAGGTATGCTTAAAATGCAGACTGAAACATTGCTTCCACAATATCAGCAAGAAGTCGATGCTTATACTAAGGCTTACGCTGATGCTCTAAAAGCTGTTCCTGAATATAAAGATAAAATTGAAAATGGTGGAGTGAAAATTGAATCTTTACCAAGTGATTTAGGTAAAAAGGTTCAGGCAGCTATTGATGCTAATGAGAAACTGAAATCTTCAGAAAAGCAATTAGAAGAAGGTAGAGAAAAACAGATTCAAACCATTAAGGAACTTCACGAAAACAGAATCAGCGCAATCGATATTGAGAACGAAAAATTAGAACAGTCCAATAAGATAATCAAATCTCAAATGGATTTAATGGAAGCGCGTGGAGAAATTATCGATGCAGATTTCTACAAGCAACAAAAAAGCAATAATAAGGGTTTGATTTCTGGCAACCAACAAAATATTGCTGAATGGGAATCTGAAATGGCTGATCTTCGGGCATCAAACGTTTCTGTCAAATCAAAAGATTATAAGGAATTACAGGCGAAAGTAAAAGCTGCAAAGAATGAAATACAAGGTCTGGAGCTTGAACAGGAAGAATGCAATCAAGCATTGGAGCAAATGCCTATTGATAATCTAAATACGATAGTTTCAATGTACAAGGATATCTCCTCTGCAATTGAAAATTGGGGAAATGTGGCTTCTGCTACAGGGGAAAAGCTTAACGCTGATTATTACCAAACTCTGATTTCTAACGGTGCTACTACTATAGATCAATATCAAGAATTAGCTTCTGAAATTGAAAATGTAATGGATAATCAAAAAGAAGGGTCTACTCGTTGGAATGAATTGTATGGTCAGTTGCAGTCGGTAAATTCTGAGATGTCGTCTATGGTGCAAAATCTCCAAAAGTGGAACGAAGAACTTCTGAAAATGCCCTTGGAGAATATCAATAATTATACTTCTGAATTACAGAAAGTTGCCGACGGGCTTAGTGGAGTTAAAGGCGAGTATGATACTGCTATTAGTGCCGTAACTGGAGCTATTAAAGAACAGATTGATACCATTAATGAACAGAAAAATGCCGTAAATGAGGAATATGATGCTCAAAAGAAAGCTTTGCAAGATAAGTTGGATTTACTCAACAAGCAAAATAAGGAGCTTCAATTACAGCAAAAATACGAACAAGCCCTTTATAATCTCCAAAAAGCAAATCAGCAAGCAACAGAAAAAGTGATCCGAGATGGACAGGTTGTTTATGAACAGAACGCAGATAAACTCCGTGATGCGCAAGAAGCAGTTCAAGACGCAAAATTTGATATGGAAACTGATAAGATCCAGACTCAAATCGACGAATTACAAGAAACTCTTGATGGATTAAATGAAAAATACCAAAATCAGATTGACTCGCTACAAAAAATATCTGATAAGTGGTCTGAAATCAGCGAAAAGATTACTCAGGCTCAGAATGAAGCAAAAGCCAATGATCTGCTTGGAGTCGGTTGGAAGGACAAAGTTCTATCTGGTAAAGATGTGGAATTATTTAATAACTTCTCTGGTATGTACGCAAATACCGCGGAGCAATTAAGACAGTATCAGGAGCAGATTAATACTACCAATAATATATACTCACTTCTGGAAGACTATATTACCTCTTATAAAGAAGGTACACTCTCCTACGATCAGGCCTTAACTGGAATAAATAATTTACTGGCTCAAATGAATCAAACTATGTCAGCAGAAGGTAATATTCAGAATATTTATGACTATTTAGGTGCAATGAATGGAACGGCTGCCAATGCAGAAAATGTTCTCTCAGGTATAAAGCAAGGTCTAGCAAATACTGCCACTGAATTAATAGATTCATTTAAGCAATACAATCAAAATGCTGGACTCATATCTGAATATACTTCTAGTTGGCAACAACTTACAGATAATGTATCTTCTATGCTTCGCGTTCTGGAGGAAGTAAGGGATAATTTAGAAAGTGCTAGTGACGGTGATGACGATGAAGACGAAGATGATGATAGCGATGGCCCGTCTCGCACAGGTAGTTCTGGGTATGTAAATAGTGGGCCTGGTGCAAAGTCGAAAAGTGATGATCCAATTTGGGATTTAATTGACGATAAAAAGAAAGCAACATCACGAAAAGATGGAATTACAAGAGGATTAGTTGGATCATCTTCAGGCTCTGATCGTGAAGCAAAAATGAAACTACTAGGTCTGCAAAAGATGGATCAAGATGAAATCTCTGCTATTCTTCATAAAAATGAAGCCGTATTCAACCCTGAACAGCAAGATATGCTACTCAAAAATTTAGCAACTGCTTGGAACTTTACGCCGTCTAAAATAGACTACACTAATCTCTCATCGGGTCACTCAAATTTAACTACACAAGAGTTTAAGTTTGGCAACATTAACATACAAGAATGCAATGATACCGAAAGGTTAGCAGATGGTATATTAAATGGAGGATTAAAGAGCGCCATAATACAGCAGCTAGGTAAACGATAAATTATGGGACTCATACAGAGTCCCTTTTTAAGAGGAGAAAATAAACATTTGAATTTTCAAGATGTATATAAAAAAATTGCTGAAGATTTAAATTATTTATTCAGCGTAAAAGCAGATTCATTGAAGTATGACAAAACATTTCGAGCTAAGGTGATTGATAATATCTCAGAAAAAAAATGTAAAATATTATATAAAGGTAAAGAATGCATTGTAAAGTGCGATGGCAATGTTAATGTAAATGATATGGTCTGGGTATGTGCTCCGAGAAATGATTGGAATGAACTTTACATACAATCCTATACTTATCAAAGAGATAGTTCCTCATCTACATCTGGTGTTATTGGAATAAAAGGTAATTCTGAATCAACCTATAGAACCGGAAATGTTAATATTACTGCTGAAAATATTGGATTAGAAAAAGTTAATAATACCTCCGATTTAGATAAACCTATTTCAAGTGAACAGAAAGCAGCCATAAACACTAAAGTTCCAGTTTCTACATTTAACTCACATATAAATTCCAAAGATCACGATGCACGCTACTACACAAAAAATATATCTAATAACTACTTCAAGAAATTTGAAATTTATAAAGTTAATGATGTCATAGATCTCATCGACGCTAGATCATATATAGAGAAATCATATGTGTGCAATATAGTTGGAATAGATGGAGGTGCCATTTTCGTTCCTATTGGTTGCGATACAGATAATGTCACCGTCGAGGTTTCTCAAATTAATGGAATCAGCTTTAATGTGAGGTGGCATAACCACAATGACATTAATCTTGGTGGTATGTTTTCAGCATTGTTTCTTGTGATATATAGCCCTATAGATTTATTATAAGGAGAAATAAATGTATGCAATAATTCATAATATCGAACCATTTGATTCATCTGATGGGACCGAAATTAAATTTACATGGCAAGGAAATCAAATTTACAAAGTCCGTTGTATTATTAAAGACAATACTTCTGGCGAAATAAAATATGACCAAATTGTTGAATCAATGAAACAATCTTTCATCGTCCCTATAAATTCCGGATTAATAAATGGTGGATATTATATAGCTTATATTACTGTTTTTGATGTAAACAACAGTGAATCAAGTGTTCAAGGCATAGGAACTCCATTTTACTGTTTATCCTCTCCCGCCTTTAAAATAACCGTAGAGAATAGTGATATTTTAAAATCTTCTACGTGTAAAATAGGACTTAATTATTATCAAACAGAAAATGAATCTCTTAACTCATTTCTCATAACGTTATACACATATCAAAAAACAGAATTACAATCTTCTGGCAATATTTATGACACTACAGATATGTCATATACAATTACTGGACTTGAAAATGCAAAGCAGTACTATATAAGAGCCACAGGAAAAACCCTTCACAACATGAATCTGGATACAGGTTATATTCTATTGACCGTTTCTTATCAAATCGCACAAATTTTTAGCCCTCTAGAATTAAATAATAAATCAGATTACGGTTCTATAGAGATAAAGAGCAATATTGTTTCAACAGTAGGAATGCCTGACAAAGATGTAATATTTATTGATAATAAGTACGTAGATTTAAGAGATAATAAGGTTACTTATGATGTTGGTTTTAAAACAGAGGGTGATTTTACTAAAGTATTTGTTTTTTATGAACCTAAACAAAATAACAGAATCATTCATTTAGAAGACGGTAAAAATTTTACTGTGGATATTTATTATCGTAAAGGTAGTTTTTCGGACTCTAGTGGAGAAAAGGGAGTATTTGAATTGGTTGCTAACTCATGTGGAATCAAATATATACTTTTTAGTAATTATATAGAGATTCCAACCGAAACTCAGCAATTTGCGCTATGTGTTAATCGTATTGGAAGTTATTATGATCTAAGAGTCATACATGTCAATAAAAAATAAGGCGGTGATGATATGTTTTTAGGAGGTTGTTTTTCTGGGAGTATTGGAGCGCTGTCATCATCGCCGGTAACTCCCAAAGAAGTAGATATTTTGAGTATTGAGAACGCTATTTTTGATGAAATATATGCTTCTAACGATTTGATCGAAATTAATGATTTTGAAGGTACTATACCGTCTAGATGGGAATTTGAAACAAGACTACATGCATTATTTCAAAATAATTTATACGGTGGCAATGTTAATTTCACTGAAAGTATTGTAGAGTCTGTACGTATAAAACGAAGATTAAAAAATGAATCTAAATTCAGGACTATATTTGAAAAACAGATTGAAAGTAACGATGACTTTGCTATAGAAATCATGGATTATTTCGAACCCATTGGGATTATAGAATATGCTTATGTTCCAATTATTTCAGGTGGCGAGGGAGACTATATTATAAATGAGGTAGAATCTAAATTCGACTCTTATTTTATCTGCGAGAAAGATATTTCCTATCCTATGATTTTAGATACCACTTTTAACAGAAAGATGATACATCGTACATCCTTAGTTGAATTGCAAGGTAGAGCAAAACCCGTGATTGTAAAAGGTGGAAAGATTAATTATTTCACAGGAGATATATCCTGCTGTTTCATCGAATTGAAGAGTGGTTTATGGCAAAAAAGCACTTCGTGGAAATACCGAAACACAGTCTACGATTTCTTAACAAATGGTAAGACGAAAATTTTAAAGGACTTCTTAGGAAACATTTATATGGTAGGTATTACCAGTGATGAGATAAGTGAAGAGTCAGATTTTTATGAGCATGTCACGACAAAATTTAGTGTGGCTGAATGTGGAGATGCATATAGTAATGGTGATTTATATGATAATGGTTTTATTGATACTGATTTAGATAGGTAGGGAGCAAAATGGGACATGAAATATTACAAACGGATTTAGCTCTGTTAAGGCAGGGAACATTGGAGACGTTTTTAAAAGTAGAACTGATGGACTCAAACTTTAAAATTTTAGATTCCTTAGAAGGTCAGATTATAAATGATAATTACAACCAGGACAATGAATCGATACAACGCCGAACCTATAATTTTGATCTAGTTGTTTTAAACTCTTCGTTTATTATTGGGAAAGATAAAAAAATATGGCTGGATAAGCGACTTAAAGTTTTTTACGGATTAAAATCATTAAGAACAAATGAGATCATTTGGTATGAATTGGGAGTATTTTGCTATGTCAGTATGAAGTATTCCTTTTCTAATACAGAGAAGAAATTATCTGTCTCATGTGCGGATCTTATGGCTTTATACAATGGAACCCTTAGAGGACAGATTCATGGGTATGGCTCCTCTAATAATTCTCCTAGCTATGCTATCCAAAATCTCACGATACCTGCGGGAGAAGACATACGCTCATCAGTTATCGCAATACTTAAAGACGCAGGTATTGATAGATATATTGTAGAAGATATTAATAAGCCTATCCCCTATGAATTAACTTTTGAAACTGGAAGTACATACGCAGATATCTGGACAAAAATAAGAGATCTTTATGATTCTTGGGAGTTCTATTTTGATGTAGATGGTGCTTTCATCTGGAGAAAAATTCCAACTTGTTTGGAAGATCCAGTAGTTCTCAATGATACGATTATGCAGGATATTGTCGTAAACGAGAGTGCAGATACTAAATTCGATGGTATTTATAACGTAACTGAGATATGGGGAAAAGTACTGGAACTGGAAAGTGGTGACAGATATGCAGAAACCTCCTTATATACCCAAAATACATACAGTGTAACTTTTGATATGTACACCTCTTGGGATAGTATTGATAATCTAACACAGTTGGCATTTAAGGTAAGTGCAGATAACGCTTTTGCACCAAAATTCACAATAAACAACTACTCTCCCACTATACCTATTTATGATGGAGATGGCAAGCCATTAGTCGCAGGTGCATTGAAAAAAGACAATATCTATGTATTCCGCTATAGACGAATATCTCCAGATCATAATGCCCTCTTCTTATTAGGTCAATTTCAATGCTATGGAAAGTATGTGGAAGAATCCGCTGATTGCCCATTTTCAACAACTAATCTGGGCTACGAGATATCTCAATCATTAGACTATTCCAATCTAAGCGACAACGCTGCTTGCTACAATCAAGCGGAATTTCTTACTTATAAATCCACCGCCATGATGGACACCATAAACTTAACTACTTTAGTTGTACCATGGTTAGAGGTGAATACAAAAATCAAATACACGCCAAAGTACAATAATATAACCAGCCAGTATATTGTTAAGAATTTAAGCTGGTCAACAGGAAATGGAACCATGTCAGTAACTCTCTATAAATTCCTAGAGAGTTTTTCTTATGTTTATAATCGAAAAAATAAGTGAAAGGAGTTGATGTTATGAGTTATTCAGAATATCCTCATAGTAAATTTCCAGAAACAATATGCGACCTGCCAAATATGCAAGACGCGTCTTCTACTCTTCGTCCCATTATTGATCAATATAATGAGGCTTGGCTTAATAATGATACAGATAAAATGATTGAGCTGAAGGAACAATACCCCAATTTAATGAAATCACTATTTAATGCTGAAAAGTTTAATGTACTTTTAGATGGAGTCAAGGCAACTCAAAAGTTCTTCATGGAAGAAGTTGACACAATGGTACATACCGTCGCTCAAAATACCGTCGGTATTAATGATTTGGCAACCGGTGAAGATAAAAGAACAAATGCATACTCTGCTCTAAAAACAGACTATTTAACCGGAGTAACGATAGATACTAACGTACCCATTCCGCGCAGCGCTTGGGATAGCAATTTAACATTTACATATTCTTCAGATAAAATTTTAGAAAATGATAGAGTTAATATTTATTTTAGCTCCGATAGCATGTTATTTGCAGCCAAAGCGTTTATCATTGTTAAAGAAAATACTGGCTCTGGAAATGTAGTTTTAAAAGCAAATAAACTGCCCAAAAGTGACTTGACTATCAGAGAAATTGAGGTGATGAGAAAAGATGGCTAAACACGGCGTAACAAACGTAGCTGGTGGGGGCGGAATCGGTTCAGATGAGGTATCCGTTACAAAAGAATATGTACTAGACGGCAAGACATATGTGGGCGCTGATACCGATGATGAAATTGGAACTGGTAAGATGGCAAACAATGGAACTACTACAAATCAAAGTTTAAATGCAAGTGGTTCTTTTTATATTAAAAAAGGTTATCACGCTCAGGATTTTACTGTAATTGCAAATAGTCTAGCCAGTCAGACTTCAGGGACAGCAATACCTTCTCATGTTTTAAATGGTGAAACATATTGGACAAATGGTATTAAGTCAACAGGATCAATGAATGTTCAGAGTATTTTGTCTTTTAGCAGCGCCCCCTACTCCTTTTCACAGATTGTATTTACTTGGCAAAATCCTGCTTCGGGTCCCTTTTCAGGAGTGATAATTGTAGGGAAAACAGGGGGCTATCCTGCTAATATAAACGATGGCACAAGATACTATAAAGGATTTGGAAACAACACATACCCTTATGGAGTATCTAATGCTGTTGTTGGAGGATTTGGTTCAGGTATCAATTATTACTTTAGAGCTTTTAGTTACGCTACTATCAATGGACAAGAATGGTTAGGTAGCTCAAGTTATACTAAAAATGTATATATAAACCTTGTAACTCAAGTCTTTACTACAAGCACTACATGGACTGTACCTAATGGTGTTAATCAAGTTGAGGTTTTTTGTGTGGGTGGTGGAGGTGGTGGGGGAGATGGTTCTTATGACACAACTGGTTCTGCTACTGGCTCAGGTGGTGGTGGTGGATATACGATTACTCAAACCACAAATGTTTCTCCAGGACAACAAATACCAATTATCATAGGTTCGGGTGGAGTAGGTTACTTAGGAGGTTCGTATAGTCTTCAGCGTAATGGAAGCCCAACATATTTTGGTTCTATAGTAGCTAAAGGTGGGTACGGTGGATTAGGGGATATATTAAAACATTCCACTCCAACAGGAAAAGAAACTCCTACGCAACTAGAGAGTGCCTATTATACATATGGAAATGGCGGCTCCGGTGGTGGTGGTGGTGGCGGATTCGAACCAGATACTAGAGATCATTTATATGGTACTCCTTGGGGCGCGCAAGGCGGATCAAATGGAAGCAATGGCGGGCAATCTGCTCTATATAATATAATTATATCAGGGAGAGAAGACGGTGAAAATGTTTATGGTTATGGTGATCAAGTAAGGGAGTGGAAGCAAGAAGGAGGTCGAGGACAAGGTTTCTCTACTCAAGCTTTTGGAAACGGGACAGTATATTCTGGCGGTGGCGGTGGTGCTGGTGGCGGTAACTGGTCGTTTTCAAAAAATGGGTCACATCAAAACTACGGTGGCGGTGGTGGCTGGGGAGGAAACTACGGTGGCGGTGGCGGTGGCGGTGGTAGCACCCCAGCTATAGACGGTGTTCCAAACTCTGGAGGCGGAGGTGGCGGTGGTGCTGGTCGCCAAAACAGCAGTGCTAAGAGGTATAGTGGCGCTGGCGGCTCTGGAATCTGTATTATTAGATTTATTGGGTAAAGGAGATTTGAATGAACGAATTGAGATATGCACTTGTACATGATGGATTTGTGAAAAACAAGTTTGAATGCGAAAATTATGAATTAGCAAATGTTTTAGCAAGAGCATCATTTGGCGACGAAGCATTTGCTGTGGAGACAACAAGATACGCTACTATTATAGGTGATAAGTATGAGAATGGTGTGTTTCATCACGTTTTAGAAGATGGCTCTTTAGAGGAGGTAATATATATACCCACCGAAAAAGATAATATTGCTGAACTTCAGTCAAAATTACTTCAATCACAACTTGTTATTACTGAAACGTATGAAAATAAAATATCACTCGAAGATAAGATTTTAACACTACAACAAATCATCACTGATTTATATGAAAAAATGGAGGGAAATAAATAATGACAACACCTATTTCTTATGTATACGCGGACTTAATCGAAGCAAGCTTTAAAACAGGAATTACATATAAGACATTTAAACAAGTGCCTGAAAGAATCAAAGCTGAAGTGAAAGAAATATTAATTACTAAAGGCATTGAAGTATAAAATTATTATAGGGAATATAAGAGTATGACACTCTTCTATTCCCTATTTTTTACTTTTTACATGTTAGACAGTATACGAAGAATAAATACGATATAATTATTGAAAAAAATCTAAAATCTCCTGCTCTTTTTGATTATTTATTCCCTTTTATAGTAAATATCTCTGTGTTGTGATATAATATATAAAATGTAGAATACGGAGGGATTTGT